AGCGAATTATCGGTGCATTGTTTAGGGGATTGAAGCAATCATGTGGATTTATTCCTAAGAAAGATTGCGTAATCAGGTGTTATAATGACATGACAGATTTTGTGCAGCTTCAAGAATCATTGAGTTTGTCCCAAAAATCACATGGAAAATCACTTTTAGCAGAGTTTCCATGTGGGTTGCTTTTTGAAGATAAAGAACGCGCAATCGTCATGGCAAGATATAAAAATGAGATATTGATGTTGAAATCTGAATGGAACAAGATGAAAACTGAGTTCCAGAATAATATTGCATCAACCAGAGAAGAAATGGAATTGGAAGAGCAGAAGTTTAAAGAGAGATTAGCGGAGATAGAGGCTAGAAAGACCAAGGCATTGAATTCTATGCAGGCGAGTGTACAGGCTGAGTCTGTTGAGTTAAATGAGATATTCGGATGGAGTCAGAAGGAAAAGGATGAGAAGGAATCTGCTAGAAAAAAATTTGAAGAGGAGGTTGCTTCTGTTAAAAAATATGTTGATTCTCATTGGCCCAAATTTAAGGGAGTAGCAAAAGAAAATCACATATCTCGTGCTAAAAAACTTATTGATGATGCGAATCGTGAATTAAACAATATTGAGAAAAAATATAAATCATATGGATGGAAAATTAGAGAAATGCACTACGTTATTTAAATGTTAAAGGAGTTGTTGTGGACATATTTTCGATTTTTAACAAAGGACAAGCTGTTTACGAGCTTCTCCAAAAGGACAACCCAGAAGTAAACCTTACGCTTCCTGTGCTGAATGGAGAGAACGCGAACATGAGTGTCGCGATTTGTGCGTCCTCTAAGCCCAAGACGATATCCGTGACGGGGGACAACGATTTTCGTAAATATGCTGCATTGAATAAGACTTTTCGTGGGTCCGCAGAAGTTATCTCTCAAAATTTTGATTATTTCTTAAATACGTTATCGGCATTCCCGACAAATCTATACCAGGATTTTTGTAGGGAATTGCGAGTGCTTTTTACAAGAGATGGTCAATTCATCTTTACGTTACTTTCTGAGCAATTTAAACATGCTATGAAGGTTTATTTTTCCTCGGATCCATTGCCAAATGATGTCCAGATGATTTTTTACGTTTCTCATCCTGCCAAGATCGTCGTCTATTCATCCACAAAGGATGTCAGTTCGATTTATACCTTCTCGGATAATAAATTACGCCTTACTGGATTTAAAGACCAGGGTAGGGTTCCAGATTCATTGCCTGGTGTTTTTAGGGATTTTTTTCAGGTAGACGAGGTTGTCTTTGTTCCAGATTTTATCGTGGAGTCTTGTGGTGCAGAGTTTTATTTTTCCTCAGAACACAAGCATTATTTAAGCAGGAATTCTCTTAAAGAGTCTATTGAGAACGAGACGGCTGATGAGGTTCTGGATAAGGTCATCCAGAGTTTAGTTTTAATTGACATGTTGGACGCTTTGTGCGATGTGGTAATCGATGAGGAGGAAACTGGACTTGTTCTCTGTTTTGACCCAATCTTGAAGAAATTAGAGATTGAGTTTATCCTCATGACGATTAAGCAGAAATATAGTACAGCGATGTTGGTGTCTTCGGAACAGGATGATGATGTCTGGTGTATTGCGATTTATCGTGAAGAAAAAACAACAAATTTGATGAAAAATTCTGGACAAAATGATACAATATCGTCAGATACAAGTATTGCTGGGGATATTGGGATAAAAAGCGATACTGTTTTAGATCAGGCTGCTAAGGATATCGATTTGGATGCCTTAGTTAATAGTATGAGTGATTAAGAAAGAAGGGAAAGAAATGAAGATTTCTTTGTACCATTTGGTCGGGCAGATATATGCTAGTTTGCAGTCTAGCGACCAGGAAATTGACGAGGCTGTTCTTCTTAATGATGCCCTATTTGAGGGTGCCATACAGAACAGTAGTCCTGGATTGCTACAGGCATATAAAAAATGCTCCGTGAAGAATCAAAAGGCAATACGGTCCTTATTAGGGTCGTGTGCGCCATTTGATTTAAAATCTTATCTTCGTGAAAACAAAATTGAATCCGATTTGCCGAGAGTTGAGGACGCAGGGCTTCCCTTGACGTATCTCCAATCTTTATGTGAGGTTTACGATCCGAAGGTCGTTGAGAGGCATTTGCGTTATTCTTTTTCTGACGAGGGATACGAGAAGGCTTTAAAGGAGAATCGAATTCAGTCTTCGTCTCCGGAATTGCTAGACAAACTGCATGTCCTGATGAATGCCACACCATCTTTGACGGAAGAAATTATAAGGATTAAGGCTGCTGACGCTGGAAAACTTATAAAAACTGGGGAAAATTTTGTTGATAAGGTCAAAAGTGCATATTCTGTAAAGTATAAAGTACCAAAAGCAGATACTGATGGAAGTTATACATATAAAGATGGTAAGTTAGAGATGGTAGATGCACTTGTTGATTTAGACACAATTAAATCTCCAGAAGCATTTCAGATACAAATTAACGATGTAGAAAAGAGACTTATTTCGGCGGCAGAAGATCGCGAGGATGAATTAAAAAAATCGTCCAACTCTGAACTTCTAAAATTCCAAAGGGCAATTGATCAGGCTGTTTCGCAAAAAGAGATAAAGGCAAAGGAGATTGAGAGATCTTTTAATAATTTAAGAAGTGATCTTTTGGTTGATATCTCAAATTTAAAATCTTCTTTGCAACCAGCTATTATAGCAATTGAGAATGCTGGTGTTATGAAAATTGTGTCTGAACATTATAAACTTGCATATTCTTGTATTGCTGGATTGTTCTCCGAACTAAATTCTCTTTGTTATAGACAATTAAGGGATGATTTATTAGCAATAATAAACGCCCCCTTTTTAAAAGATACACTGTCAAAAACACAACAAGATTCTAATCTTCTGGATTTGTTATTAGATATGAATTCTAATCCTAGTATGTTAAAGGACAAGAATTCAATTTACGACATAGATACTACTGGAGTTCCTACTAGAAAGGGAGATAGGGAAAATCCAGAGTGGGTAAAGAAACAGGAGAATATTACAAAATTTAATAGAATGGTTATAGATTTTAAAAATATGTCTCCAGATAATTACCCATTCAGCGAATTGTCTGTTAAAAATTTAACAGACAAGGCTGTTGATATTTCGGCGCGTGTTATAGGGAATGTGGATGCAGAAGAACTTATATCTAAATATAATGAAACGAAGTCGCAATATACTCCTGAAATTTATGTTGTTTTTTCTTTGAAATGTCGATTTTGGAGTGTGCTCAACGTAGCGAAAGTTACTGGATTAAAAGCAACAGATTTTATGCTTGGTTTTTTAATAAAGGCATTAAATAAAGAATTTTTCAGGGTCGGAGATTATTCGCAGTTGCATTTGGAATATGTTTTCAAGTTCTCTTTCCCATTGAACACTAAATCCCCAGTTAATGTGAAATTTATCAGGGTTGTTCGGGAAGTAAATCCTAATATCATTCCAGATCTGAAAAATAATTTTTCTAATGTTGATTTCTCAAATGATCAATATACAAATATTGTACTTGATAAAAGCAGTGAAACTTACACTAGCCTCCCTACAATATTGCAGGAAAGTTGCACAAGAAAACATGGAAAAATATTAGAATTTTTTGATTTCTTGACTACTACTGGGATTATTTGGTTTACGACATTAGCAGTAGGAACCATTGGCGGATGGCTTTCTGGTTTTTTGAGTAAAAAAAAGGTAGTTCCTTCTGACGCTAAAAGTTTGGTACAGTCTGGCAGTATTATTGTTGCACAAACCACAGCTAAAAAATATCCGAGATATGTTTATGCTTTTCGCGGTGGAGAAGTCGCGTTCGGTAAGGTAGAATTTTTGAAAAAATTGGAGAATTTTCCTGTAATTGGAGACTCTAATATTTTCCAAAAATTTAAAAATAAAGTGGCTTCTATCCTTGGTAATCTAGTTGGCGATTATAATATTTTCCCCACCGATCAGCGTCCGCCATCGTCTAAGAGTCTTTTCCCTCTAGCAGATGTGGTAAAGAAGATTATTGATGCTAGGGAAGAATTGGAGAAAACACAGCAAGAGTTTATAAAGAACGAAAAATATAAAGATGCTGCTATATACACAGAAAATGCAATTAGAGAATTAGAACAGTCTATCCAGTCATCATTGCCAGCAGGATATTTAATAAATGTCGAGGATACCCCGTTGCAATCTGCCTGGAATTTGGAATTGATTTTTCTAGATGGTCTTGAAAATTGGTGGGTACGGCATGTATACACTGTTCCATCTTCAACGCGAGGCGGAGTTGCGTCTACTCGCGCAGATTATTTCAAATTAACACCAGCAGAATTTTTTGATGTAGCAGGAATTAGTCTGTCTGATTTCAGAAAATATGTAACTACGAATTCTACAACAGAACATGCTCAGAATATGATAGCAAAAGGTGTTCAAGTAGGTATTGGTAACGTAGTCGTCAAAGATTTTATAACATGGAACCCTCCAGTAGTTTTAGATGTTGTTGCTCAATCTCCTTCGGCGAAGAAAGATGTTGAGAAAGGAATAAGTGGTCTTTCTATAGAAGATATGGGTAATGCTTTAGAAGAATTCCCGGGATGTGCGCCAGGAGTTCAGAAGAGAGAACCTAAAAAATTTCTTAAGGCGGCTGCGAAAAATCCTAATGTATTTGATAAAATCATGGATGCAGAAGATATCACTACGAAAGAAAAAACTGACTTTGTGAAAAGTATGGTTACAGATAAAGAGGTACCACCAGAGCAGAAGCAGGAAATACATTCCAAGTCCATGGAGAATGAGAATATTCCTAGTGATGACAAGGCAGCTATTGTAGCTCAACATATTGCAGAATCTCGTGATAGACAGTATATATTGCAATCTATTGAGGATGCTTCTAATTCTGGTGATTTAGATGTTAAATTTGCGGCTATAGATGCTGCTTTTGGGAATGAAGTTTTTCCGCGTAAGGAAGCTAAAGATTTAGCTGTTAAGACATTAAAAGAGCTTTTATCCAAGAATAGGGATAGAGTTAGGAATTTTTCTAATATTATAAAATCAAATTTTGCAGATTTTGAAAGTATATTTGAAGAGATACTAGTAGGGAACAATTCTGTTTCAGAAGATGACGCTGATTTTATACGAAAAGAGTGTGATTTTGGGGATTCTTTTGTTATTAGTGATGAAGCCAATACAGAGGAAGGTGAAGATGATACAGAGGAAGGTGAAGATGATACAGAGGAAGGTGAAGATGATACAGAGGAAGGTGAAGATGATACAGAGGAAGGTAAAGATGATACAAAGAAAGCTAGAGGCTATACAGGCGATAAAAAGGATACTCATGGATTAGCTGATTTTATAGAAGCTATCATTGCGCAAAATATAGAAGAAGATAGTTTAAAAATGAATAATCTTGACGTAGAGTTATCTAATGTGGTGGAAAAAGACTTGATTCTAGATAGCCGGGATGTGGAAAAAACAATATCCGCGATTCTTGAGATTGATGAGTATATTGCGACAGAAATTATAGAAAAAACACATAATGAAAAAAGGTATAAACTTTTATATACCGTAATAGATGCTTTTTCGGGACAAGCTAGAGCTAAGTTGTATAAAGGGATGTTAGAGTCTCGCCATAATTATATCAGAAACTTAGCAATATTTTTTTTATTATTTGATAATCCTCTTGATCTTTTTCATTGTATATCTATTTTAAAATCTGATAAAAAAATAATAGAAATTTTATCTGATTCTTATGATAATCTTCCAAATGTAGAACAAAAAGTCGAAGCAGGATTTGGAATTTTGCTGCAAATTCTTGCTTACGAGAAGATTTTTAATGAATCAGATATAGAAAAATGGAAAGAAAAATTTTCTGGGAAAAAACATGTATCCAATTTTATGGGAAAAATTCAGAATTGGCTGAAATCGGAAGATTATACCAATAATAAACCGCCGCAAGATTATAAAAAAGTAAAAGCGCAAGTTTTGAAAGAAGGGGTTAGCATGATAAAGTCTAGGAGAAAACGGCTTCATGAAGAAGATATGTCAGGGACTAGCGATGCTGTTTCTCCAGAAGCTGAAAACGCTACACCAACAGAGTATTCTTCTGAATCTGGAGATAATGGAGAAAGCGGAAATCCTGGGGATATCGTAATTAACGGAAATGTTATCGACAAGCAGACCGCGAAGAAAATCGCCGCGAAGATTTTGCAAAACGAGGTTGACCAGTTGAATGCTGGAATTGAAGATGAAGAACCTGTTAATGTGGATTCTAAAGACGATGAAGATGATGAAGACGAAGAAAAAGTACCAGAACAACAAGACGCTCCTCCGGAAGAAAAAGGAGGCGTACCTGTTCCAGAAGAAGGTACAGCAGGTGCTGTTGAATCATTGTGTCGAAACAATATAAAGAAGTTCCTGGGATATAAACGGGCATTGCTCATAGAGAGTAAGACACCAATTACTTCCAAAGAATTAAATCTGTTTCAAAAAATTGGACGTAAAAAATGCCATAAATCTGATATTATAGAGGCTTTCAATGTTCTGAAAACGGCTTCTCAGGGTATGTGTTGTTCAAGAATTCTTGAGAATCCCCGGATAGTATCAAAGATTTCTCAGGGAAGAATGCACGAGGCTTTGTCTTTGGCTTTGTCATCTCCTGTTCTTGGAAGCTATACTCCACAAGAATTGGGATTTGGAATCGGACAAATCCGGACATCGAGTCTTTCTAATCGGTTCCTTTTTGAGCAAGAAATTCAACAGGCAGAGATAACTCCAATTGTTGCAGCCTCTGGGAATACCCAAGTTGTCGCGATTAAGACTTCGCCAGAAATGCAGGCGGCACAGGAAACAATGTCTGGTGTAGAAACCGTGGCAACGGCCTCTGCCATCGCAACAGCAACAACCCCTATCACGACAGAAAATCCTGATTCTTTAAAGGAAATTGGACTCGATGACGTGATACAGAAATTGACCAGTAATCCTGAATTTTTAGATTTGGTACACAGTGATGTCGAAAACGCTTTGCTTATAGAAAAGGCAAAAGCAATTTGTCCTGAAGCCTCAGAGGAAACCATTGTCGCTGCGATTGAGTCTATTTTTAGCGTGTCTGATGTCGCAGCAGAAAATCCTACGGCAGAAATCGCGATGGGCGAGAATCCACAAAAAAGTGATGTTACGATAGAAATTGCACCAGAGATGGACACAACTTCTGTTGAGATTGATTACGAAAATCCCATTGAGCAGGAATCCGAAGCTATTCTCTTGTCAAATTTAGGGACAATATGTGAAGTAAGCACGGAATCGGGTAAACGTAAAATTTCGTCTGAGCATGTCCGTTTAATCCCAGGGAATGCCTCTATAGTCTCTTGTCTTTATGAAATGGCTAGAAATCCAAGAATGCTAAGAGAAATCGCAAGGCGGAGGCTGTACAGCCGTGTACAGGCAACGCCAATACGGTCTGTGGATTTGCAAAAATTTCGAGATGTATCAGAAACAAAGCGTAGATATCTTGTCGCATATCTGAGAGAGAATGTCGGGAAATTCAAAATTGAATCCATTGTTCGAGAGAATTCTGGATATATCGTAAATGGGACGACTGCTGTGGTTCCGATATCCAATCTTAGTAATTCACGATATCGCGATTTGGTAGAGTCTCTTGCTGCGGTTTCTGTGCAGATTGTTCCGGCGTATTCAGCACTAGAGATTAACCCGAATGGAACGCTTTTTGAACAGTTGTCAGTCCCTGAAGGTGAAGAGATTACTGTGATATCGAACACTTTTGCGGATGGAATTTCCCTTCTTGGTGCCGCGATGAAATCCATTGTGGAGTTCCAAGGGATTATAGGGAAGGCAACCGCTTTGTTGAAAAGCATTGATCAGGGAAAGAAAACGACTGATAGTTTAGAGAAATTTTCAGAACAGATTTTAGCAACGTCTGATGAATTAAAAAAGGCCGCGTCTGATTTTTCGGATGTTCACGAGAAATTTACTCAAGAATTTCCTAAAGCACCAGAACCAGTCGAGTCTGGCATTGGAGCAGAAGTCGCTTCTACGACGGAACCTGAACCATTAGAAGAACCGTCTGTGCCGGATGAAACAGAGGATAGCATCCCAGGTGAAGCTACTACTGATATAGAGAATAAGGCTGGAACATCGCCCGATGTCGCGAGCGAAAGGGTCGATAAGACATTGTCGATGTTGCTTCAAAAATACCCTTTAGTTGAAATGGTACACAGACAGCATAAGGCTAAAATTGGTCGGTTGTTGAATCAGGAGTGTTCCCACTTGTCGGCTTTAGAAATGAAGCATTTATGGCATAAACTAGAATATGTTGCCAGGAGTTATTAAAAATGTTAAAATCCGAAGGGCAAACCTTGTTAGCTCCCGGTATTGGGAATAGAATTTTGTTTTTTAAAAATTATTCGGCTATTCCTGTATATGTAATCGTGGAAAATTTGGATGATGCTTTGTCTGCTGCAATTCACTATGAGTCTTCCAATGACGGGACAACGTGGTCCACAATTGTGGGGACATCCAAATCCATTCCTCCAAATCAGTCCGATGGGCAAATAATCCAGTCAAGTAGCAGGGACTTGGCTTTATTTGCCCAGGGCAATGTTCAACTTCTTATCACGGTTATTAGAGTGCATAATGGTGATAATCCAAATTTAAATTGAAAGGTATACCATGGTAGATATTAAAATGTCTGAATACATGAATAAATCTGCGGAAATGAATGGGCTTGGAGTAAATGATGTTGTCCCTCGATGCATCGCCAGGATGCCATTCCCTAGCTGCAAACAATTACAAGGTTTTGATATCCAAAACACTGGACGTGGAGTATTGACTTTTTCTTTGAAAAAAAGAGGAGTGGTTTCCACCATTCCGGCAGAGGTTATTACAACTTTGAGAGTCGCTGCATCAGATAGATTCCGTGGAATTTTCGAGAATCGTCGAATTGTTCCACAGACAGTCGTGATTGTCGATACGAATGCCGTTGTTCCGCAAAGAGTAGAAGACACCAATGGCGATGGAGTCCTGTGGCAAACGAATGGACCAGTTGGACCGACATATCCAATGAAAGTCGGAACGGTAAATTATAACGAAGGGAAAATTGATTTTACGTTTTATAATGCCGTTACGTTGCCTGTTTCATCTGGATACAAACATTCTGATTGGTCCGATTTTACGACACCAATTGGTTTTGATGTATCTAGCGGTGGAGCTAGACGCAGTGTTATTGTCTATCCAGACGGTGCCGAGAATTATATCGATGGAATCAAAGATCAGGAAGAGATCGGATTTTTTGCTCAAAAGAAAACTTCTGGAGACCCATCTACCACGATGAATCTTTGTGTTTCCTATTTTGGAGATGATTCGCATGTCGGAACGGTTCTCGTAAAGGGTGAGATCACAGGATATCCTTACCATAACAACTAAAAAAAATCTCCACTAGAACGCTATTGTCCTAGTGGAGATTTTAGGAGAATACGATGTATACGACGGTAGTTCACAGTAGTAGTGAAGAAGGCCGATTGGGCGCAAATATTCCACAGGTTGTTTTTACCCAGTTATGGGAAAAGGGTCTAGTCTTACATCCGATTGTTGGGTTCCGCCCAATTCGTATCAATATTCAACCAGCAGAATCGAACCGCTTCCCATGTTACGTCCGATGTGAATCCGCCTTACCTCCATTTTTTTACAAATACGACACCAAAGAGCTTGAGATTAGAAATTTTGATAAAGGATTGGGAACGTTGGTGCAAAAGAGAACTGCTAGCAGCACATCTTATAAAGATATTCCAATCCTTCACGCTGTACAGGTTTGTGCCTGGAACGGATCGGACATTTCTATCTTAGGAGATGCTGGATTATTGGTCGGAAATAGATTAAAACTTCCATGTGCTTATTCTACGACAACACTGATTATTTACGCCTCTGGTTCTAAACCATTAAAAACCCCTGTGTTGAAAATCAGAAGGGCATATGATTCCGATATTATTGACGAGGTATTGGGAATTGGAGATGGGACAAAAACAGAATTTAATTTTTCCTTAGCGAATGCTCCAATATGTCCATCATCGATAAAGATCACTTTTACGGGATCGTCGGACACATATTTAGATGGAATACGAGATAATGGATATGGAAAGTTTGGTTCTGTTCCAACTGAATTTTTTGCCTTAAATGACAAAGAGAGTTTGATAGATTACAGGACAGGCAAGGGTGTACTCCATTTTTCGCCAGATTTTGTTCCCAAGAATGGCACGAATATTTTAGTGTCGTACGAATATGCATCTGATGGGAAAGAAGACCAGTCAAGTATTTCGGTCAACTGGGATTATGAACAGTAATTTAAAGCCACCGGAAAGTTTAGCAAAATTTAGCATTGTTTGTTTTCATTATAATCCAGAGAAGAATAAGAATCGCATTGTCTTGCAAATACCGGATGAGAAGTTTGAAGAGTCAGACACTTATTATTTGCGTTTAGACAATGCAAGGGATACTGCTTATATTTTGCATTTAAAAAATGGCATGGAGATGTTAGATTGCCTGAAGCTCCATTGCCATATCCTATACAGGAGTAATGGAACATTTGAAGTATTGGAGGATAAAAATGCTGCTTTTGGAAGACACAATCCCTTTGCAGATGTTACAGGAGGGGATTACAAAGTTAGCAGACGGAAAAGTGAGAGTCCGTGGAAAGTTTCAGCATTGTGGTGTCGTAAACAAAAATAACAGGATATATCCACGGCATATTTGGGAAAGGCATTGCAAAGAGGATAGCCCATTTATGCGTGCCATAAAAGCCAGGAGTGTATGGGGGCATCTAGAGCATCCTAAAGATGGAAGACCGGACCTTAAAGAGGCGGCTATTATCATTACGGATTTGCAGCTAAAAGAAAATGGAGAGATATGGGGGACGTTAGAGACTTTGCGTACACAAGCGGGGAAAACGGCGGCTGCGTTGTTCGAGGATGGTCTTTCTATAGGAGTTTCATCCAGAGCGCACGGAAGCACAAAACGTTTAGGTTCGGGTGTAGACGAAGTAATGGAGGATTTTGAGCCTGAGACGTTTGATTTAGTAGCCGAGCCATCTACTCCTGGCGCAGTGCTGCACGAGAGTTTGCAAAAAACTCTTAATACACTCGGAGAGGATGCCGTTCGTAAAGAGGAGGCTGCCGAGTTGTGCTATGAGAAGCTAAGTGCTTTACAGGAAGAAATTACAAAAGAAGGTTGGAATCCGACATGGGATCCTCGGTTAAGCGATGCTAAATTTTTGGCCGAGCGTAGTTCTAGGAAAAATGAATTGTGTTTGCTCGTGGAGACATTGAAAACTCTTGTCCGGCACACAAAACGTAATATAGGAGATAGCGTGATGAAACGATCGAAAAAGGTCGTATATCGAAATGGTCGAATGTATGAAGAGGAGATTCCTATTTCAACACCTATTGACACTCCTCCATCTGTAGACACAGCCGTAGCGACGACGAAGGTAACTTTCCTTACGAATTTTAGTGTCGCGTTGGATGCATTAGGAGAGGATATCAAAAAGAAATTTAATCTTTTTCGTCCTGGGGAAAGTCTAGAAACTCTTGTGGTCTTGATAAAGTCAGAATTGTCGTCTAGGAATTTAGCCCCGAAAGAGATTGTGGCGTTGTGGAAGGACAATGTTATTGAGTTGTCTTTAGAGCTAGAGAAAAATGAATCAGCCACGCCAGAGGCTGTGCAGGGCATTTTGTGTACAATTTTTGCTGTTAGTCCGGCTGCTTCGAGTGTTCCTGTGGTTGACGCTACTATCCCAGTGTTAAATAATGTCCAGGCACCAGAAGAACCGCAATCGTCTCTTCCTCCAGAAACTATCGTCGAACCAACCACCGAGTCCTATAGACGTGCATTACGAAAAGAAATGGGAAGGAATGAATCTATAAAGTCTAGAAGCGTTGCACAAAATCAATACCAAAAATCATTGCAGGAAGAAATTTCTTCACTAAGAAAGAAAAATTTGCTCTTGCAAAACGAGAACACAAATCTTAAAATAATAAATACTGAGATGGCAAAGATTTTTGAAGAAAAAGTAACTGGATTTGAACTGGGAAGTATTTTAGCGAAGACTCCCGAACTGCATGAGTTCAGGTCTATTTTAGCTAAATGCAAAACGTTGCCAAAACTTCAAGAAACAACTAGTGCTTTGCTTCAAGCCCTTCGTAAGAAACCTTCCATGGTTGTAAAAGAACGCCGTAAGGGTGTCCCTATGGATGAAACTATATCTAAACCAAAGTTAGTTGAGACTACGTTAAAACCTGCCTCACACGTCACCGACGAACCAGGTAGAGTGAAAACTGTGCCAGATATTTTTACAAGGCTGGCCGATCATAAATCTAGAAAATAGATTTTCACTGGACAGAATTTCGTTGGAGACGCAATTATGCTTATCAAATCTAAGAAAACAGAACCCTCTAGACCTTCGTATTCCGAAGATCAATTTATCACAACAAACAAATACATTGTCGAACACTTTTCAAATTTCACGGACGATTCGCTAGGAATAACAAGGCCCATGAACGTCTTGGCTCCACTGGGCGGAAATTCTAACGACTATAAGATGACGAAGGTGGCAATTCTTTGCGAAAATTTCGTCAGAGAAACAAAGGCTTCCCTAGACGAAACATCGCGTGCCGATCTCCCAAAATGGGTAAAGACTGGACTTGCTTTAATCACGACGAGCCAGGCTGACGATTTGACGGATAAAGTCATTTCAGAACAGCCTTTACAAAGCCGAAGTGGAAAAATTCACTACCTAGATATTCAGACAGAGAAAGCCAAAGGACGAATACCTGCTGGGCTGCACATGTTTGATGCGCTCCGTGGCTTTGCTGGTACTGAGGATTTTGGATCTCACAAAATCAATGGGGAGCCAATTGGTGCGATTGGTGCGACGGATTATGTTGTCAGATTAGAATATAGACCTTGCCTTCCACGTTCCGTGGAAATCACGGATGGAAATCAAGTTGTACAGGATGATGGGAATGGAAACTTGATTGGAGATGTTGGAGCAGGTGGCGGTGGAATAACGAACACTGTCAATTACGTCACAGGTGATGTTTCATTGCAATTTGCGGCAGCCACTACAGGAAACGTAGAGGCTAATTATGGATACAATATCGAGGCTGCTACGGAATATCCTAAGTATGGAATCGCGTTGCGTGGTGTCCAAGTAGAGGCATTGCCAAGGGCAATATCGACAGAGTGGTCACATCAAGCGGTTGTCGATTTGATTAACGACTGGGGCATTGATGCGGAGCCTACCATACTAGATGCTGGTGGAAAGATCATCACGGCTGAGAAGTTCAGACATGTAGTCAATCATTTGTACCGGAAGGCATCTGGTGGTTCTTTTGTTTTTGACAACGCCACACCTCCTGCATTGACTTACAGAGAGCACATTGACGCGTTCGGTATAATGTTGGGAAGACTACAGCATGAGATTTGGCAACATACACAAAAGGTAAGGCCAAACGTTTGTGTTCTTTCTCCTGATATCTGGTTCTTGTTCCAACACACCAAAGGATTCCAGGGCGAAGGTACCCCAGGGCAAAGCGATGCATTGGCTGGTCCAAAGATTGTTGGTACTTTGTCTGAGCACAATATTCTTTGCATAGCCGATCCTAGTTTTCCAGGGGGATCAGCAGTCCTGACATTTAGAGGGATGGAAATTTTTAACACAGCCGCGACTGTTGGAATGTATCTTCCGCTTTACAAATCTCCAGTTCATCAAAAGGGATTCCACAAAGACGCTGCAATGCTTACTGAGTATGCCATTCACGTTATGAATGCAGAGATGATGGGGACAATCCAGGTTATCAATTTGTAATCTTCTATCGCCCTACCCGCGCTGCGGGTGGGGTATAAATAAGGGACGTAAAATGGTAAGTTCAAAAAAAATAGAATCTGAGGATGTAATCGTTTTGAATGCTGATACAGAAAAGGCACAGGAAGAAGAAGTTTCCTATGAGACAGACCCGACAAAATGTCCAGAAAATATGGTCATAAATTTAGGGGATGCTCCATATCTGTTACCTTCGGGTAAGAACAACAATACTACGGTACGGATGTTGAAGGGCGATAGACTACGTGGGAAAAACTTCGTCGATTTAGTCATTGTGCATAAAATTCCACGATTACAACTTTGTTGCAAATGCTCCGCAAAAACTTTGATTGAAATGGAAGAGGTCAGGCAAGAAAGGCATGGAATAAAGCCTGAACAATGGATTAAAGAAGCATGGGCTTTGAAAAAGTCTGGCGAAGAAATCGTAAAGAAGAAGAAGTAAGCCATGAACAATACTCCACCACCAACAAGTGCAAGATCAAAAACGCTCTCAGAATGGCGTGAGAAAATAGTCATGTCACTCGGAGGATTTGCGTGGAACGAGGAATTGTCTGAAAAAGATATAGATCATGCAATCGCGTGTGCTCTATCACTATTTAACAAATACCATCCGGAATGGCGATGGAAACCTCTCGGACATTTAACGCAGGATTTAAGACTTGATTGCTCCATGGAGGAACAGGGAACACGTGTGGTGGATGTAAAATTTCAGAATCATCACAATCATTTTTATCGTCCATTCCATCATCCTCTGCCAGATCAGTATTGGGGTATTCGTGAACCACGCCGTGTTTTCCAGAGATTACAAGCTGACGATAGGTATAGCTCGTTTCTCGGCATACAGCCTACCTGGCATTGGGATGAGAAGACCAGGACTCTATTTATCACGAATTGTGCCAATGTTGGTGGGGTTTTAGCGACGGCCTTATTTTTAACCCCAATGACGATTGAAAATATTCCATTTTCTCTAGAAATTGATTTTTTGGAGTGTGCCGTCGGGTATGCTAAAAGGCCATTAGGTAGGAAATTGAGAAAATTTGGAGCAATTCCCACGGCTGGTGGTGATGTTTCTTTAGATGGTAATGAACTCCAAAATGAGGGCGAAAAGGCCATTGAAGAGATAGAAAAAAAACTAGATAAGAATTTGCGGCATATGCCGCCAAAGCCTATTTTTTAGAGGTTCATATGGCAAATCAACTTGCATTGGCTAGATCTTTTTACTCCTGGGTTACTAAAATTATTCTTCACGAAGGCGAAAGCGAAAATATTATCCCCAAGGTTTTAGCGACACAAAATCCAAGATTATTGCAAAATGCCCAGGAATTGAAAGAAAAACTTTTGCCGATTCACCATCAAAGATGTCAGTATTGGATCGACCTTTTTGAAGGATTCAAGACGTGAAAACACTTTCTTCTATTTTAAATATACATGGAATGTGGGCGTATCGAGCAGATCATATGTTTGAGCATGTAGTCCGAACTCAAATTATGTCTGCGAGAAGAATGTTGCCTATCTGGTTTTGGAGATTTGAAATAGAAAAGAGTGGGCAAGAGTCTGTTTTTAGAAGCAGTGGATATTCTAAGAGAAAATACTCTTCTCCTATCGCGATTTATTTGGCATTAGACGTTGGAAGTGCAAAAAAGCCATTAGAGAAATCAGGTGTTGAGGACGTGATTGAGCATTCAATCAGAATAGACCTGGGAGAGTGTATTCGGCTAGGCGAAGTTTTTAAAATGCATGATGCCAAATTAGATTTTTCATTCTATCTTCCAATCCCTGGGGATATTTATCAATGGAACAATACGCTTTATGAAATTCACGAATTAGCCCCAGATAGATATTACGCGCCTGTCGAGAGATATGTTACATGGAAAGGCGATGCAACCCAATTAAGAGTGGATTCTGTTGGTACCGGGACACCATTATCTCCGATGGAATACCCGATTAAAGGGGAGCATCCTTTATGGGTTCTGTAACGGTTTTGTGTACATTAAAAATCGCAGGGAAGACATATAAAGTTAAGTCTGTGAATAATTTTTTTTCTGCTTTAAAAGACAGTTATATCAGGGGTTCAACAGAACAAATCAGGGCTTTAGCGTATGCAGGGAAAGACTATCTGGTAGACAAATTATTGTCGTCAGTTCCGAAGCCTGAACGAGTTTTTATTTATCGGCAGGAAGCTTTGAATAAAAACAATGCCGATCCAGAATTCCAAAAATTGAATGAGTCTTCTAAAGAAGGTACTGGGAAAAAGATTGTTTTATTTCGAGAGTCTAAAGTCCCATTGCAATCTCGATCCCCATTTATCTTGAAGGAACTCAATAAAAAATATTTGGAACGCAAAGCAAAGGCTGGATTAGACACCAGGATTTTGATAGCCACGGGGCGGTACATCGAAAGCATTTGCGTGAAAAGGAAAGTTACAGCAAATACTAAGGATATTTTTTATACCATAACGGTTCCGAGGAAATTAGTACCAAACACAAGTATAACGTATAATAAACTAGCGAAAATACATGAGTTTGGGACTTCATCTTACTCAATTGTTCATAAAAATCTAGATGGTACCCTTACGAGAACTAGGATAAAACTGCCAGCGCGTCCTCACTGGCGACCACTTTTAGCAACGTTGACTGATGTGCTGTCTAAGTTTGGAAATTATTTGGGTTCAAAAAAACTTACAGAAGAGATTTCAAAGTTGGTGTAGCATGGTACAAGTTCAACAGAATTTGACGAATGTGTTTATTTCTCCTAGACAAAAGGAAGGGATTGATTACGCTAACGATCCAAGCAAATTTAATCCTATCGCGACGTTAAGAGATATAGAAGAAGGCGTAATCAAAGTTTTGTCGCATGGAGAGGTAAATCAAAATGTAATTTCTAGAGAATTGGCACCAAGTTATCCAATTCCTAAAGGGGCAGTTGTTTCCATGTCTGGAAGTGGTGTTTTGCAATTGTGTGATTGTCTGGATGCATCTACAATGCCTGCATATGGCATATCGATGCAACACATAGAACCATTTAATCGAGGGCCAGTATTGCTTTCTGGAACTCTTGAAAATTCAGAATGGGCATTGAGTCCAAGGGCAATTTTATTTGTTTTACGGAACGGGGCTTTCGGGACACCATTTCCAACATCTGGTTATTTACAAAAACTTGGTTATGTTTTGACTTCTACTAAGATTTTAGTTGATTTAGATATTTACATAAAGAGAGCGTAAAATGGCTTTAAAAAAACCAATTGTTTTAGGATCGAATGGGCTATTAGAAGAATTGCAGTCAACTGATTATATTTATGATGCATCGCCAAATATAATCTCTATTATCGCAGGAGAGGCATTAGCGATAAATGATGTAGTTTATATTAAATCATCGGATAGCAGGGCATATAAAGCACGTGCTGATGCAGAAGGAACCATGTCGGCGATTGGAGTGGCAATACAGGCAGCAACTGCTGCTGGTGAAACGATATCTGTCCAGCTTACTAATGTCCTTTCTGGATTTACAGGATTAACACCTGCTGCTGTATACTTTGTAAGTAGCGTAACGGCTGGTGCTATTTCGACAAGTATTCCTTCTGGTGTTGGTTCAGTGGTCCAGTCTATTGGAAAAGCATTGACGGCTACAGAATTGCTTATAACACCAGGAACTCCGATAAAAAGAGGATAGTAAATGGGAAAGAGATTACCGATAGCTATACATGCCGTTGGGTATGAAGAATTCGATCCATCATATCCTCCTGGATATATTTATAATTGTCGTTTAATTTGGATTTCTAATTCCTCCATTAAAATTGATACGGGGCATATAGTTTTGGATGATGAGGAGTATACCAATTTATCTATAACGTCGCAGATATCCATGGACATATCCGTTTCCGGTAAAAATGGATTGGATTCAGGTTCTGAGGCAGTCTCTACATGGTATTATGTTTTCGTGATATACAACCCGACTACGAAAGAAATTGCAGGTGTTTTTTCAATTAGCGATACCACTCCAACTTTACCATCTGGATTTACAAAGAAAAGGCGTGTGGGCATAGTTAGAAATAATCTTTCGGGACATTTTTACAATTTTTTTTCTGGACGGAACCAACAAAATTTAGAATATGTTTGGATAAATGAGAGCGATACTGTTCTAAGGGTACTTGCGGGCGGTTCTGCGACTATATATACAACGATAGATTGCTCAACATTGGTACCAGTTACCGCAAAGAAAATATTTGTACAAATAAGATGCACAAGGAAGATCGGATATTTTAGACCAACGGATTCTAATGTAAATGTATATAACAGAGTTGAAGTTAATGCATGTAATATGCTTTGTTTTCCAATAATATCATCTGCTAGTATTGATTATAGAATGACAAGTGGTGGTGGTGGCGGGGCATCATATGTCGATGTTTTGGGATATGTGGAGTAAATTATGAAAGAGAAAGAAGAAATTTTAAAAGAATCTCTATCTATGTTACAGGAATTAAGGGAAGCTGGTGTAGATTTTATTTTTTCCGCAGCGATTTATCGAAGTGGAGAAATCGCGAAATTTGATTCTCAAATTAACGTGTACAACGATCACCATATGTTGGATTTGCAATATAGAATTTTGGATTCCTGGAGCAGGGAAAACCATAGCAAAGATATAAAATGATAGAGCAATCATTTGTATTAGATAAATTGACTAAAAAAGTACTCAGATATGGATATTGTGATTTTACAAATGATGGGAGTTTTCTCCCGGACACAGAGGAAATCATATCCACTGTCGAAAATATAGGATATTCCATTGAAGAAAAAGATGCGTATTGGAATTCTGGAATCCAGAAATTTCAAGAAACTCCAATAAGCTAAAAGGCACAGCATGAAACACACAGGAAATGAAAATTATCAATTATTCCAGGCTTGGAATTTTAAATTAGAACACGTTTCTATAATTCCAACTTTTGGACCAGAGCAAATAGGCAGAATTTTTTTTGTGCCTGGAATTGGTGTTGTCGCTGGACTTGAATCTGGATTTGTTGTGTTGTCAAATGGCGGAGGCGGCAGTTCAAATGGCCTGTGTATTTTTACTTTCAAATATTGGCTTTTTAACACAAGAAGTCCTATTGTTGTATGTTATGACGCATTAGGAAATGACACAAAAATTTATCCGCCTTCTTCTGGAAAATTATCATCTATTGAAATCTTGTCCTCTAATCCAATTACTGCTGGTTTCGTTAAGGCATCCCCTTCAATAAACGGGGTGGTTATTCCTGAAATGGAACTGATTTTAAATTCTGGAAATCCATCACGGAGCTTTTTTGAAGCAACGGTAACACATAGTTTTGTTTTGGGTTCGTTTCTTGAGGTTTCTTTAACTGGCGATCCTGTTTCAGAACCGCAAGAATCGAATATCACGGTAAATTTAACTATCAAAACATAAAGGAAAATTCATGGCGAACGAAAAGATTTTTCGCGTTTTAAATGGAACGATGACTCCCGATGTCGTGATTGACCCAACGTTGGTGCCATCGTCTGGAGAAAAGGCTGCATTGGCTGGTTCTTATGGAACACCTGGTGCGTTGAACGCATTTGTTACAACAACAGACACAAGGATGCTCACAGCAGATCAAAAAGCTGCGGCCTTTGGACCTACAGGTTATACTCCAAGCAATACAGATCGGTTCGCAACTGTCCAGTATTTACAAGACAATATCAATGGTCTTGATTGGCAAAATTCAGTGCAGTTCCCAATTCAGTATGTAAAAAGCACGACTGGTGCTCCAACTGGAACTCCTACAGTTGATGGCGAGATATGCCTAAATACTTTTGACAAGAAAATCTACATATCAGCTTCTGGCGCGTGGGGTGCAGCAACAGACATCCCAACTGGGGAACGCTATGTTTTCATGTCTGATGGAAGTGATACTTCTGGAGATAGTGGTGCGTATGCTCATGATAATAAGATATACCAGTACAACGGGACATCTGTTGTCGCGATTACCCTAACGGCAGGAGCAGCATTTTTACTAGAATCTGACAGCAATCACTATACCTATAATGGATCCGAAATTGTACTGTGGAGCAGTGGTGCGAACCATAATGGGTTGTCTGGACTAGATGGTGGAGACCCATCGTCTGGATATTACCACTTGGTACAGAATGATTTTGACGCTATAGAGCATTCTCAATATGCTTTAAATTCTACCAACCCTGTTTTGTCTTTAGCGGACAAAATTACTGTTCCGATAAGATACACCTTCGTGAAATGGAATGGCGCAGGCCAAAGCCAAGTCGATGCTCCAGTTCATTCCGAAAGTGGTTCAAGACAATCAATCGTTATGCCACTAGCCGGATTCATCGTTGGAATAGCAGTCCAATCATCTTCTCCTAGGTCGGCTGGTATCCTTACGGCGAAGCCGTCTTTTGAGGGGGTTGCATCTACTGATACAGAATTGCAGATACAGCTTGATTCTATAGCTCCTTCTGAACAAATAAATTCGATACCTATTAGTCATTATAGTGGAACGCCTGTATTCGGTTCTGGACAAAAATTAGGCGCGATGATTGACACATCTGCAACGTGGGCGACTACGGCAGGAAATGAAAATATCACAATTGATCTCTATGCTGTTTTCTATATCGAAGAATAGGACTGGAATATAGGCCATGATGGAAATATATAACGATGCAATCTTGAGGTTTATGCAACAGATAAAATGGAACGGGAAGGCCGTACCATGTGTCTGGTCTGGAGGCGATCGTGCCTATGCGCAAATCAGAGAGTGGTACAAACGTGAAAGGAATGTTGAAATCAGCGTATCCTCCGGAGAGGCATCTATACCACGTCCATTCATGGCGGCCTGGAGAGACCCATTTGTTGAAGCGAAAGAATTATCTGGACAGGGAATTTATAGGATAACTCCAAATAAAAATTCCTCGTTTGGATACGCGATGAGGAGTCCATCGTATGTAAAATCAAAATGCGAAGTCAATATTTATTGCAAAGATTTAACGCAATCTGGGATTATTGAATTCCAACTCAGAAGATTATTTGTTGACGGATGGTCGGGTATCCCTGTAGATTTTACAGATTCTAGATGGTATCAACCGCCCAATGATGTTTTTTCTTTTGCTAAAATCTTAGGATATCAAGATTTACTCTTACAGGAAGATAGTCTAGTAGATAATTCCTCGTTAGAGGATAGCGGACTTAGACAATCAGAAATCAGGCTAACCTTCACATTTACTCTATTTGGATGGATTCCACATCAATACTATTCCGTACCAGTCGCGCATGGGATAGTATGCGAATTTATCGATAAAGTCTCAGAAGAGACGATTTTTAAAGCGGAAACTGAACCAGAATAGTAGAGAGGATACAAAATGGTTGCAGGAGTTAAAGTACGAGAATTTGACCTATCGGCGTACGCGCCAGCTAATTCTAACGCAATTGTTGGGATAATTGGTGCGGCGGCCAAGGGTCCAGTGAACCAACGGCTTACCTTTACAGATGAGGGTAATTTAGTTTCTGCCTTTGGTCGCCCAATAGATGGCGAACACATGGTGTGTGCGGGAATACGATATTTGCGATATGGGAATAGGCTCAATGCGATTCGCATCGCTGGTACCTTGTTGGAATACGCGTCGGTATCGCAATACAAAGTTGTTTCTGGACAGAATATCCCAATTATCACGTTTAAGGCAGCGTCTGCTGGTACCTGGGCAAACGGGCAGGTAAAAATCAACATTACGCATAATGGAAGTCCAGCGACTTCATACAACGTGTACATTTATTTTTTGGACAAACCAGTACAAAAATTTATTAACCTTACGAATTCTACGATAAAGAACGTGATGAACGCATCCCCTTCATATGTCACGGTTGAACTTCATGAAGATGCTGGTGCGTTGTTCCCTGATTCGACATTGGATCCGATTTCTGGTGTTATGGTTCCAATGGTGCTGAATGGTGGAAATGATGGTGCCTTCGCGTCATCTAAATCAAGTAGCTCATCTTCCGGAGGAATTTCCGCTAGGAATTCTTGGGGCTATACAATCCCAGCGAACACGGAATTAGAATTTTCCCGTTCCGAAGGTAGGGTGATTGCTCCAGGGACTTTTACAATAAGCACCGCCACGCCTGCCGAATCTTTTACGGATAACGGACTAGGGATTTTAACAGGAGATGATGGTGGTACAGGCAGGATAAATTACGAAACAGGAGATTGGACTGTCACATTCAATGCTGCGCCGACCGCGAATATTATAGTCTCCTATAAGAGTGGAACGAATGAAATTATTGGGAGTACGTCGTCTACACAATTGAGTTATTCTGGAATAATATCTAGGAATGGAATACGTCCAGGATTTTTTACGGTTTTGGTTCCCCGTAAAGATCAATGCGATATCGGCGATGGAGCATCGGCTTCATATGCGATAAATTTGGGAGCGAATATTAAGCCTGGTTCTTTGAGTATAAAAGCCTTAAACACATCTTCTATCGAAATGACCGCGACAGATGCAGTCGATGGCACCTTTAGTGGAGATGTGGCGATTCCTGGCACCATCAATTACCAAAGTGGTTCCGTGGCGTTCCAGTTCAACTCAAACGTGAAGAATTTAGCCCTTATCATCGCGAGATATGACATTTTTGTCCGAGATGATGGCACTGGCGTTCTATCTGGAAGCTCGGTTATTGGTGCTTTAAATTACCAAACCGGTTCGTGGACGTTGGTACACACTTTTGTGACACTTGGAGATTACATCCCTGGACTAGAAGATGGCGGATCATATGATGCGTTTTTCAGACATGCGACGGTTTTTTATGGCGATTCAACAACCTTAGAGTTTTCTGGAACACTTGAGGAATATCCTGTAAAGCTTGGTTCTTTAGAAATTTATTATGCAGTCGGAACATCTCCGTTAGTAGATGATGGGGATGGGAATATTGAGGGTTCTGGTGGTTCGGGTTCGATTGATTACAACACAGGAGAATTCTCTATCACGTTTATAGGCGCACCCGCGTTGGCTTACCCTATCCAAATTTATTCAGACGCAATAGTTTTGCATAGCACGAGTAAATATCCTGGTCCGATTGGAAACGAGAGAGATATATTGTCAGATGGACTATACGTTTGGATTGATAAAAGCGAATCCTCGCCAGAAGACCCTGAATCTTCACAATGGTATCGATTACGAGTTATGTTTAACCATGGATCCGGAACCACGGCGATTGAAACTTTTGATAGCTTGAAAACCATGAAGGAATTAGTTGAAACAGTGAATGATTCTGAAAATGGTTCCAGGTATATCACATTGGAAGAAACTGCTTTCCAGGGCGAACCTGATGTCTCCTATGATTCTTACGTCGGACAAAAGATTGGGATGTCTGGGGCTTTTACGTTGTCGGATGTAATTGGGACAAAAATCGAAGCTGTTTCGACTGGATTACAGTTATTCGCTAATCCAGAATTAGTGCCACTACATGTCGCTACGGCTCCAGGGCTATTCCATCGACAGATACAATTGGCAGGAATTGAGATGATGGAAGCCAGAAGAGGGATGTGGATTTTCTCTATTCCGGATTTGCCGCATAGTGATAATGCAAAAGCCTTCGTGAATGGAGAATACAATGCCATTACACCTGGTGGTTCAGCAATCCCTATGGCAGATGTTCCTTATCCTCCTCTCGCCTCTATCAATTCAGACCAGGCAATGTGTTTCTATGGCTGGCTAAATTACTACGACCAGTATTCAGACAAAAATGTCTGGGAGCCTCCTGAGGGAGATATTTTAGCATTGATGGCCCGAATTGACATCCAGTTCAAACCATGGTATCCGATGTCCGGAATTGGTCGTGGGAATATCAACGTCGATGATCTCCGGTATTCACCAGATGAGGGTGAGAGAGAACGCATGCTAGGGCTGTATGGAGACAACATAGAGGTTGTCAATCCTATCGTCGAGTTTATCGGTGATGGAATTTATCTGTATGGTGAAAATACCATGGCGAGGAAAGCCACATCGATGGATAGGATACATTCCCGTTGGACTGCAAATTTAATTGCTGCGGAACTTGTCAGAATTGGCCGTTCTTTTGTCTTTGAGCTAAACGACTCGATTTTGTGGCGTGAAATTTCAGCAATGGTCGAGAGTATATTGCGTCCTATAAAAGCCGCACGTGGGATATATGATTTCCAGGTATTGTGTGACAGCACAACGAATACGGCAGATTCTATTGCCCAAAAGAAAGCCTTGTGTAAAATTTTCTTACAGTTCGCTGAGGCTGCGGAAGAAATCGAATTCCAAATGATTTATACACCGACAAATGCAAGTTTTGCCGATGTTGCGCCAGCAGGTTAAGGAGTAAAAAATGGCGGTACAATTAAATTATGATTTCAATGCGACGGCATTGGGGTCTCTTGGTCTTGCGCCTCAGATGTCCAATATGGGGATGCTAGAATTGCATCTTTCACGAATTGGTATACCGGAAGGTAAGGCGGCCCTAATGATTGGCTTATCTGATTTTAAATTGCCTGAAACTCGAAAAGTATCTCCTGAGACGATCAATTATTTGTTTGGCAGCGTCAATTATCCTGGGAAAGTTGGGAAAGCTGGTGATTTGTCTTGCACTTTTAATGACTACATAAATGGTAGACAGCGCAGGGTATTGCATAAATGGTTTGACCTAGTTTTTGACGAGAGAACAGGACTTGGCGCACCAGTATCTGATTTAAAAGCAGATGGTGTGGCGATACTTTTTGACCGGAATGGCATGCCAAGAATGAAATATGAGATGCATGGGCTTTGGCCAACGCAAGACCCTTCATTCCCTAATGTGGACTACAAGTCTGGAAGTCTAGTCACAATCGATATGAGTTTTTCGGTAGACTGGTTTGAAGAAAAATTTAGCGATATTGTCGAAGTTGTAACGATTGGAACTCCAGCATTCCAAGGCGAGACAAGCCAAATATAAAAGCATAAGGTGAAAGGGACACAGAATGTTATCATTACCATATACATTGCCATCACGTGGTATCCTGTACCAAGGAGCGATCCCAGATGGGAATGTGATTATTTTACCAATCCGTGGAGAACAAGAAGAATTATTTGCGGGAAGTGGAAAGCAAAATCATATAGTTTTGCTTCACCATTTGATTTCTGAGCTTGTGCAATTTCCACAAAAATTCAATTCTCAAGACCTCCTCATCAATGACTGGTTTGCTTTACTCATAAATATTTTTTCTTTTTCTTACGGCCCTGACGTAAAATTGAATCCAACATGTCCTGGATGCAATAAAAGCGTGTCTGTCTCTAAGAAAATGACCGATTTAAAATGTGTTATGGCTCCAACTGGTGCTAAATGGCAAGAGCCATTTGATACAGAAGAATTGCCAATGGAAAAACACAAAGTTACGTTTCGGATGTTAAGGATGAGAGATTGGCAAATCATCGAAAATTTCAGTTCAGAGCAATCCCGTTTCAATTTGCCCAAGAATAAAACAGAAACGTATACTTTGGCACAGCATATTATTGCGATTAACGGGAATCAAAACATGACGGATATGGAAAAGATGTCTTGGATTGAAAAGGCACTAGGTGGCGACTTGCGTGTGTTCCGCCGTGCAATTAAAGAAAAAGAGACTGGTTACAATACGCGAACAGAGGTTGCCTGTCCGGAGTGCAACGCTAAATTCGCAGTGGAGTTGCCTTTAGACTTTTTTCGGAGCCTTGGTTCCTAGATTAGAAGATATCCGTGAACAAAGAGCAGATTTAATGTTCTATTGTTCACGGTCTTATGATGAATGGGCAACGATGGTTCCATGGCAAAGAGACGACTATATCCGAAGATATGTAAAAAGAGCCAAAGAGCAAAAGAAACAAATGGAAGACGCGCAGCATGCACAAGAGCATAAAATGAGGAGTCGCTAAGATGTCAGACACATTGAACACAATAGAGGTTTTGTTTGGACTAAGGGAGTTACCAGCTTTTGAGAGTCAACTTTCAAGAGTTGAAAAAGCCTCTTTAGACATTATTAAAGGGATTCAGGATGGATTTGAGTCCGCTAAGAGTCTTCCAGAAAAAGCCGTAGAACTTATAGATAAAAGCACGTCTGGGATAAATCAATCTCTGTCTATCCAATATAATAAAGCATTGTCTAATTTAGAGATTTGGTATGCAGACCTGGCAAAGGTTATGGGAATTTCTCAACCTGCTATTTTCACGCAATTGCAAAACAGTTTTTTATCGCCTTTGAATAAGGCGATTTCTGAAATGAAAGATAAGGCATCCATAGCAGTGGATTTCGTGAAAGAGAAATTTAATATTGCATATGGATTCGTCTCGGATTTTGCGGAAAAAACTTATGCTGCGACGATAGGAAAAGCATATCAACTGTCTAAAGAAATATATGATACAACAATCAACCACGTATTAACAAACTATCCCAAAGTCGCAAAGGCAATCGAAGGTACCTGGTTAATGGCAAAGGTTGCGAGTTTAGGTGTAGCGAAGACCGTAGTAGAAATACCTCAAATGATCGGAAAGGGTATCGATTTTTTAAAATCTTATGGATCCGCAATTTTAAATACCTTCCAAAATGCAGGGATTTCTATGTTGGCTGTCGGCAAAATTGCCTTAGATTTAGGGGTTACACTTTACCAAAAAAGCAAAGATATTACGCTATTCCTTGGGAAAATATCTGGGATTACTTATGCCCTCATGGGAGCCCAGAAATTTGTGACTTTTGCACTTCAAGTGACTGGTGTCGGTGCCGCCCTCGCGATGATTAAAAAATTTGTCTGGGGTTCAGGCGACGAATTTGGAAGCATGTTTGAAGCATTTTCTGTAGTTTCAGAAACGATAGAAACAGTTTTTGAACCAATGTCAAATATTCTACTGCAACTGGCGGGCAGGCTTTCGGAAGTTGTTGCCAGAGTTTTGACTCCATTTTTCTTGGCAATATCAGAAATTCTTTTGAAATCATTGGATTATGTCAATAAACTCATGACTGAAAGCAAAGGATTTTCAGAAGGATTAAATTTCATGAGCCAAGTGGTGTCTGGAATAGGAGAGATTTTAGTCGGGATGTTTTCTTTTATCATGGAGACAATTATCCCTATCCTGACACCATTGTTTTCCGAAATGATTGGAATTGTTCAGGAAATGGCAAAGACCTTAGTCCCTATTTTTAGAGAAATTGGAACGGTCTTGGCTCCGGTTTTTAAAAATTTGGTAAATTCTTTGCTGCCAGCAATTCGCACACTTTTACAGACAATATTCTCGGTATGGAAGACCGTTTTCTCGACATTGGCGACTGCGTTGCCTCCTCTCCTAAAGACCATTGGCGAAGCCTTAGTGGATGTCATGCCTGTGTTGGAAAAGGCATTTAGAGCGATAGGGCAATTAGCTATCGCATTGGCACCAGCACTAAGCGCAATCGTAAAAATCTTAGCCAATGTGTTCAGCAAAGTTTTGCCTCCTGTGATTTGGGCTTTGTCGAAGATTTTGGAACTTGCAGCATTTGTGGTCGAGTGGTTTTCTGAAATCTTAGGGGATGTTTTCCGAGAATATGGCGAAACCGTTGTCGGGGTATTCGATGATATTTTCGTCAATATTGGGAAATTTTTTACGTGGTTGCCTACGGCTGTATCTGACGCATTCAATGCTGTCTTAGATTTTTTCTCAAGTTTCGGTTCCAGCGTGATGTCTGTGCTCGGCTTCGATTCAGCCATTGACAATGTCGGAAGCGTTTTCTCATCTATGCTATCCCTAATTCAATCGCCTTTAGAGATAATGAAAAGCCTTATCAATACATCTCTCGTTGAACCATTACGATATGCCTTAACAGGACAAATTCCCATTATCGGCGAATCTTTAGCCTCTTTGTTCGGATTAGAACTTCCAACGCCTTTTGCCGAAGGTGGGGTAGTTCGCACTCCGACCAGGGCAATTGTCGGAGAAGCTGGTCCAGAAATGATTTTGCCGTTAAAGCCAGAGATTATCCAAGAAATTTTACCAACGATGTTCCCGACACAATCTAAAATCGTGGTGGATGATAACACGGAAATCAATCGGACAATCATCTCTTTATTGAGAGAAGAGGTCGCATTGTTGAAAGACTTATTACGTCAAAAAGCATCACAGGATGTCCCGATACGTACCGGACCAGATATCAAATTCGCATTAACAGGATTTATTGGAGGCGGAAGCTAAATGGCGACACAGGGACCACCCATTGAATGCTCTATCGCTTTACTTGATGATCCAACTCAGAGAATGGCATTCGAGTCATTTCCTCCTGACGGGCTAGACGAGAATTACGGCTGTAGTTATAGTGGGAAACGAGGAAGAGCCTCAGAAGCTGTAACGGCGCAATATTCTGGCGGAGATTTTGGAGATTTAGATTTGAAATTGGTTTTCGTTGCGGGGATGCATGTTTCTAGAGTCCCAGCACAAAATGATGCTCAAAGAAAACAAAATCTTGAACAGGACTTAATAGACCTAGAGAATAAGGCGCGTTGGCTACAGGCATTAGCCTTCCCAAAGCCTACGATTCGACGATCATCTTCTGAAAAAAGATTTATGGCGGTCGGTTCTCCGCCATTCGTTTTGGTAACGTTTGGACAGTTTACGCGAGTCCAAGGCGTTGTTCAACGCGTAAATATTCAATGGTCTCAATTACAGCCAGAAACCGTCAGACCAAAAGTTGCAGAGGTCTCTTTATCGATTAAAAGAGTGGCATCTTACTATTCAGACTGGTATGACATCGTGCAACGGGCAAGTTGTAGAGAATCGCTTCCACCATTAGGATCAGATAGTTCGCTAGGAGTGAAGTCATGATAGAATTAACACTCCCTTTCACGTCCAGATTTAAAACGACATCGCTGTACACATCCAGTGGGAAGGCGTTTTTTGGGATGTGGAATCCACCATACATTCGATTAGATGGTGATGAGAAAATCATCACGGTCAACAGAGGGATGCTTGGTCAATTGAATACTATAGCATTCAAAGAATATGGTGATAGCGACCTATGGTGGTGTATTGCATACGTAAATGGAATCAAAAATTTGAATACAGAAGTAGTCCCAGGGAAACCTTTGGTTATCCCTAAATTGGAAAATATTAAATCTGCATTATTGGGACAGTAAAATGGGGAAAATAAATTCTGTTTCTATCAATTTAGCGTTAAATGTTCCGGATTTTATAGACACAAAACTGATTGGAATTGACTATACTGATAAAATTATCAATTTCACGATGTTGGAATCTATTCTTTCGGGAGAATCCTATTTTAATTTTCAATTCATCCCATCCAATGTCTCATCCGATGAAGAATTGCAATTCAGTAAGCAAATTCACGCCGTGAAGATATCCGTAAAAAAGAATAATTTTGAGCAATCAACAGCCTGGAGATTATTTAGAGTTGTTAAAACAACTCTTTTTTTTTATGGGACAACGCCTGTTGTTGCGGTACATGGAAAATCTTTGAGTTCTCTACTCCAACAAAAAGAAAAATTTCGTGCATTTGTTCAAATGCCAGTCCGGAACGTTTTGTCTTTAATAGCAAATGAATATGGGTTATTAGTAGACTCGGATGACATCCCGTATTCTGGAACATGGTATCAAACAAGCATGACGGATTGGGAAATGTTGCAGGCTTTGAGGGAAGACATTGCATTTACAGGTGGAGCATTTTATCCATATCTTTACGTCAAGAATCGGACGATATTTTTGAGGTCTTTAAAATACGCCAATCCAATCAGTAAGAAATACGGGATAGGATCCGGAGATGACAGAATAGATAGTATAAATTTTTCGTGTAATGGTGACGAGATTGATAATAATGGTGGGTCTGAACTCCATGTTATCGGATACGATATCTTAAATAAAAAACTCCTAGATGCATCCCCAAAGAAGGGAGAATTCCCATCTCTATCACAAAAAATGCATTCTCAAATTGGTACGGGGATAAAGAGAATTATTACTGGGAAACAGAGTTATTCTGAATTGCAGATGATGTCCAATGCGTTTTTTTCCTATACAGCACAAAAGAAATTCGACTATCAGGCTACCCTTATCGGAGAGGTTGACATTTCACTAGGAGACATGGTAGAATTAGTGGCTAAGGATTCTAAGGGAGTTTCTTGCATGAATGGGAAATACCCTGTACATGAAATCCTATACCAGTATAGCCCTGCTGAAAATCCTTTAGTTTTCACAACGACAATTGCTGGCTTTAGGCAAACTTTCAATTATGGAACATTAAATGTTGATGGACAGGTTTACTCAGCACAGGGAAGTGATTCGTATATTCCAACAGAATCAGAAAGGGATATGTCTTCTAAAATTTCGGCTAGGAGGCTAAATTGAAAAATTATCACGGAATCTATCCAGGAATTGTCATTGATAATAAAGACCCACTGCAACAAGGACGGGTTAAGATACGAGTTGAACAAATTTTTGGAACAGAACAAGATGGAATATCGAATTCTGATTTACCCTGGGCCTTCCCATGTTTTCCATTTATTGGAAAAAATTCTGGGTTTTTCATGATTCCAGAAATTGGGACTGGGATATGGATTATGTTCCTCGCTGGATATACAGATTCTCCTATTTGGATTGGTTCTTGGGTAAGTAATAAGGAAAAATTATCCAATATTGCGTATACCCCAGATCCAAAAAATTATCTGATACAATCTCCTGGCGGAAATTATCTTTTGCTTGACGATAAAAATCGGAAGATAGACATTGTTGCATCGCAGGATATGAATTTAAAGGCCATGGCGTTAAAAATAACACTCGGAGCGACATTTACCATGTCCGTGATTGCGGCTGCAATGCTATCGTTTTCTGCTGCATTGACAGCGACGGTTTCTGGAGTTTTCACTTTAGTGTGTACAAATATTATTTTAGGACAGGAAGCACAGGCAAAAAAATTACTAACGAAAGCGATGTTGGATTTATACAATTCTCACACTCACAAGTATATACCAGGAGATGGTACTGTGACTACTACGGGGATTCCAGAGCAACAAGCAACAGAAGATGAACACGCAACAGTGAATATAAAGGGATCGTAATATGGGACAGATAAGCGAAAAAAAATCGGATGCCGCATTTCCTTTTGGTACGACGATAAAAGGTATCATTGGGAATAAAAAACGGAGAGATTCGCTTCGGACTTCAATAGAATTGATTTTAACGACACCCAAGGGTACGGTTGTTTGGAATCCAGAATTCGGTTCCTGGATACCATATCTCGTATTCGATTTAATTACGGATTCCGTGATCAATTTGATCTATTTTTATGTCCAAAAAGATTTAGAACAAGATTCTAGGATTAAAGTAACGAATATTTCCATTAAGCGTGAGCAAAAAAAGATTGTCATCGTAATAAATTATGAAGATCAAGACGACCATGATCGAATCCAACAACAAACGACTTTACAGTTCGCGAAGGAATAAATATGGTTGAGCCTAAAATTTCCTATACAGATCGAAGTTTTCAAAGCGTCCGTGCGGCTTTAATAAATTGGATTAAAATCAGATTTCCGAAGGACTGGCCAGAGATTGTTGATACTGGAATTGGTATGGCCTTGATAGATTCCGTAGCCTGGGCGCATGGGCAAAGGGCTTATTATTACGATATGCAGGCGAGGAACAGCTTTTTAGAAACTGCAACGTTGCCTGAACACATCCTGGTATTGGCTAGGCAGCTAGGATATGAACGTAGATTATCTACGGGTGCGTCAGTCCCTGTTATATTTTCTCCACAGCCTACGCAGCATGTTCCGATAACTATCAAAAAAGGAGAAAAGATTACAGCAGATGGCCTTTATTTTGAATCAATTGAAACTTACGTTATTCCGCCGAACGCTGTTTCCTGGCCAAGAGAAGAGGACTCAACTATAGCAATTTTTAGCGAGGGGGAAACTAAGAAAGAAAACTTTATTTCATCTGGTACGCCGTTCCAAACATTTCAGTTGTCACAGCCTAATTTTCTACAAAATTCTCTCAAAATAGAAATTGATGGCGAATCTTGGGAGAAGACAGATTCTCTCATCCTTATAGAGGGAAATACTATAGCAAGTGATATTTTTTTCGGCAATGGAGAGAGTTCTCAATCATACAAATTGACGTTGCTCAACGCTATAATAAACAAGGAAGAGCATACACCTTCTGTCTCCATCGGAAATCAAAGCTGGGCTATGGTAGATGAATTTTCGGGTTCTCCGATGGAGTATAAGATAGACCAAAACGAAGATGGGGAATCCGTGATAATGTTTGGTGATGTAGACAGTGCATCGGCACCAGGCGATGGTGTGGCGATAGATGTCCACTATTTGATCTCTGGTTCACAAAAGAGATTTGTTACAAGCCATTCTCTTGATGGAAAAATTTCTATTCGTTTTGGCGATGGGACATATGGAAGAATACCTCAAGAAGGTGCGTCTATTGAATGCACATATCGTGTAGGAAATGGCGTGAAGGGTAATATATCGCGTGGTCTTATCAACACGTCGATCAGGGGTTACATATCGTCTGGTTCTGGGGTAAATGTCTTGGTATTCAATGCGGAATCTGGAAGTGGTGGAGAGGATGCTGAAAGTTTTGACAGGGTCAAATTTCTTGCTCCTAAATACGCCATGACTTCCAAAAAGGCTGTAAGGTCGCAGGATTATTCAGTCTTGGCGATGTCATACAATGATGAAAAATATGGTTCGCCATCATTTGCACATGCTAAATTGAAACAAAAAATTCCAGAATTGAACACTGTACAACTGGCACTTTGGAGTAGAGATTCGGATGGAAGAATTTCCAAAGCGACCTCTGCTTTGAAATATGGACTTTTGAATTTCATGAATGCGCATAAATCCACGTGTGTAACGATAGAAATTATAGATGGAGAGGTTCTTTATTTTGATATTGAACTTGATGTCGCTTTAAAATCTGGGTATTCGTTGTCCGATGCGTCGGAGGCAGTATCAACTTTATTGGAGAACTATTTTAATTCCGCCGTGGTTAGACCAGGCGTGGATTTAGCGATGTCCTTACTAGTAGACAAAATATTAGAAGCTCCACAGATTTCTCATGTTACGATTAAAAACATCATTGGGACAACAAAAACTTCAATCGATTATGGGCAAAATACCTCTTTAAAAACGACATTTGAAGGCGTATTCAATTTCCCTCGTGGACAACAAATAATCCCAAAATCCTTTGCGATTTCAGGAGGACTGCAAAAGATATCCGACAATGGCGATGGAACGTTGGGTGGAGATATAGACGAAAGTGGAGAGAACGCAATAGATTATCTTGGCGGGAAATTTACTGCAACATTTAAAAATGCTCCAGGTGTAGCGGAATTCGTCATGGCAGAATGCCGTTTTGAAGCGAAAATGAATACGGTTGAGTCTTTAAAGATACCAGAAACAAATTCTGTAGATTTTATCGCAGCATATAGCCCAATTTTAAAACGTAGGAATATTGGGTTGTGTTCTGGAACGGATGTCTCTTTAATTTTGCCTGAAGAGTATCTGCCATTCCAGAAACACCATGTTGCGTTCATTGGGGGATATGACCATTATGGTATGCAATCTGGTGGACAGCTTCTAGCGTATGATGATGGCGAAGGCAATATTCTTGGAGATGTTGCGTCCGGAGGAAAAATCAACTATGATTCTGGGCAAGTAAATTTTGTTTGGAATACTAATCCGGCACCAGAAATAGAAACATTTCGATTTGGATATCTTGAGGAAACTCCCGATGGCATCCGTAAAAAATTCACCTTTTCAACCTGGACACTCCCAGACAAGGACGGAACACAGGTAAATTTTCAGGAAAATTATGGCAGGATAAAACTATATCTAGACACCATTGTTGCAAGCTATGATGCGGCTTATGACAATGGAACTGGGAATTTTGATGGGGTAAATATAGATGCGCATGAACAGAATACTGTAGACTATTCTACGGGTACAGGTCTTGTATATTTTAAGGAGGCTTTACCTGTGGGGGCATCAAGGAATTTCCCTGTAGTATTTATCGGGACAACCTTGTTGTTGTACACGCCTTTAGTAGGCTATTATTTTGGTTCGACTAGAAAGATTCTCTTGGCAGAGAATTCCGGACATCTGTTTGGAACCTTATCGAACGCTTATCCATATTCCAATCTGGACTACGATACAGGGCATTTAAAGGCAGACCTTACATATCAACCCATTGTGGGAAAGAATTTCACAATTGATTACGATACATATTTTTCCTCAAGATATAGAAATTTGAATGTCCCATCTCACATCATGCCTGCATTGTCTGTGGTATCCCTAACTGAAACTATTGAGGAGTTAGACATATGACAAATCCTGGAAATCATCTTCCGGTAGATTTGTATGGGCGGTTAATTCCTGCAATCATAAGAGAAGACATAAAGACCGGAGTATATTCTAACATAACATTTTGGGATGACCCTTTGTTTGTATGGGATGAGGGTAAGTTCTGGGATGAAATAGGACTCCTTCCAGTAATAAAAAATCTATATTATGGTATCGAGCAGGAAGAGACCCATGACGAGATGGAAATCTCTAAGCTGACAGACCTTATAGACCCAGATAGATGCCCATTGAAATTTTTACGAAATTTATCAGAATCTTTTGGGTATCCCCTGGATACGTCGAAGCCAGAGATAGAGCAACGTGAAATTGTAAAAAGCATCGTGGCTTTAAATAAAACGAGAGGTACGCCAATTTCTTGGACAGCTTTTTATCGGACATTGGGGATAAAGGTCAACCCGATTCCTCTCTACAAAAAAAACATTCACGAGTCAAATAATCAATATTCCAGGCATAGATATACAACGGAAAAAATAACTAAAGAAGTTCTTGCAACAATGGGCAGTGCGGAGTATACTGGATTCTTTGCAAAGCTTCCAATTAAGCCTGGTAGTGTGTTCGTCTATTCTAGCGATTATTCTTTAAGAGATATCGGAAATTCTCTAGACGAAAAATATGGTTCTTTGTTAGGTCAGAATTGTTCTGGAAAGATAAATTATGCGACTGGAAAATTTTCCTTATCTTTCACGTCTGCGACGACAGAAGACGTGAAAACAGATTACGAACATATTACAGATGAATTCCCATATTCTGCTGCGAGAATAGATCTAGATGTCTATTTTGCTGCACATGAAGATTCTTCTGAATTTTTGACGACAAAATTGCTGGACAAAATTATTGCGATGGCAGAGGAAGTCCGTCCGATCCATGTCTTATTAAGATTGGTTGTCTTGGCGTTATTGCCAGAAGACATAGTCAACGATTTCGCCACGGATTCGGTATCTTGTGGACAGTTAATCGCGATGGATCCGAGAGATGATAATTATCGTGCATACCCTGTTGATGGAGTTCCTCTAAACCAAGATGAAATCTTAATTTTGACAAAAAATAACGAGGAAAAGATTGCGATATTAGACGACAACTGTCTTATCAACACATATTTCCCTGAAACATTAAAGATCAGAATTGGTGAAGAGATACAATATTGGTAAGGAATTTTTACATGGAGCAATTCAGGTTTGATTTGCCGCAAAATAATACAATGGCAACGGCAAAGTTGATACGGGAAAACTTTGAGGCATTAGGACGGTCTAACTACACGACCGATCCTGAATATCCCAAAACACCAAGGAATGGCATGCTCCGTATCTATTATGACAAAGTGTTAAAAATAGTTTACTTGCAGACGTATATTGATGGCTGGATCACCTTATTCCAAACTGGGAATGCAACGAAATCGGCAAGAGTGAAAGAAAAGAGTTTTGATACAGCAACACCGACATGGGTTTTTGATCATGATTTGGGTAATTTCCCTTCAACAGAAGTGTTGGATAACGAAGGGAACGTCGTCGTGCCAGAATCAATTACGCATGCATCTGTAAACCGAGTTATCGTTCAGCATAGATTAGGGATAACTGGGAAAATTATAGTGGTAGGGTAAAAAATGAATTTCTTCCAGGAAATACAAAGAACTCGACAAGAAATTTTAAAAAAAGAAAATCGCATTCGTGGTTCTGTTACCACGGAAAATAAGGAAAATAGCCCATTCAAAATTAAAGGAAATTTAGAAATTACGGCTATTTATCCAAACGGGAAAAAAGAGAAAATAGTCGATGAGAAAAATCTCGTGGTAAAACAAAGCGAAATTGTCATGGCGCAAATGTCTGCGGGATTAAGACAATTTTCATATATAGAATTGGGCGATCCAGACCCAGCACAAGCACCTGATTTAGCCGACACAACGTTACAGCAATCGACAGGACAAAGCAAAGCAGTTACAGGAACGATAAATAGCAATTCTGTAATTCTAGAAGCCACATGGGGAGTGGACGACGGGAATGGATATGACTATACAGAGGCAGGAGTTTTTACTTCTCCATTCCTAACTGGGCTATTGTTCGCAAGGAAAACTTTTGGTAAAATAACAAAGACAAATGCATTTTCACTCCAGTTTACCTGGACAATCGTTTTTCAAATCAATAATTCAGGGCAAAGTGGATGTTCTGGCGTATCTATTGTAGGCAGAGATACGATTTGCTATGATTATTTTTACGAAGCTACCGGAGGCGAAACAGAGTTGGTTATCCCAATCGATTTTACTCCTGGAACAAAAAATCTCGATGTTTTCCTAAATGGACAAAGATTAGCTTATAACAAGAATTATTATGAAAGCGTCCTGACTGGAACATCAAAAGGAATTAAATTTATGGGCTTTTCGTTAAATCCAGACAATGAAATATACGTCGTAAATAGAGAATTGATGTAGGAGATACCTATGCTAACAAAATTAACTGCAAGACAACTTGAATTAGGATTTGCGGAAAGTTTTATACCACAAGCAGAAGACCCAGTAGGAAACCAAATTCGTGTAGGAAAAGGTGTGTTAAAGGATGGATCCAATTTGATTTGGAAACCCGAACAACAGAACACTGTTGGATTCAATCCTGTGACTACATCAAATAGAACCAGATGGGATTTGGTTTATATTGATTTACTTGGAGATGCAAGAATTCTTCCTGGTACTGAAAACGTGAATCCCATACCAGATTTGTTTGGGCTTCCTTTAATTCCTGCTTATGGATGTCCTGTTGCTGGAATAAAAATCACAGAGACTGGAACAGTGATTGTAGAGCAAAGTGATATTATAGACCTCCGAACCATGAGCAATTTAATGGAGGATAGGGCTTTTACATCCTTATATTCCCTCGCCGTAGGGCTATATTATAAGAATGCATTAGAAGCCTTAGACCAGGAAACAGCCAGAAAATCCGGGTTTATAGGAAAAGATTCTCTCATACAGACACTACCAGATTATTCTGCCTTTACGGATCACAATTACATCTTAGAGAATGATCCAGTCCGAAACGCAATTGGGAAATTAGATCAGGCTCTATTTGAACACCCCCACAACAAACACGAGGGGCTACAACGGGCACCCGAAGGTGTTTTAGATGAATTATATCACGCAAATGCGGCACAGGCCGCAGCGATGCTCGGACCATCAGCACCATACAAACCATCCGCAGCAAATCTTTTTGCAACGATGCCGTGGGTTACATCTCAAATTGCCATAACGAAAGCCATAATGGGAAAAACCACGCCATTTGGAGGTTCAGGGGATGCCACAAGAACTGTTAGTATCAACCTTACAAGCAAGACTGCATCAAATGGAACAATTTTGGGGCATGATAATTTTGAACCAACAAAAACTTTAATGTATGGCTCATTTTCTGGTGGTGGGAATGCAGAAATTTGGGGTCCTGGATATTCTCAGGTATCGGCTGTCCCAGCAACGACAAGCCCATTTGTCTTTAATGTATATGAAGAGAGTTATGGAGATCATATACACAGGGGTACGTATTGGATGGCATTAGAATTAAATATAGCAGTCCGATGATAATGGAGAATTTTTATGGCTAATTTATTATATCCCGCATTTGAAGATGGACATTTATTTGTTGGTCCGACTTTTAATCATGAAAATATTCCAACGGACGCAATTAAACAAGCCTTAACTGGAACATATGGTACCCCTGGAACAGACAATAAATTTGTAACAGAAACTGACCCCAAATTTTTAGACCCTATAAAATTTGCACAGGGAAAAACGATAGGTTTTGGTGGAAGTGGAGACAGTTCGAGAACCGTATCAATAAATTTAACGGATTTGACAACAACAAGTGGTGTTATACTTGGGAGTTCAGGATTTGATTATAAAAAGACATTAGTCTTAGTATGCTTTGCGGGTGCATCTAACTCTGAGTCTTGGGGTCCAGGAAATTCTCTCATCTCATCCAATCCATATTCTACAAGTCCATATGTTTTTAGAATAGCAGAAAACAGTTATGGAGATCATGTACATCAGGGAACATACTGGTTTGCTGTCGAATTAAAATTTGACGTAAGATAATTGAGGGGAATGAAATGCTTATTATTTACAACACAAATACGAAAGAAATCGTAACGATTTTATATGGACCGAACAAAACACCGAGTTTAGAAGATTTCCCTGGGCTATCGCTTGACGAGAATTGTGCCACATTAGAAAAGCCAAACAACTTAACCGTTGTAGAAAATCCAAATTTATATATTGTAGAAAGTGGTGAAGTCGTCTTGGCACCAAAATATTACATCTATCTTTACAAAATGATAAATGGTTCGGAAATAGAACTCTCAACACCGGAAGAATTAGACATGGGAAATGCCCTAACGTTGAGAGTTAAATTTAAAACAGACAATGATGTCGATTTTTACCCAAATGGAGAAGTCTCATTAAAGAATGATGGTGGAGTATTATCACAAAAAAAATGGATTTTAAGTGGAACCCTTAATTTTCTCGACACAATATTTACTGCTCCGGCAGAGAACAAAACAATTAGGTTATCAATATCACAAAGAGCGTTCAACGCATTGAGAACTACAGCAAAAACGCCTTTGGCAACAATCGAAATTATTTAGGAGATATCAAAGATGAAGAAAATATTTTTTTGTATACTTTGTATATTGTTGATTTCTGGATGCGCCAATGAGGAATTGCGTGGGTATATTGTCGCAGACAAAGCGACAATGGATTCAATCGCAGAAGAATATATTGGGCTTGTTAAAAACGCGAAAGAAGATGATGGAAAAACAGCAAAATTTTCATCGGAACAAATCAGCCGACGTGAAAGTTTAATTCAATCCTGGAAATTGAGGATTGAAAACACAGAATCTTCTCTCAAAGAAAGCCCGAAATAGGTGTCCCATGGAAGTAAATCTATCTAAACTGGAGCAAGAAATACAAGGGAACCTGAAAGAATTTATGGGATCCGCATGGGATTCTTTAACAAAAAAAGACTTAGAACTTTTAAAATCATGCGCATCAGATGCCGCAAAATTACAGATTAGAGCTTTATCTGATAATTCTGATTCACTACAGCAAGAAATAAAAATCGTTAATGCGACACTTGGAAATATTACAGTCGCAAAATATTTCCCGATTAAAAAAATATTTTGGGAAACAGTTAGAAGAGTTGCGACCGTAGCAATATCCATTTTGATAAAATCTGCAATAGCCATATAGATTTTCTATGCGTCCCTTACACCTTACCGATAGTACATAGTACGCATAAGTAAGGGTTGGCACCACCAACCCTTTTTTATTTTTTAGCACATACCTTCTTGACAAAACAAAATAAAATGATATAGATATTATCATGTTCTCTATTTTGAAAGGAAGAGTCAATGACTCAATTTTTTAAAACTGGGCTGGCCAATCTTAAGGATGCGGCTATAAATACCCACATGACTCCTGAGTTTGAAAAAAGACTTATAGTCTTTAAGGAAAAGGAAAGCCAAATTGTTTTCCTTACACCAAACATAAACGAAATTTCATTCTTTTACGAACACTATATTTATGACCACGCAAATCAGTTCCGTGATAAAGATGCGAGTAAGTTGAGAGTAACTTGTGCATCTTTCAGCAGCGACGGGACAGACCCCAAAGTATGCCCAATATGTAACGAGGGGCTATTCGACAGCACAATAAAGAGAACTCTCGTTGTTCCGCTAAGAGTGATAGACCACACCCCATTTAAAGACGAAACAGGTACGACCTGGACGGACACGCCTAAATGGATGATGGCACGAAAAGACACTATCACGATGCTAGAAAAGTACATCAAAGCCGTGAATCCAGATGGAAAATGTCTGGGCATGGGATTTAAGGTCTCACGTGTTAAACAAAACGCTCCACAATATGGGGATACATTTGTCTACGTGAAGACATTTGATATCAACCAGTACTGCCTTGGAAGTCCAAGATTAGCATGGTACCTAAAGAAGTGTGCAGGTGAAGGCAAGCAATTGACGGCAGAACAAGGGGTACAAGAATACTTTCTGAATTGGAGCATTGATGCCTTTACCCCAGATCAAAAGAAAATTCAATATTTCATGGCGGCGATTCGGAGAAAACGGACATTTAGTGGTAGTTCACCATCAACACCTCCACCATCTATGGAGCATGGATGGGAAAATACACAATACGCTTCTCAGAAAGATACGTCGTCAGGAGGAACGGCATTTTTACATCAACAGAACCCGACCATTTCCGGAAATGCCTTCGGAACAACGGAAGACATAAACAATTTTGATTTTGAAAATATTCAACCACCGCCCCAAGTCTTGGCAGGTTCTCAACCACAACAGTCCATAGGGCAAAAACCTTCCTAGAATGCAATACTCCTTTTTTATGATTTCCTTTCAGCTTACGGGCGGCAAATGCCGCCCATTTTATTAGGAGAAAAAATTGAAAGCCGTGATAAAAGGCGGAGTTTCCTGGATTAAAGCGTCAGAACAAGATGCAGAAAAAATAAGGACGGATTTAACATACCAAAGATTTGACTACATAGAAAAGAGAAATGTCCCGTTCCATTGTTGGTCAGAGACGAAGAAGGAAGACTCTTACTTATTCGTCGTGCCGAGATGCTATCCGATAAATATAATCCAGCAAGATTATACCCAAAAATTTACAAAACTAGATATTTCCATGGTGCCAGGGAAGTCGTTGAATTGGAAAGGAGTAGATCAAGAAAATTGGATAGAAAATATGAGGCAAAAGGCTCTACAAAATGGAATTGGTGGATATGGATTGGCACCATGTGGTGTAGGAAAAACCTTGATGGGATTGGAATTGATTCGACGCATGGGAATGTCTGCTCTCGTTATCGTCAGCAGACAATTTCAAATAGATCAATGGAAAAAAGAAGGAAATGAAAGTTTTACAGAAAATGGATCCCCGTTGCAATTAGGAGTAATTAAATCTGGCGTGAAAGACATCGAGCATTCCATTGTGTTATGCGTCATAAACTCTCTCATGGATAACAATGATACCGATTTTTACAATCGATTTGGCGTGGTTTTATTTGATGAGTGCCACCATTTACCAGCAGGGATGTATTTGTCTGCACTGGGAAGGCTGAGAAGCCAATACATGTTTGGATTGACTGCGTCTTTCCATCGCAGCGATAATTTACAAAACATGTTTTCCTTGCTGATAGGGGAAACCCTAGCGGAGGCTAAGGCACCAACATGCGCGGAAAAGACTAAAGTAATCCAGCTATCACTATCAAATTTTTTTGCGCATAAATCATGTCAAGGGAAAACAGAATTAAGGGTCATCGTCGCTAAAAAATTAGCAGCGAACCACAAAAGAAACCAAATAATCACCACGATAATTACCCAATTATGGGAGATGGGACGAAACATTTTAGTTTTTCACGCATTGAAATTGCCACTGGAAAGATTGATATCTAGTCTACCGCAAAATATTTTAGAGGAAAGTGGAAAATTCACAGGGGATGAAACTGCAAAACAACTCAATGATGCAGTAAATAAAAAAATAACTTTTACGACATATTCTATGGGGAACGAGGGGCTTAACGCGCCATGGAAAGACACAATAATTTGCGCGACACCACCACCATCGAATATCAAACAGCTTAAGGGTAGGATAGAAAGAGAATACCCTGATAAGAAAACCCCTATAATCATCGATATAATCGATGACTACTGGATTCCGTTAAAGAATAAAGGGATATCCAGGAAATGGAAATGGCTTGCCGAAAATGCATCATTCTCAGAAATACAGATTCCACATTTGGATGTAAAATTTGATTTCAACAGGGGAAATATATGCCCAAATTGATACATACTAAAAAAATTTTGAAGAGAAATCTCTCTCAAAAAGAGTACAACAAACTATATTATCAAGAAAACAAAAAAAGAATACAGGAAAAGAAAAAGAATAAATGGGAAATGGATGAGACATACCGAAAAGGGATAATAGATAGACTAAAAAAATATAGAGAAAAGAATAAGAAAAGCAAAAGTCCAAGAGGTAGCAACATGCCAAGGATTATACATTTATCAGATAATTCCGTGTCGTTATTATATCCACCATTCCAATTACAAAAAATTTTATATGTCTCATATAAAACAATATTGAATTGGATAGAATGTGGGAAATTACCAACATTGATTGATTTGAAACAAGGCATATGGATACCAGATGTTGTGATTAAAAGGTTGAGGAAAATCAATTTCAAAGACTTATCTCTGAAAGAAAAAAAAGAGGCAATTAAAAAGACAAAAAAGGTCATACTACAAGAAAAAATTTTTTGTATAGGCGTTGTGTAAAATGGATTCCCTAAATCAATATTCAATAAATTCTGGATATAAATCGTATCCTGTTTTCATGACATTGAATTTTCACAAAAATATAAAAGAGATATCCGCATTGTTGGGAATCTCAATCAATTTATACATCAAATTATTCAAAAAATATAAAGATGAACTTGAAAACAAATGAATACATTAAGATGGAAACTCTACATTTGGCACAATATAGGAAAGTGCTAGACTATGTAGGAATCTCGGCACAACTGTTAATTTCACCACTAGAATGTAAAAGGATAATAGATTATTTTTACGCCGAATTTGCACACTCAAAGACGATATATTATCAGAACGAAAATTGGTGGAAATCCGCCATGAAAAAAATCAATGTTGAGACGGCTTTGCAAAGATTTTTTTATAAAACGGAATCTTGGCCATTTATACAATATTTGGAAAGTCCCAAGAAATTTGGTGTTTTATGTACCTTTTTATCGATATTGGGCGATATTGAAACAATTCAATTTACGCAATTCGACGATAAAGAATTTTCGTTAAATCAATTTATATCCTTTTTCCCCATATCAGAATTACTTACACAATGCAAAGATGTGGGGTATACAAGTTTTGATATGGTATCCCTAGAGGAATTTTTGATTTTACTATATGGAGATAAAGCAAATGACAGAATTAGAAGAATTCGAGAAGTGGTGTGGAGAAATTTTTAAGGGGACAAAGGCACCATCGGAACAGATGAAGTGCCTTGTGATAAAAGACGATATCGCGATGAGAAAATTAGTATCAGTCTGGGCAGCAATGCCACATGGAAAAAACAGAGATTCTCTCAATGCCATCTCTTTGTCCCAATGGTGTGCATTGGCTGGTCTTCCAGACAGTGAGATGAATCTCAATAAATGCGAAAATTTGTTAAACCTCAACATAGTTCTACCAGACGGTCGTGTTCATTATTGGGTACAAAATTTCTTATTCGTTGAGTTGGAAGGCGGAAAAGAATGAGAGTGCAATGCAGAGAATGTGGCGAGTATTTCATGACGATAACGGAGTTTCATCTCCAAAGCTGTCATGACATGAATATGCGACAATACAAGGAAAAACATGGAGACATTATCTCTCCACAAAAGCAAATGCATGCTGTCTCGGTCTTCCCAATGAAAGAAATTATTTCAAAGGCTATGCAAGAGTTGTCGCCGGAAGAACAACGGGACACAATTGTCAAATCAGAGATGCGTGTCATAACGAAAAATTTTACAAAACACGCATCCCAATTGTATTTCACAACGCTGGTATCCCGTCTAGAAATGTTTACAAAATCTGTCGAACTCGCGACGAGGGTGCTGAATGACCTGAATCACAATTGGCGTGTACAAATGGATGACGACGGGAAACCGTTAAAAATAGCAGATAAAATTCGCATAGGAGAATATGCGAATTCCGTGATAGATAAAATTTCTGGCGGGATATCAAATCTGATGACCTGGGCGATATCCGAAAATAAGGCGGTACTAGGTAAACCACAGACCGGAACGGAAAGCGTTTTCTCTGGAAAATTTGACAAATTACCGAGCTTGATACCAGACCCGCAGCAAAGAGAAAAAATACGCCTTTTAACCGAGATTTTAGCGGAAAAAATGGCGTTGGTACAGAGAACCGTGATAGAAATGGAACCAAATGGAACAGCAAATGGAACAGCAACTGAAAGACAAGACGAACAAAAAGGAATCATGTCCTCCTCCATTCCTGGGGATTCCAGCAATGAACACGATAGAAAACCAGCAGAAATTAGTGACGGACGAAGTCCTGGAGAAATGCCTCAATGAATTCCATAAGGGATACTCAGAGATGTTTAAGGGTCTTAATCCAGAATCTAGAGAGTACGTCCGGCAAGTAATGGATTCTATGATGGCTGGAAACGATGCCCTCTTGGACGAACTCTATAGCGTGGACTACGAACACAAAAGGGTAGATCCAGAAACCTTTTTCACGCACCAGGATTATCTAGGACATTTCAAAGAGGAAATTTTTAAGGCTTGGTGGCCGCATATCCTCAAAATATGCGATCCCGTTAAGCCAGTATTTGAGGTAATTCTAACGGGCGCAATGGGTATAGGCAAATGCCTAAGAGATAATACATTATGTAAATCCAGTGCTGATTTCCTATGCGAATTAGGGAAGATTGAAATTGGTAAAAAAGTTTTAACCGAAGATGGATTTAGAAGAGTGGATGGCGTATATGATGCTGGGGTATCCGATACAATTAAAATAAAGACTTTAGATGGATATGAGATAGAAGGAAGGGGAGAGCATAGAGTCCGTGCCTGGAACAAAAATGGAGAATTGATATGGAAATTTTTACAGGACATATCAATTGATGATGTCCTAGTATTTTCTTTGGAAGATAAAAGGGCAAATTGTGAATACAAAGCCGTGATGGATTTGGCTGAAGCAGAAATTCTTGGTAGCTGGACAGGAAATGGACATTGGTATGAAGATTCTGGTGCAATTTCCATATCAATAGGATTCCAAGACAAACAATACATCGAACATTTATCGCAATTATGCAACAAAATAAATTTTAGATACAACATAAAGGAATATCAATGTTACAGATTTGCGTTAAAACAGACAAACAAAACAATATACCTTCGATGGAAATCATTTGGCATAAAAACTGGGGCTATCAATAAAAGTATACCAGGATGCGTTTTGTCTCATCCTGATTTGCTATGTGCATTTTTACGTGGATTATTCGATACGGATGGTACGGTATATGGAAAAAACATTATCGAATTTACTACGATAAGCGAAGAATTAGGAAGACAAGCACAAATAGCATTATTGGCTTTAGGGATTAGAACAAGTAGAACAAGTAAAATACCACAAATTAAAGGTATCGGACATAACAGGGCATGGACTATAAGGATTAAAGGGAATCGTTCTAAGATAACGTTTCTCAAAAAAATCGGATTTTCCAATAAAAGAAAACTTGAAAAAATCAGCCAGCAGCTTAATTGTGGTGGGAAAAATGATTGCGAATCTATTTACAACTGCTCCAATCTTATAAGAATGGCATGGGAAAATTTAAAAGGAAGAGTACCGAGTAGAAAACCATATAGGAATATGTTTGTAAATTGCAAGATGGGATCGCAAGATATAACGATTGGAATTCTTGAAAAAATAGACAGCATCTTGGGAAATGGGATGCCATGTCTGCTAAAAAAGATAGTTGATGGAGACATTTGCCAAAATAAGGTTATTTCTATCACGAAGGGATGTGCTCCATGTTTTGATTTAACAGTCGATGGAAATCCGTCATATGTGGCAAATGGCTTTGTAACGCATAATAGCACAATCGCAAATGGAGTAATCGCGGCATACCAACTGCATCGTGTGCTGTGCCTCCGTGACCCAGCTAAATTTTTTGGACTTGGACGCAAATCAAAAATCGTCTTTGGAATTTATTCTTACGACCTAAAAAGTGCAGAGGATACTGGATTTTATATTCTCCGTGACCAAATTCTCAAAGACTCACCCTTTTTCCAAAACCTCTATCGTAGAAGCCCTTTTGGCACAGAAGAAATGATATTCCCAAAATCCTTAGTCGTGATGACGGGATCACAGGCATTGCATGCGGCTGGAAAAAACTTGTTTTTTATCTCCGTCGATGAAATGAACCTGATGAGGAAAGGGCAGGCTACCGCAAAACGAGCATACGACTTAGCCAATGCCGTGGCAACACGTCTAGAATCACGTTTTATACAAAGAAGTGGAGATATCCCTGGAGTTGCGGTCTTTATAGGGAGTGCTGGATCGGAAGACGACTTTATTGAAAAAAGAATCAAAACCGTAAAGAATAAGGCTGGTAGATATGTCGTCCGAGGATCTATTTGGGATTTCAATCAAAAAGTTGCGTATTGCGGAAAGAAATTCCATGTACAACTGGGAAATAACACATCCGACTGTAAGGTTTTAGATGACGTGATAAAAGATGAACTAGGCAACTACACAACCTCTCCACGATGTGAAGCAAACGTAAATTGTCAGGTTTTTGAAGTTCCTGTAGAGCATTTCGACGCTTTCGATATTGACTGCGAAAGCGCGACAAGGAATCTCGCAGGGATTTCAACCAAGAGCTTTATGAAACTCTTCTCAAATAAAGAACGGGTGCTCTCTTGTCAAAATAAGGATTTGAAGAATTTATTTGAATCTGATATAATGCAGATTCATTTGGGTTGTGGAATTGAATTGGCCTCTTTGTTTTTGGAAAAAATAGGCTGCACGATTCGTGGTAGCCAATACTACCCAAGAAGGCATCCCGATTGTCCAAGATATCTACATGTTGACTTGGCTAAAAACACATGTCGTGCTGGAATCGCTTGTGTACATCCTAGCAAGCATATCCTGACACCCTATTCGACACAAAATGAAGACTTGAATTTACTGGACATATGCAAAGAAATAGAGGTAGATTTCGTTATTGCATTGGAAGGCGGTCGTAATAAACAGCCAATTGATTTTGACAATATCAGAAGACTAATCTTTTTTTTACGAAAATTAAATTTTTGGATACGCCAAGTATCATACGATTCATGGCAATCGGAAGACTCTATCCAAAGATTAACAGAAGCAGGAATTAAGGCTGTCGTGATTTCGATCGACCGGGATGTGAAGCCATACTTAATCACGCGAAACACAATAAATGCAAAAAAAATGAATATGCCAATTATCCCGATTCTAGAACAGGAATTGCTAGACTTAGATTTTAACTTGGCTGAAAACAAAGTAGATCACCCAGAGGGCGGGTCAAAAGACACATCCGATGCTCTTGCTGGTGCGACATACGCTTGTCTTATTGACACAATAAGCCCTACAGACGTAAAAGACGTTCATGTTCCAAACAAATTAGCGTATGACGAATATCTACAAATTATCAAAGGAAGATCACATGGATAAGATTTTGGAATATATCGCACATCCCATTAGTGCGCTCCGGGCAGTCCACAACTTTTATAGGGAACCCGTGGTGCAAAATTCGTTCTCAAAAGGTAGCAGCATAAATCCACATCGAACAGCACACAATGTAATGCACGACTACTTTAGGGCATTACATGATTACAATCGCATTCAGCTTTACGCCACATATGTCGAGATAGAACAAGACCCATTGATAGGAAGAGTCTTGGACGCATATGCTGGTGCCTGTACACAGTTCAACACAGATACTTCGGGTGTGGAGGCTGGTAGAGCAGTTTGGCTTTATTCTGCGAATAAAGACATCGAAAATATTCTTTACAAATTTTTAGACACCCATGCCCTCGATGAAAATACATTCGCGATGTTGCGGACAATGTACCATCTCGGCGACCATTTTGAATATTTGCCAGCAAATCAAGACCAGGGAATTATATCTTTACTTCCATACGAACCATGGGAACTTGCGTGTTGTTTTGATGAAAGCAGAAAAGTATCTGCTTATTCTCATGCGGACAATGAAGGGAAACCTGTGGACGCGACAAATAGTGTCCCATACTATTCTGTCGCACATTTTAGAATGCCAAATAGAAAGAGGACAGCCTGGTATGGGTCTGAATGCTCCTTACTTTTCAATATTCGAGAATACTGGCAAGAACTACAATGGTGCTGGGATAAAATTTTGATAGAAAGGCTGCGACGTTCAGACAAAGAAATGATTACGTTGGATGTAGGTGGAATGTCCACAGAAGACGCATTCTTAGCATGTAAAGAATGGCAGGAACGGATGTACCAAACGTTGTATTCTAATCCAGAAACTGGAGAGATGTTGACATCACCTGCCGCCTGGGGTGAAATGCGGGCTTTCGTCATCCCGACATGCGGTGATAATAGGACATCAATTTCTCACGTTTCTGCCGGAAACGTAGCGTCTTTGGACGATGCAAATATGATTATGGCTAGGCTATTTGCCGTATTGAACTTCCCTGCCGGGTATCTCGGTCTTGATTTGGGTGGGTCATATGATAGGAAAGAATCCCTAGCAAAACAGGACGTTGGATTCTCGACAGCATGTATCCGTCCGCAACATGCATTTTTAAAAACCCTCGCGACAATTCTAGAAACCCATCTTGCCTGGCACAATATCAATACCCGAGATCCACAAAATAGTTTCGTCTTGATGATGCAGCCTGTATCTGTCTACCAAGAATTGGAACGGAAGGAGCTTTTAGCTCTCAGATTTGATTTATTGGATAGAGCACTAAGTTTAGGGAAAGAGCACGAGTGGAATTCCGAATTCTGGACCAAACACGTTATGACGGAATATGCCCAATTTACACCTTCTATGGTGGAGAAATTGTTGCAAAAACCGCCAGAAGAACCAAAAGAAGAAATAGGACAAGCGATGGACACCTTAGAGAGTATTGAAAATGAAGAAAAAGAAAGAATGGAGGTCTTTTCTTTATTGGAAAGTAGACCACGATCAAAAAAAGCGATAGAACTTTTGCGTGATGGAGGAGCAAGTGCAGTGGTCTCTTCTTCAAATTTCTATCTGCCAAAAGATATAAATCCCGTAGAATTGTCTAATTTAGTCGAAAATTCTACGACAAAATCGTTTATAAAAAATCTCGTAATTGAACGTTGTAAAAAACGTTATGCGGGAATTTCGGAGAAAACATATGCGTGACTATAACAAAGAAAAAAAAATTCCTACACAAATTCGTGCCAGGATTAGCCAAAAAGAAATTATGGATAGCACTGTCAATAAACTGAAAAAATTGGGATATTCCAAGAAAAAACTTCAACAAATCATTATGACATACTTAGAAACTTTACGATTTGCATTAGGAACGACATACCCCGTTGTCCTACATGGAATAGGATGGTTACAAGTCAAAACAACGGCACCAAATGCCACGGTACAGGCTGCCAGGAAGTATAAAGGATACGAAAAGAAATTTGGTATGTCGGTACACATATACCTAAATCCAAATGGAAGAGCAAATATCCGGAAGGCAATTTACAACTATTGTGATATCCTAGACGATGGATCGGTTAAATCCAAGGCCGAAAGAAAAAGCATGAAGAAAGGGAAAAATGATTGAGGCTGGAATGTTTATCTACTGCCATGAGGACGGATGCGATGGTAAATCTCCATTATCTGGGATATCAGAAGGACAACAATTTGACATCGCGTATCTAAAACATTGCAAATCCTTCCATTTGATGGAGGGGATCAGGTCATTTGCCGGACAACCGATGTCCAAAAGACATCCAAGTATTGAAGATGGAGAAGAATATAAAAAATTCGTTCAGAAAGAAGAAAATGACGCAGCTAAACAATATGCCGAGTTAGAACTAGATTTTGAAAAATCTCTCATAAAAATTCTAGATAGAGATTCTCTATCTAAATTGAACCAACTACGGGGTTCTAGGCTATTCGATAAATATTACAGAAAAGCCTGGGAGCTAGGTCGAAAATCATCCGGAACATTTTATGATACACCAATACCGATTACGGCTAAGGAAACCAAGTGGTTCAATAATCTGGTATCAACGGAAGCTGCGTTCTGGCAAAAATTCATGTCAGATTCCTACAACGAGAAAAAAACGAAATTTGACCCAGCTTTAAGACTTGAAATGTACGTAAAAAATATGCAGGCTGTATTCAATGCCGGAAGGCTGTCAGGATTGCCTAAAAACGTCCTACTATTTTGGTATCCAGAAAAGAAACTAGGAAGAATGTGTCCTGGATGTACCTACATGGTGAATCATTCACCCTTCACGCAGCGCACAATGCCCACTGTGCCACGCGGAGGCGATACGCCTTGTCTTATGAGGTGTGTACATAAAGTAATCGTCAGGGTGGTCTCTGAGGACGTTATGCTAAAGAGGGAATCTGAGCTTCCAGGAAAAGATTCAATGATTGCTGATTTAAAGCGTTTTATGAAATACCGCCCAATTCGGTTATCAAAAGAGGCTAACCCATGGAATGGAAAGGCGAGAAAGAGATTAAAATGAACGATAGGAATGAAAAGAATTCAACAATATGCACTCCAACTTTTTTCCTAACACGGAAGTTTTCTTCTGCATCTAGCATCTTGGGGGCGATTGTCTTTGCCTTGTTTGTCCTGGCTATTTTAATGCTGATAGTAGGGCTATTTTATGTTTTAACGGCTGGTTTAACTCTTCTTGTGCGGAACGCATGTATTATTGGACTTTGCATATTGATTTATCTTTGTGTTTTGTGCCTTTTCCTCTTAGATGTTTTGTCATCAATAGATACAAATTTGTCTAAAGTTACAAAGAAACTAGACAAGATTGAAGAAATAAGCTATAATCAATTTGTTATAACTTCTGCGAAAAAAATAGGTAAGGACAGTAAGGAAACTTAAGCGATGGAAGACAAAAATGAAAAAGCTAAAAGTGAAAAAACTTTCGAGGAATACTGTAAGGCTATAATAAGCCTTATGGTCTTGTCATTGTTATTTGCGCCCATAATCGCGGCGATCATTGGATTCAGTGTTCGAGTGTTTATATGGGCTGCGTTCAAATAGGAGAAAAAATATGCCAACAGTTCCAACAATTCCAAACAATACCGCATCCAATGCTGTATCCAACCAATCCAATAATGATGCAAGCAAGGTTTTGCAAAACCTGCTTGGACTATCAAATTTGGTGGACCAATTTCAGGATGCGATTGTCTCTGCCCTTACCTCAGAGTCCGTAACGGAAAAATTTAGCTCCGCATTAAAAACAGGTTGGAGCAATATCGTAGCGAATGGAAGTTTAGAAAAAACCATTACAGGGGTTTTGAAAAACCTACTAACTGATGAAAGTTCTAAAACGGGAATAACCAATATTCTAAACGCTGCAATCACAAGTGAGAATGCCAAGGGAGTAGTGTCAGAAGGAGTATACGCTGGATTCAAACGGCTAGTAGCCGATGCAGATGCTCAAAAGAACATTGTGACAATAGGTGGAAAAATGATTGCGTCTCAAGACATGACCAATGTTGTCAATTTGATACTCAATGGATTTTCGACCAGGCTAAAGGAATACTTTGCATCACGTGAATTCGCATCAGCAATATCCGAAAATTCAAACAAAGTGATCGCATCCATGCAAGAAATTTTTTCCTTATCCGTGAAGGAAGGTATCGAATCCTTGAGAGGAATATCTTTGACGTTAAAGGCTCAATAAAATGTCCACAGAAGCATCTTTATATCGAGAGATGCTGGTTTCTATGAAATATCCAGACGCTCTTATCCCGATAGAATGCGCCTGGATATCACAACAGCCAGCAGGAACAGCCCGTCATATGTTGACATGTATGAATATAATAAAGGAGTTTTTAGATGCAAAACGAAGAAAAGAATGATGCGGCATCAACGGTGTGTGAAACATCCCCAGTAGATCAAACAATGCTCATGAATTTTAAAAAACCAATACTACAGGACGAATTTGTAATCGGGACACCAAAGGTAACACAGGTACCTATTGTGGAAAATCCCAAAATAGAGCAAGAAACACCGGAACCTATCGTGGAAAACCCAAAAACATCACAAGAAACACCGGAACCTATCGTGGAAAACCCAAAAACATCACAAGAAACACAAAAGGAAAATCATACAGAACAAAAAAAGCGTACGGATAATTGCGTTGTGGTGCAGAAAAAATTTGCTTCCTTGTTGTACGAATTTATCGTAGCGACGAAAGGATTTATGTTTGTTTTGTGGTCTTCAACATTCATGTTGTTGATTTTCCTTCTCATGTTCTCCGCAATTTTATTCGGGATTGACTTTTCGTCTAACAATACAAAATACATCGCGTTGCATGGTGTTTTTGTTGTTTGCGTCATCAGATGTTTGCAATTAAACGCATCAGAAGAGCGTGAAGACAAAGTAAAGGTCTGGGTGACGAAGAGAAAGGGGTAAAGGCATGCCCGCATATATCGTCTTGCAAGAATCAGGGAAAAATATCATACTAGGTGATGACCCTGTCATTTTTAGCCTAGAATGGCTACAAGCATTAGGATTAAAATGTAAAAACGTATCGGCAGCACATGCGAGAATACGACGCGATTCAGAAAGCGTCATAATGGAAACTCTAGATGGATCCACCTGGGTCAATGGGGTATCCATCGCACCAAGTAGCACGATAAAGATAAATCACAACGACGTGATTGTCTTGGGGCATCCCAAACAGGGGTGCATTGTAATTTTTAAAGACGAAGCTCAGGCTACCAGGAGAATGGAGACAAGTAAGGTCCGGGCTATTGGCGTGGAGCTAATCAATAAAAAGAACGTGGCAGAAAAATTGTCACGCGATTTTTTTAACCGGATGCCCAGGAGTCTTTCACAATTTTCAAAATTTTTATTGGACTTCCTAGAACAAAATTTCCATATCAATCGTGGCGTGGTATACCGTGTAGATAATAAAAAATGGATACCTATCGTAGCAAAAGCACCACAAAACTTCGTTCCGCCACGGTATATCTTAGATCAAGTTTGGGAGACGAAAGAAGCAAAAAGATTCTCGACAACAGAAGTCGAAGACCCTGACGACCTATCCAGGAGCATTGTTGAAAATAAGGTTTGTAGCTCCATATGCTTTCCTATGTTCCATAGCGATACACTTATCGGAATTCTATACATTGACACATTAGAGGACAAAGAAGCCCTAACACAAGAAGACTTATTGCTTTTAAGTGCCTTAATGCCCGGAATGGAAGGGGTTTTCTCTGTCTTGCTATATCAAGAAACCGTGAGACAACAAGCTGCAACAATGATTTTATCGCTGCAAAGATTCGATGTGGATACCAATATCACGTGTACTGCATTTGATAAGCAATTGCAAAATTTTTCGATAGGGAAGAAAGGCGTAGACAACAGCAATAATTTAATTTTTTGTTCCTTCCAGAACCAAACAGGAGGAGATTTTACAACACAGCTTATGCTATTCGCTGGGCTATTCTCTCTGATACAAACTACAGAATTTGTTTATAGTTCTGGCCCATTATTTTTGCATAAATTAGACTCGTACTGGTGTCCCCAACTTCGCGGAAAAGCTATTTGCTCTATCGGAATCGTCTCTATTTTAGGAAATTCTGCCAATTTTATAGGACTTGAAGAATGCAATATCGTATTAAAAACAAAAAATAAAAACTCGGCGTTCTATTCAGAGTCTAGGGCAAAATGGGGTTCTGGGATAAAAGACAAGGTCAATGCAGAATCTCAATTTTCTGGATTAACAGAAGAGACGATATGTGTTCTGTCCACCACGGATCCACAAACTTTGGTAGATTATTTCGATAAGAAAAAAACTCCAATCGAATTTAAAGATTTGCTTTTAAAAAATTCTGGTGGAGTTGTCTGTAAATGGACACCAATAGAAGAAAAGAAAAACCCCACACCAAGTAAATGAGGAGCGAACTATGTTGGGGAGAAAAGACAAAAATTTTTACGAAAAATTAAAACTCTTCATGGCTGGGAATGTCGATATGTATGCAAATTCCATGATACGGGATTGCGTACCACAGGGAGAGTATTTAGAAACCCTCGGAATGGGATCTGAAAAACTAGTCATTTTATACAAAGACATGCTTTTGAATCAAAAGAGAGTTCTCAATATTAGACTCCCTGACCTCAGTCAAGAGAACGAAAAAAGGTTTATCAGAAGCACTAGAATAATGGCAACGATATCAGATAGTGAAATCTTGTCTGGAAGAATTCCTCCATTCCCCCTGGTATATGACTTAAGAGAATCCCCATTCTACTTTGTATGCGAGTATTGCAAAGGAAGCAACCTAAGAAAATATATACAAACACAGGGTGCGTCCTTGTCTCTAAAAGACAAGTTGTTGTTATTTAAACAAATAGTGCAGGGAGTCGGGCTACTGCATTCATATAACGTCGTGCATCGGGACTTAAAACCTGACAATATCATCATAACGGAATCTGGACAGGCAAAGCTCATAGATTTCGGTATAGCGATGTCTGGAATAGAAAATGTCCTGACGAGGACTAATGCAATTCTTGGCACGCCTGGATATGCCGCACCAGAACAGATGGAGGACGCTGGGAATGTCGATGAAAGAGCAGATATCTTTGCACTCGCAAAGATATGTTATTTCATGGTTGCGAATGACGATGAATTTGCCCCAGAAAATCTCCCGGTAGAACTCCTAATGACCTTGCCAAAAGCATGGCAAGATGATAGAGAACGAAGACCAGGAAATACTGTCGAATTTTTTCAGGACATTATAGACGCATTCCCAGAATTTAATCTTGGAGAAGAAAAGAAAATCATAGCGCAAGATGCGTTGTCTGTAGCTAGGGCATTTTCTGATTTTTTAATCCTGTGTGGGGGGAACACGGGAAAGGTAAAAAAAATATTTAACATGAATTTGGCCGAATGGGAACTTCTAATGCAAATGGCCAAGGAAAACGTCCTAAATTTTGCCCCAATTAAGGACGAAACAAAGTGATATGGGAAGGTGTATTTATGTCGGACAAAGTAGGAATTATCGTTTGGATTATGCGGACTATCATAAAGCCAATTTTCCAGGCATTCAATACTGAAATCAAAAGCGACAAAGACCCAGAATCCGAAGCACTGTTAAAAAGACTAGACTCCCTAACAAGGGAAAGGCTAGAAGTCATTATTAACGACAAGCTATCGCAGGAGGTGATAGCTTTGATTTCTAGGGTTTCTATATTGGAGCAAAAGGTGTCCTCATTGGGACATGAATTATCCTCCGTTAGGGAAACAACTCTATCTATCGAATCATTGAAATCCATGGCAGGGAATCTAAACTCAGAAGACGTGAAACAAGAAATGCAAATCATGCAGCTTTGGAAAAGCGTGAAGGTATTGGAAAATACAATTTCCAAATCTCAGGAATCTATTCCAAAGTCAAAACAAAAATCAAAGGAAGTCCTTACGGAAATATTGGAGTTCGGAAATGGATAATTTGTTAAATTTTCTGAAAGAAATGATGTTTAGCCAGGTGCATGATGAAAAAGAATCTGCCCTACAACTTCTCTATGGAACTGGGATAAAAGTACAGCTTAAAGATACCGGATTTGATCTGGCTGGGTTAATTCCAGAATTGATTTTGTATGCCAAGAATGGCAATAGCCAGGACAAAGTATACGTTTGCAAAGTTATTTCAGCCATCCTTTCACATGAAACAGACGACAAAGTCATGAAGACTTTGCAGGAAATCAAAGATTCACTAGACTCAATTGTCTCTCTCTTGTTGCTAAATAGTGGCGCAACCGTCGAACAACCGGAACAAGAAACTGGCAAGCAAAAACAAAAAGAACAAGAATCACCACCAAGTAGACTAAAGGATATATTTCGAGGGTAAGGCAATGTGGCATGTCATGTCCGAACATGTATTGAATAAAAAAATTGGAATATCACCAATCAGTAAACCTAACGAAATACACAAAGCCATGCTAGATTTAGGCTTTATTGATTCTTGTAATGAAATTCTCTGCATTATCGCATTGTCTGGGAACAAAATTCCACAGAAGGCTTGGTATACCACGGCATCTACTCCAGACAAAAATGTCCCAAATTTAGACAAAGATGTCCCAATATCCAAAATGGTAGTGTTCCGAAAATTTATATGTGTACGTTGTTTCGATTGCAGGATGCCAGAAGAGCGTTTGTTTTCTGGCGTTCTCCCAGATTTAATCGCAAAAAAAGACGATATCGATTTTGCTATTAAACTAAATAGGTTCCATACAACGGAGTGTTTTTTAGCCAATGGACATGAATGTGTACAATATTGGCCAAGGAAATTGATATGATAGGATTTTCTATTCCACGAGGAAGCTCGATTGATTGGGTAAATTCTGTTATTAAAAACAGGAATATCACAGAAGATAAAATCTCTGTAGCTTCTATTGGAGACTTAATTTCATTTAATACCGTGGCGGAAAGGCTTGAATATTGGGGGAAATGGTGTACAAAAAATAACGAGTGGATTTTGTTAAAAGAGGCTCTGCATGTCCAGTACTGGGCAAAAAATAAAAAATGGAAAAAATCCACATGGCAAATCCTTCCAATCGGGACGACGGTCTTGCCAGTTGGATATGAAAAAGATGTATACCTGGAGAAATATCCAGAATTGATTTTAGCAAAAAAATTCAAACTCCCATGGATTTACACCAGCTATGAAATCAAAGTAGACGCGCTCTATACACCAGGTCCGATACTTCTGCCAAAAGCAATAGATAAAGAATTTGGGCAGGTATCCGCACATGCTAGAATCCTAGAATTGCTTTATGCAATAGAACCAGATGTCTTCGAGATATTGGAACATTTACTATCACGACAGAAACAGAATTTTATCCGGCAAATCCTAAACGGATAACATCCTAATAAAAAATATAGCATATAAAATTTTCTTAACCTTTATGCTATATTTTTTATAATTTTATTCTTGACAATACAAGACAAAACAGGTACAATCATCCTTAGAAAGGAGGATTAGACATGAATGTTTTGTCTTGTTTCGATGGGATGTCGTGTGGACAGATAGCACTAAAAAAAGCAGGGATTCCGGTAGATCAATATTTTTCGTCAGAGACCGATAAATATTGTATTTCGATTACCCAGAAAAATTTCCCCTCCACGATTCAGCTTGGAGATATCAAGGAGTGGAGTGATTGGATCGGAACGCTACCGAAAATCGATTTAGTCATGGGTGGGTCTCCATGCCAGGGGTTTTCAATATGTGGTAAATCCCTGGGATTTAAAGACCCAAGAAGTCAGTTGGTTCTGGAATTTATCTCTATTGTCCAAGCGATAAAGCCAAAATACGTTTTTTTAGAAAACGTATGCATGAAACAAGAATGGCTAGATGTGATTTCAGACAGGATAGGGATACGTCCAGTAAAGGTCGATTCCTCCTTAGTCTCAGCACAGTCTAGGAAAAGAATGTATTGGGCGAATTGGCCTTTTCCGCAACCGGATAAGAGAAATGTCGTGCTGGAAGACATAATCGAATCCGGCATGGTAGACCGACAGTTAGCATACTGCTTAACGGCAACGTATGCTAAATGTGGGAGAAACGACTATCTGCGAGGTAGATCGCAGAGGACGATGGTCTATGTAGACCAAAGGGCACATGGATACAACAAAGGTAAAAAGTTTTTTGACATTACACCAACCATTACATCCAACGGTAGTTGGATAGAAAATAATAAAATAAACGTCCACGGAGAGCTACGGAAGTTCACCCCGGAAGAGTGCGAAAAATTACAGACCGTCCCGATTGGGTACACCTATGGTGTATCAAATTTTCAGAGGTATAAAATGCTGGGGAATGGGTGGACCGTAGATGTAGTTGCGCATATTTTTAGTTACATGGAGGGCAAAAAATGCCTATTCTAGAACAACAAAGCCAATATAAAAGGCTTGTATTCGATCCAAAGCCAAATTTAGAAAGTGGCGGTGGTTTTGTAATGTTTTTAAAAAATCCAGATTTAAACATCAATGGAATCTTGGTGTTTAAATCTGAACCACCGGAGGATTTGTGTAAAGAGTTTTTGAAAGAATTGAAAGGAGATTTTGGATTGAAGTCACTAGGACTAGGGTATATGTTATTTGACATGCTAAAGGGGAACCACAAGAACGCCTTCCCTCTATTACGACCAAGATGGAAAGAGGAATACGTATGAATATTGGGAAATTTATCGTGATAGAAGGTATTGATGGTAGCGGAATCACGACGCTCCAAAAAGGGATCGTGTCATACTTTAAAAGTAAAGAAGTCCCAATATTAGGAACAAAAGAGCCAACGGACGGTCCGGTTGGATGTCTTTTAAAGCAATTCATCACGGGAAGGACTTCCCTCTTTACGGCAGAGGGTTTAAATAACCCATCAGCAGCAAAAACATACAATGAATTAGCAATCGCCGAGCTATCGCTGCTCTTTGCGGCTGACAGGATAGATCATATCAATAACGTGCTGCGCCCGGCATTATTGTCTGGGTACAACATTATCTGTGACAGGTATGTATACTCAACGCTAGCATACCAACTGGACAAGGACCGGAGTCTTTGGTCTTGGCTGATCGGAATAAATGGAATGTCTTTCTCTTCAATACCTCTACCAGATATCGTGCTGTATCTCAATTTGCCGATTGAGGTCGCAGGGAAAAGAAGAAAATCGCGAGATGGGCAACATAGCGACATTTTCGATGCGACACTCGAAAATGTGAAGGAAAACTACAAGTACGTCTTCTCTCATGTCCCGCCCATGACGAAAATTGTAGAGATAGACGCAGCGAAGGGACAAGAAGAGGTTTTAAACACTTCTTGTGAGGAAATCAAAAGATTATTTTGGGGATAAAAAATGAAACCTTGTCCAAATTGTGGGTCTCGTATGACGATAGAGAGACAAAATAACAAAGTTTTTTGTATGAGATGCAAGAAAACATCTTAACCTGGAGGAAAAATAAGTGAATATCAAGAAAGAATCAATGTGCCAAACCAAAATTATTGGGAAGACGGAGTTTACTCCGATAGTCCCAGGTACCTTTAAAATCATGTCGGGTGGGAAGGTAATTGCCGAGGACTCCCCATCTGATGAGAGAGTGGGATACTTATGCGGGAAGGGAATTCATGAGAGTTCCACTGTGGAGTATTCTACGGGAGATGTTTATTTAATCGCAAAATTTTTCCTTCAATTGAAGGATGGGATTGTTCTTTCGTATTCGTACGTCTCAGCGGAAGAACAAAAACACAAGACAAAGCCAAAAAAAATCGTAAAACAAGAAGTGCCTTTAAAGATACCTTTACCACTAAAAACAGCACAAATATCTGGGATAGAATATCCACAAACAGAAGAAAAAATTCTCCAACCGTCAACAAAACCTGAATGCCCATTCTAAAGGAGAGGTCGCAATACGCGACCTCATAGGAGGAATATGGATATTTTAGAAAACTTAGAATCCCATTTGAAATCTAGACTTTATCGGGTAAGACTAGAAGTAGTTTTTGTCCCAAATTTGCTGCAATGCACGGTTCCAAAATTGGGACTTGGAACCACTGGATTCCTCTGCACCCTGATATATGTCCCTGTAGAAAATTCTTTACAGGAAAACAAAGTGCGCTTTGCGATTACCAAATCAGCATCCATCAAGAAAACGCTTCTACAGGACGTAGAAGAATTCTTGTTACGCAGCAAAATTATTGCAGAGAAGGATTGGAAAAAATGCAATTTCATGGAAAACCACAACGCATAGCGGAATCACATTTAAAATCTAGGTGGCTTCGTGGTAAGCCTGGAGAGTATTGTAGGTGTGCATTCTGTGGAAAGAAATTCGTTCTGGGAGATTATTTCCGAATCATCACGACAAATCATAAAAAAATCTTTGGGAATCCCATCACTTGCGAAGGATGCGACACCATGAGCGACGAAGCAATGGTGCGCAAATGGGAGAAGAAATGGGAATCCTGGAAAACTGGGGAATGGGAAACAACAGAAGATGGAAAGTTCTGGTGGTGGTTTATCAGATACGAGGCAGAACAAGAAGCGATAAAGATGGAAAGAGAGGATGCTAAATGGATGAGAGAGCGTTAGAAAAACTATGTATAGAACGAGAGGGTGGAAACGGAAAGGAAGAAATAGACAATAAGCCACAAAATAGGTCGTTTCTCTTCAGTTATTTAAAGGCAAGAGAAAACCATATATTGTTTTCCCACTACTCAAAATATGAAAACGAAAGTTCCCTTGTGGGGAATCCCCCAGTAGTTCACCATATATTTTATATGAATTTTGAACCTATTTTGAAAACAGAATTTATAGACAGGACGAAATTATTTCTGCCATGTCTTAAAGCATTAGAAAATATTCTAAGTACAGAAATGCTCTTTGATTCTTTTCATGTTATAGAAGATTCCTCCGTAAAAATTAGAGTAAAATCGCACACTTATGGACCAGGGAAAATGGAATATTTTGCAGCCTATTTAAAGGACTAAATATGGAATACCCAAATGAACTATTTTTGCTCAAAAATCCATGTAAAAATGGATTGCAAAAAATAAAATTCGTGAAAGAAGATATTAGTGAAGGCTATGCTCAATACCAAAATGGAAAGAAAATCGTCATAGTAAACTTCAATGCCCCAAGAAAAGGTCAATTGAAAGTTGGTTCAAAAATGTACAAAGTAGACGAATGGGCTGTGGAATATAGCGTTGCGCATTACCTGCTTTCCAGAGAGATTAGGAGCGAAAAGGAAAAACTGCTGGAAATCATTAAAAAAATGGAATCCTTGTTGAAGGAGTAAAGATATGTTCCCATATTTTGGTTCTAAATTTCGTCTGGCCAAAAAATATCCAAAACCAGAATTCTCGACGATCATTGAACCATTCGCCGGAAGCGCACAATATTCCTTGAGATATTGGGAGAATGATGTCATTCTAGTTGACGCATATGATGTCATTATCAATCTTTGGAAATGGCTACAGGGGTGTACCGAGAAAGATATCCTTGGGATACGCCAAATGAAATTAGGAGAATGCGTGGATGACTTCTCCTGGGATTGCAAAGAACAGAAAGACCTAGTTGGCTTTATTATTTCGGCTGCGCCTGAAAGTCCAAGGAGAATGCCTACGAGATGGCGGACGATAGATAGACCAGAATCCCAAGGGAAACGATTGAAATACATAGCGGAAAATCTCTATAAGATACGCCATTGGAAATTCGTCCAGGGCAGTTATCTTCTGTCACCTGACATAAAAGCAACTTGGTTCATCGATCCGCCTTACCAAGTTGCAGGGAAAAACTATAAGGTCGGGAACAACCTGGACTATAAAGCCCTGGCATTCTGGATTGAAACAAGACTTGGACAAAAAATAGTATGCGAATCTCTTGGCGCAAACTGGATGCCATTTAAGTCTAAACTGGGAGAAATCGTAGGATTAAGGAAAAAGACAACAGAAGTTGTTCTGCATATTTCAGGGAAGGAACGCCAGGATATATTCTCCTGGTAAAAGACAAAACATGAAAACAGAAAAAATAGAATCTTTGATTCCATATATCAACGTCAGATTCCTTGACAAAAAATCAAGGGTTCTCCCTCTAATATATGGAATCAAAAATTCCCTGGATTTGGAACAGGGAGAATATAAAAAAGACAAGACATATGCCACAGAAGATGTCGATCCACCACATCGAAAAATAGAACCAATAATAAAGAGTCTTCGACTATTGGGATACCTCTTAGAAGCCTATACATATCTGCTCCAAACCTGGACGGGAAGGCATGTAAAAGGATTTAAAAATGCCGTGGAAATATTGGAAACTCTGCCTCTGTTCCCATATCAAAAAGACAACATTTTAACCTTACAAAAGCAGAGAGAGTTCATTGAAAAGCAGATGGAGAGAACTCAAATAAAACATCTTGATGTAAATGAATACCAAGATGTTTTACAAGAAATTGAGAAGAAATATATCGATTACGAAAAGAATGCGAGCGAATACGATATCTGGGCTGATAAGACAACACTCTTGTTGGCTCAGTAAAAAGGACACAATATGTCTGTAAAATACCAGTGTGACGCATGTGGAAAGCAGGAACCTGCCAGGATAAATATTAACGGGAGTTCCATACAGCCTAAAGATTGGTATATCCGTACCGTAAAATTTAGCGCAATCTCTATCCTAGAGATGCATACTTGCTGTATGGAATGCGCCATGGAAATTGATAAGAGGATGGAAAAGTTAGGAGAAAATTAGCGATGGAATATGTAAATATCAAGCTGCCAATGCCTATTCAGGGCATTGATTGGCATAAAGAATTTGTTAAAATCGTGGCAAAATACCATGGAGAAATTCCCATTCTTCTGGAGGGACATCCAATCGGTATACTAAAGGAATTTTCGTTTCTCTGCACATATAAAGACAAACCAAAAAATTCCGTTATAGAATCTGTTCAGTGCCAATTGATACTGGACAGCCCCAGAAAAAACTCGGCGTGCAGATATATCGCGAAGGCACTGTACGAGTCCAAAAGTCTGAATGTCTCAGACATGTATGTTTTAGGTTATAAAATAAAAACCTCATCGGACGATCCCAAAGATATAGACAAGGTAACATCTGCTGAATTCATCGAATTTTTTCTTGAACCAAAACCAGTGGTACCAAACCCAATATCATAAAGGAAAATAAAACATGTTGATTTTATGGTCTGGTGGACTAGACAGTACATATCTCTTGATAAAGACGCTCATAGAACAGCAAGATTCTCCACATGTAATTAGAACAATTTCTCTCAATTGCCCGCAGATATCTGGATCGAAGAAATGCAGGGGAAGTCGAAATAAAATCAAAAAAATTCTCAATGACGAGGGCTGGAAATTCTTTCATACTGAAATATCTCTTTCTTATGAAAGCAAAAGATACTGGCTTGGACCAGCAGGTGAAGATGGAATAGCACAACCCGCGATATGGGCTTTTTTAGGACTAATACATGCAATGCCAGAAGAGACTCTTTATCTTGGGTATGTTTCGGGAGATGTGGCGATCCAATATCTCCACGAAATTAAAGGGATCGCTTCTGAGTACAATTCGATAACAAGAAAAGGCATCTCTATTTCCTTTCCAATAATTAACATGGAAAAATCGGAAATCATAGAGAATATGATGTCTGACAAAGTACAAAAAAAATGCCTAGAAAACATTTGGTTTTGCCAAGGAGACGAATCCAGACCATGTGGCGAATGCCAATCCTGTATTCGCCACAATAGGGCATTGACTCTTTCAAATACATCAATAAGAAAATAAGAGGGAACATGGAGAATCCACGTCTAAAAAAACAAAGGATACGCAATCAGAGCGCACGAAATCTCAAGAAACAAAAGATTGCGTTGAGGAGGAATGCAAAATCTAAAAATCGAGAAAAAAGTGAAAGGGTGCAATATCTCGAAAAGCGTGGTACATCGTTTTTCGCACGAAGGATATCTCTTATAGGGGATATCGTGATAACAAAGACAAACCAAAAAATTCCGATCCAGATATTTTCACAAAAAGGCAATCCGGGTAAATGCATAAAAATTTGGGCATCGACCGATGCCCCTGATATCTATCAAAAATTCGATAAAATCCAGAAAGAAGACTGGATACTTTATGCATCGGATGGAATACCCGACGGGACACCAATTATAAAAAAGTGTTTTGAAATCCTGGAAGAATACACCATCGTGACAGCAAAAATATTTAGAGGGAAACTATTATGAAATGCGCTCTGATTAAAATGTTGGGGGACGAATTGAGAAGGCAAAGCGTAGATATCGGGGAGACATATTCCCTTAAGATATCAATACGTGTCTCAATGGACACAACTGAATGGATTATTATCCAGCAGACCATAAAAAAACCAAAAATTGAATATAATCCATTCAGTTGTGAGATAAGGCAGGTAACTAGTTGCCTGCCAAGGAATGAGACTGTTTATCATGTATCATAATTTTCTAGGATGGATTTAGAAATGTCGTATATCCAACTAGACGAGTTTTCGCGATGCATTCTCTATGATATGCTAAGAAAAATCGGAATTTTGCAGGCACAAGAAAAGCCATATCCACATGGGAGATATAGATTGTATGTCAAGAATAAAAATTAAAGAAGACGTGAAGAGGCAAATAGAAAGAGAATCTCAAGGTAGAAAGATGTTTGAAACATATACGAGGAAAGGACTCCATATTTTCTTGAGCTATGGCATAACATGCCAAGATTTCAACAAATTGAGAGAATCTGTTGGTTGGGACAAATTAGATCCGGAAGCAACAAAAAAAGCCATACAGAACACACTCTCTCTCATCTTGGTAAAAACCGAGGATGGAATTGCTGGGATGGGTAGGGTCATCGGAGATGGGGTATATTTTTATCTCCAGGATGTCGTAGTAAAGCCTGAGTTTCAAAGTAAAGGCGTAGGGGACTACATCGTGAAATACCTAATTTCTCATGTCCTAACATCTGCGCCAAGTATGAAAATGTTTTGCGTCCTGTGTCCTGAAACAGCCAAAGAATTTTATAAAAAGCATGGATTTGAGCTATCCCAATGCGCTAAGGATTATGGAGCATATTGGTTTGGATACCTGTCTAAAAAAATGAAAAAGAATTCAAAACATGAAAAACATTGAAATCCATAACGAATATCACGAAGACAATAAAATAACCCTGTACCACGGGGATGCCCTGTCGTTTCTAAAGACCATGTCAAACGAATCTGTGCATCTCGTGGTCTCATCTCCGCCATATAATATGCAAAAGGAGTATGAAAATAAAGCCCCACTATTCACATATTTAGCAGAACAACGTGGAGTAATCCAGGAAATCATAAGGGTGCTAAAGCCAGATGGGAACATCTGCTGGCAAGTAGGTAATTACATAGAGGACGGTGAATTGTTTCCTCTAGATATTTTCTACTACCACATATTCAAATCTTTTAAAGCCCCTTTATTCTTGAGAAATCGCGTGGTGTGGCATTTTGGACATGGACTGCATGCAAAACATAAATTTTCAGGTCGGTATGAGACGATCTTGTGCTTTGCCAAGTCAAAGACTTCGACGTTCAATTTGGACCAAGTCAGGGTTCCACAAAAATATCCAGGGAAAAAACATTTCAAAGGTCCAAGGAAAGGGCAATTATCCTGTAATCCTTTAGGGAAAAATCCGTCTGATTTTTGGGAGTTCCAACTGGATACAACACACAATGAAGTGTGGTGTATTCCCAATGTGAAACACAATCACCCAGAAAAGACGATTCACCCATGTCAGTACCCGATTGAACTCGCAGAGCGTTGTATTCTCGCGATGAGCAATATCGGAGAGTTGGTTTTAGACCCATATGCCGGAGTATCTACGACAATAGTTGCCACAATAAAGCATGGTAGAAAAGCTATTGGTGTGGAGAAAGAATCCAAATACATAGATGTCGGGAAAATTAGAATACAAAAATTTTTGGAGGAAATGGACGATGTCACCAGAAACGCAAGCAATAATGATAATACTAGTTTTTGCTCTTTTAGGAACAAAACTGATCTATGAAATAACGAAGGATAAGTAGGAGGAAGGGAAATGATTGATAAATATCGTCAGGAAAATTTGACACCAACGGACGGGACAGCCTTTTTCCTAGAAATAAAACGACTCACAGCATCAGGTTGGAGACTTTGTTGTGGGTGTGCATCCGGAGAAAACCAATGTAAAACATGTCCAATTTCTAAGAGAAAAAAAATGGGATTGCCACCAGAAGAGAGGGAATAATATATTGGAAGAATTAAAACAAGCATATGAATACGGTGAAATAGAAAGACAAATCCGTGCAATCGTAGAGAATGTTCTGAAAAATTCTCAAATAATCGTGTCGGAGGTATCCTGGGGCGGTCGATCGTCAACTCCTATAAAGTCTGAGGAGAAAACGCTAAAGGAAATATCCATAGCGATACGCTCTGCGATGGAAGGATTTGATGGGGAAAGAGGGAAAATAATGATATCCACAGTTAAGCCTGTCTACACAGGAGAAACTTGTGAATACAACGAGAGGAGATCAAAATTTTTCGGAAAAATCTATTCCAGATATCTCGCGGAGAAACGGGATGGCAAATCTCCTGGATTTGCAGAGTTTGTACGAAATCTTGTAAAAGAGTATGAAAAGGAGGACAAACTTGAAGATAAAAGTAACAATTGACACAGAAGAAATAGAAAATGCCGTAGGAGATGGGAAGGAATCTGAATATTTACAAAATTTATACGAATACGCCATCCGCCTTAACGAGATGCTTAAGGCGAGAAAGAAAAATCTTGAAGGGAAATAATTTGCCTAAGACTAAAATGTTTTGCTGTCCCCACTGTGGGTGGATATTGAAAGGACAAGATGAGGACATACTCACTTGCCTAAACTGTGAGAAAAAATATTCTAAGATATCTCTCATAGAATTCTCGTTAGATTGGGAAATAAATGTTAAAAATTCACGATAATTTTGTAAAAATAGATGGAGAAATTTGTATTGCGGAACTAAAAACTCCCGATAATGAATACGTTGCGATATGCTTTCGAGATGCGAAGTATATCGTAAAAATCAGCATGGACCAGGGCAAAACATGGAAAGATGGAAGTATAGAGCAGTATGGAGACGTAATCCAAATGCTTCTATATCATTACAATAAAGATACTTATGCCGATGACGATGAGGAGGCGTGTTCCGATGACGATGAGGAGGCGTGTTCCGATGACGATGAGGAGGCGTGTTCCGATGACGATGAGGAGGCGTGTTCCGATGACGATGAGTAAAAAAACAGATTCGATTTATCTGACACGAGAAGAACTAGTCAATGCGATAGACTATATATTTGAGGGAAGGCATTCGGCATCAAGCAATACACTGTTCTGGCTATGCGGATTCAACAAAATCTTCCCAGGGCGGGATTCCCCCTTTGACCCGCAAGACATGTCTAAGTCTCTATCTTTGTTGAAACGGATACCAGGTCTTAAAGAAACGTTGTTTCGTCTAACAACGGACACTAGGTTGCCTGAATATGTCCGAGAAGGCTGGAGACAAGCAATACATGAAATGGAAGAGGAGATAAGGAAAATATGAAGAAAGTTTACAACGTGATAAAAACAACGTGGATACTTCGTAACGAGATAATCTTTTTTGAAGACCACGTCGTTGTGAAAAGAGAAAAAATGTATCACTACGCCGAAACAAAATACCTCCACGATTTCGCAAAGGAAAATATGCTGTACATTTCACATGATGTTGCAACTTGTTTCGTGGGAGAATTTCTAGGAGGTGAAAGTCTGGAGTCCGTTCTACTTCATGGATACAGAACTAATCAATGCTAAGAGGAGATAAGGTATGTCTGAGGAAATCTTAAATGAAAGCGTGGAAAAAATAAAGAAAAACAGGGAGTATCAAAAGAGGTGGAGAGAGGAACACAGGGAAAGAGTAAGAGAGTGTCAAAAGAAATGGCGAGAGGCACACAGGGAGCAAGAAAATGAAAGAACCAAGAAATGGCAAAGTAAACATAGAAAACAAGAAAGCGAAAGGGCTAAGAAATGGCAGAAGGAAAATAGGGAAAGGGTAAGAGAAAAAAACAAGAAATGGTGTGCGGAAAATAAGGAAAAGGTAAAGGAATATGCAAAAAAAGCACAAAAGCGATGGAGCGAAAAACACAGGGATAAGGTGAGAGAAAAACAAAGGCTGTGGCGCGAGAAAAATAAGGAAAAGGTGAGAGAACTACAAAGGCTATGGCGCGAGAAAAATAGAGACAAAGTAAACGGATATGCAAGAAAGAGTCGTGAGAAGAAAAAAGAGAAACTAGGTGTACCCCGCAAGCACCCCTGGTACAAACGCTGTATCTATCTTGCAGAAAAACAACGTCTAGAAAATAAAGACCCTAATCTTCATGTTTCGGGAGATTAGGATAAATAAAAGTGATACAGAAAACATCAATAAAAACTATGAAATATAAATGCTCTCTTTGTGGTGATGTCTATAACGCAATAGAGGATGCAATAGATTGCTGCAATTCTGAATGTGTACATAATTACGACTGTGAGTGCAATTATTGCCGTGGAAAAATTATTTTCTTGAAAGAAACGAAAAATGTGTGACAAAATCAATGACTATTTAAAAAGTCTAATCAAAGATAAAAACGAGCTAATTCCTATACAAATTCCTCGATGGTATATTGATTTCCTTCTCAAAATTTTAGAAGATGCAGAATACCAAGAGAGGAAAGAGAGGGGGAAATGGGAACGAGGTGGTACATATTTCCAATACCAATATAGCCCAACCAAAAGGTCAAAACAAATCGTCTGGATAAGGAATTTTCTTGGAAAACAAATAGCAGAAAGGGAACAAAATGAAGGAACTCATCAAGATTAGCGAAGTCGAAATCGGAAAAGAAAAATTAAATGCCGTGGATGCGAGGGAATTGCATGAAAAGTTGGAAGTAAAACGAGACTTTTCAAACTGGATAAAACAAAGATTAGAGGATTCACAAGCTGTTAAAGATAAAGACTTTACAGTTTTCGCCAAATCTGGCGAAAACCCTGTTGGCGGTAGACCTATGAATGAATACATCCTCGCCCTGGACATTGCGAAGCACATCGCGATGTTGGAACGCTCGGAAAAGGGTCGGGAGGTACGCCAGTACTTTATCGATGTCGAGAAAGCGGCTCGAGAGGCGGAAGCCAGGTACAGAATGCTGGAAAAGGAACTCATCGATTCGTGCCTGCTACCATGCCCAGGAGAACTCCAAAAAGGTGTCATCCCGAAGCAACTCTGGAAAGAAGTCGGAAAGCTGTATGGAAAAGAAAATTGTGTTCCAGGAAAGTTCCAGCCAATTATAGGGAATTTCATTCAACGGTATGTGTACCAATGCATGCCGCAGCAGGTCTATGAAGAATTGACCGAGAGATGTGCTGGGACGTTTTGGAGACGGAAGAACAAGTATACCCAGTACATGACGGACTATACAAAAGATTGGCTTCGTTCGCATTCATTCGCGATGATTGGACTTATCCGTGGAAGCCGCTATGACATCGAAGCATTCAAGACAATGCACGAAGAGAGCTTCCCTAAACTGCGAAGTGTGAAGAGACTCATTGCTGAGAAGAAACTCATAATGCAACTGACGTTCGATTTTTAAGGAAATGGACAATGGAGCAAGATGCTAAATTACAAATTATCCACAATGTCTTGAATAAACGTGGGGTGATTGCAGCAAAGATTAAGATGAAGCCAACTCTAGAAATTGAAATCATAGACGAAACATGCCGAGAAGAAGTTCTAGCATGGTGCAAAGAGAAAGTTCCAGAAATGTGTGTGGTTATCAATGCCAAGAATCTCACAGGGAAGAGATTCAATATTCAATCTTCTAATTATTCCCGTTCAAAATTATCCATCCCTTGGGAATTTGCGAAGCAATACGAGAAGGAAATCCAAAATAATCACGGGCAAACCCTAGAAGAACTCGACAGAAGAGGCGGATTATCGGAACTAGAAATGCTCACAGCGATAGATGGCGATAGATTGGTTTCGTCTAAATGGAAGTTTATACACCCAGACCAAGCATTAGAAAAGCTAAATCAACTCGTGAAAGATTGGGCAGTGAAACGAAATGAGACATAAAATTTACCATGGTGATTGTCTGGAAGTTCTAAAAAATTTTCCAGACAACTCAGTCAACCTCATCATTACGTCTCCACCATATGCAATGCAACGGAAATCCAGATATCCTGGGATACACCACGGGGAATACATCGATTGGTTTCTGCCAATCTCGAAGGAACTCTTTAGAGTTTTGCGAATGGATGGCACGTTCATCCTGAACATCAAGGAAAACGTCGTCCAGGGTGAACGAAGCACATACGTTTTAGAGCTAATCCTCGCATTGAAACAGCAGGGATGGAGATGGACAGAGGAATTTATTTGGCATAAAAAGAATAGCTTCCCTGGGAAATGGCCTAACAGGTTCCGAGATGCATGGGAAAGGGTGCTCCAATTCAATAAAAACAAGAAATTCGCGATGTATCAAGACGCAGTTAAAGTCCAAATAGGTTCTTGGTCTAAATCTAGGTTGAAAACCCTTAGTGCAAAGGATATGCAACGCCAAGAATCTTCTGTTGGAAGCGGATTTGGAAAGAATATCTCCAACTGGAAAGATAAAACCCTGGTGTATCCAACAAACGTCCTACACATCTCGACGGAATGCGGAAATAAAAATCATTGCGCCACATTCCCGTACGCTCTGCCTGAGTGGTTCATTAAACTGTTTACACGTGAAGGCGATTCCATATTAGACCCATTCATGGGATCCGGAACCTCTTTATACGCCGCAATAGATTTAGGTCGGGATGCCTTCGGGATAGAAATCGAGGCGGAATACTACAATATTGTGGAAAAAAAACTAAGAGAACGCTATAATGAAAAATAAATGTCCAAAAGGTATGGAGTCCATGTCCAAAGGTATGGAGTCCATGTCCAAAGGTATGGAGTCCATGTCCCAAGTTATGGAGTATTTTTATGCTTGAATGTGAATGCCTCGTTGGTCCTTGGATGTCTGGAAAGACTACAAGGCTAAAAATAGCCTTCGATAACGCGGTGTCTTTGAAAAAGAAAGTGGAGGTATTCGATCATCCGGGAAACACAAGAAATAGTAAACGGGATATCTCAAATATCTTACCCGGAGTGCTACGACTACAGGAAGCCGTAGATATCGGAAATTATGACCTCGTCATTTTCGATGAGGTACATCTGTATGCCGTGTTTAAAAATGAACATGTCCTGCTCGACACATTGAAAACGGCTGATTCCACCAGGACAAAATGCATATTGTCCGGAATCTATTTCGACTTCTATGATCATTATAGACCCTTCCAAATCTGGGAGAGGATCGCCCCCGTATCAACATGCCACTTGCTCTCCTCTATGAACCCCTGCCCATGTGGAAATGATAAACATGTCTATTACAGCGCAAATGATGGGAGCACAATTGAGAGAGTGGGCGACCACTACATCAATGTGTGCGATAAATGCAAAGAGGGATATTACAAGAGATATCAGGAGATATTAAAGGACAATAGGAGACGAAAATGCTGAGGCAAGATGAAGAAATCGCTAGGATTCTCGGAACACATCGTCTGGACGAATCCGATATGGACGAAGCTGCCGAAACAGAAGACAAAGATTTTGAATCTTCTGTAACAAAAAGCATACTATCAAGATCGCATCAACTGAGAAACCAAATAGCAAAAAGTAAAGTTGATAAATCTATAGAAAAAAAAGAGATAGAAAATAAATTTAAAAAAAATAGGTATTCCATAATTGAAGAATTTGCTAATCGTAAAATCTTGGCAAAAGAAAAAGCCAAGAAAGAAGCCGAAGTATCCCAAGGGGGAAAAAAATATCGAAAAATATTTATGGAATATATAGAGATTCTCTTCAAGGAATACCTCCCCAAATTAGAAGACGCATATAGACAAGCTGGGACTGAGATGCTTTCACTATATAAAAAAAATAACGCCTTAAGTAAAGAAATGGAAGACAAGATAAAAAGTACCTGGTTCCTAACAGAAGACATTCTAAAATCCAAATTAGAACGTTGGGCAGAAGCTATCAATAGGAAAAATATGACAGGACAATAGGAGACGAAAATGCTGAGGAAAGATGAAGAAATCGCTAGGATTCTCGGAACACATCGTCTGGATGAAGCAGATAGCCCAGAAGACATCAAGAAGTACAAGGCCGCATACGATAAAGAACAGGCTGCGAAGGCAAAGAAAGAGGCTGCGGCAAAGGATAGAAAAGAAGCAAATTCAAAGGAAAAAATCCTGAAAGCGATACGTCCTGATATAGAAAAAATTCAGGAAGTATTCCAAGAGGAAAAGTGGAAAATTATCAATTCGGTACAGGATGAAATTAGTTCGGCTAAAGAGAAGGCTAAGAAAGAGGCTGCTTCGGCACAAAAAGGCGGGAAATATCGGAAAATATTCGGGGAATACGAAGACGACATCTATGAAAAATATGCAGCGAAGCTGGATGCGATATACAAAAAGGCTGGAAATGAAATCCTGACATTATACAAAAATCACAACGTTTTAGATGCGGATTCGGAATCTAAAATAAAAGAAGCCTGGTTCAAAAAACCAGACGTTTTGGAATATAACATAGAATACTGGGCTAAAGCCAAAGATTATATGGATTCCGATAAGGTTGACTACTCGGATTAGCAGACTAAAATTACAAGCACGCAGCAATCATCTCCTGACATGAATCGAATACCTTCATGTCCCAACATAACTCTCTCAATAATAATGTCCATTTTCTCCTTTGCTGCGTGCTTTTTCCCCCTCTCACGAACCCCCATAAATCCTAAGAACTAATCAAACCCGCAAAAAAAACAAAATAATTCCTAAATTTATCTTGACCAATCTCAAAATGAGAGATATAATCAAGGAAATTAAGGGTTACAGAAGTTTTATTTTTGGAGAATAGAAATGAGAAAGTCGATCAAAGTTATCGGGAAAAGAAAAGAAGAGGATAAAAAGCAGCTTGGCTTGCTGATTCGGAAGTCCAGGGTAAAAAAAGGGCTGTTAATATCGGATGTTGCCAAGGCTGTTGGCTATAGTGCCAACCACTTGAGTAATTGGGAGAATGGAAATAGAGAGCCATCTGGACTGGCTCTGCTAAGGCTTGTAAAGTTTTTGGAAATGGATTTGCTTGGGGATTCGTTATGGACTATGGTATAGACAGAAGGAAAATAAACCCAGGGTGTGTATACCCTGGGTTACTATACTAAAGCGTCTATTACGATGACATTATACGACATTTATCGTGTAGTGTCAAGGAGATAAAGGAATTTCCAATGGAAATCACAGAAGTTCTGAAAAAATTAAATGGAGTCCGAAGATTAACGACGGGTGGGTACACGTCCAAATGCCCATGCCATGATGATAAGCATAACTCCCTGGTAATTGGGGAAGGGAAAGAAAGTAAAATCCTGCTCAATTGCAAAGCAGGTTGCAGTTTTGAAGATATTGTGAAGTCTATGGGGTTGACCGGGGGAGATATGAGACCGACGAGCACGACACAAACAAAAACTTACTCGGAAGTAAAATGCGTCCCGACCGCAGAAGAACTGGCAAAGAAAAAATTCATTCCATTGAAATTTCTCCAGGGGTTGGGAGTTTATAACGAAGAAGATGGTATATGCATCCCGTATCTGGATGGGAATGGAAAAAACGCACTCCGGAACAGAATCCGGAAAGGTATAAGTTCTAGTGGTTCGCGATGGGATACGACTGGAAGAACAAGAGACCTACCCATCGGAGTATATGGGCAATGGCTAGAGATGAATAAATGCGCCACGGAACTGATTATATGTGAGGGCGAATCGAACTGCTGGACGCTCTGGTTGAATGGATACCCAGCTTTAGGGATACCAGGGGCTTCGATGTTCGCGAAATTGAACTACCCACAGGTGGAACATGCAAAGACGATATACCTCTTGAAGGACCCAGACCAGGGTGGGGATACCATGGAATCTGGTCTAAAGAAACACCTAAAGGTTTTGGGATGGCATAGGAATCTGCACGTCGTCACACTCCCTGTGAAGGACGCGTCTGATTTTTACGTGCAAAGTCCTGATACATTCTGCGATAGGTTTGGGAAAATACTGGAAGAGGTCAGGAAAGAAGCGTCCATAGGAGAGGACGTGAAGGTAAAGCCATTTCCGACACATGTACTGCCGGAACTGTTCCAGAAATACGTGAAAAACATCTCTGGAAATCTCTCGACGAATATCGATTACCCAGGGGTTTCCTTATTGTCCGCAGTTTCCCTGCTCTCAGGGAACGCTACGATAACGATCCCATCCAAGGACTGGTCAACCAAGGCGATAATGTACTCAGCGTTAATCGGATCGCCAGGAAGCGGGAAAACCCCGGCGATGGAAAAGACGCTAGGTGTCGTCTTTGAAATCGAGGAGGAACTCCGTGGTGAAAACGAGGCGAATCGGAATGAATTCGAGGTGGAAAAGGAAGAGTATCGGGAAGCCCTGGCAGAGTGGAAGAAAAACGCGAAAAAAGGATCCCCGGATACAGAGCGACCTGAACCGCCTAAAGAAATTTGCGACAAAACCCTCCTCACGACGGACGCGACGACGGAAAGTTTGGGTCCTATTCTTAATGGGAACCCATCTCTCCTGTTAATGCGGGATGAATTGTCGTCCTGGATAAACTCCATGGACCAGTACAGGGCAGGTAAAGGTGCGGACAAGGAATTCTACTTGTCTGCCTGGTCTGGAACCTTCGCGAAAATCGATAGGAAGGGAAAGCCCGCAATCTTTATTAGAAGCCCACACCTATCCATCCTCGGAGGAATCGTTCCAGACAAACTTCCCCTGCTATCTGGGAACGCCAATGACGGATTCTTTGACCGTCTGGTATGCTGCTATCCAGAAGCAATGCAAAGAAAATGGGACTCCGAAAAAATTGATTCGGAGATCCGAGAAAAAGCCAAGGACAAACTCCGAAGCATCTACGAATGTTGCAAAACGGAATCGCCAAGAATCATCATGTCGGATGAAGCCGAGGCCGTGTTCGGACAGTACTACGACGCGTGCAACGGAAAAGAAGGCGACTTCTGGTCAAAGATGCCGGCCCATTGCCTTCGCATTGCACTATGCCTTTGCCTGCTGCACGACGCAAAGATATGCGACGTTCAAATCATCCAGAAGGCTATTGAATTTTCCCAGTACTTTGAAAGCCACAATGAAAAGGCTAGAGGACTTTCAAAGAAAAGCCCGGAGGAAGTCGAACAGAACGCAATCATAGACTTCGCAAAGAAAAAAGGACTCTCTAGGATTAAACCAAGGACACTATACGTCGCGAGGATACGAGGCTGCGGATCCGCTAAGAAAGCGCGAGAGAAAATGCAGGAGTTAGTTGATCTGGACATGGCATTCTGGGTCATCGATGGAAAGGAAATCGAAATTCTGGATACCGGGAATCCCGGAACAACCTAACGATCAGGAAAAAAACGTGAAAGGATTGGATATGAGGCAAAAATCCGATGAAATTTTTGATGAAAGCTCTGAAGAATCTGCTTCCACCAGGACGGAACAGGACAAATTGAACGGAGCAACAATAGCCAAGTTCATACGGGAAGAAAGGCTAATACAGCCATATGAAATCATCTCGGAATATCAGATGCGTGGGGGAAAATTGGAATCGTGTCCAAAGTGCTATTGCAAAGGGATAGTACATGGCACCTTTTGTGATTGTAGGGCTGGTCAATTATTGGTCGAGGCCAATATATGTCCAGTATGCTTTAATTCTGGAATGGTAGAAGAAACAGAACCACAGTATGCTAATTCTATCTACGGGAAAATTCAAACTATGGTATATCGACAAAAAAGGTGTGGATGCAGAGGCTGAAAGGGAATTCCTGAAAGCCTTTGGGATTATACGATGAAAGGAATACTGATGTCAAAAGCAACAAAGTGTAAAAAGTGCGGGAAAGAAATAATAGGAAACAATGCTATGTTCACGCCATGGTATTCTGTTTATTGCAAAGCCTGTTACTACAAAGGCTTTAGTGAAGCAAAAACCATGTTGCATATGTCAATATCCTGCAAGTCCAAGCCCAAACAGGATAAGGAAAAGACAGGCGAATGTTAAGGAGGGAATTCCGATGTCAAGAGCAGAATTGGAAACCGCCGCAAAGGATCTTTTAAAAAGAGCTATAGCCATACCAGAATTCAGATCAATCTGTATTCTGGATACCGGAGATGCAGAGCAGATAATCGTTTTTGCAGGGAATCCCCGTGATGCAAACTGGGAATTTCTTCGATCATCCGGGAAATGGCTTGGATTCCCTGTCCAAATAAAAAAAATGAATCAGCCATACACCACCACATCAGCAGATAGAAAATAGAAGGAACATATATGACGAAAAAAAACATGAAAGAAGTTGTCGTGCCATATACCGTTGTGGAGGAACTCCATGTACTCCTTGGTAAATTCATGGGGGATCCTGGGAAGACGGAAATCCCTTTCGAGGTCGTTGCGGAGGCTTTAAAGGGAATCAATAAGGGGATGCTGAAAGCAGGACTGAACGTCAAGATTAGCGGAAAATGAAAGGGCGTGATAAAGATGAAATGTGAATTTTGTGGAGAAAATCCGTGTAAATGCTGCGGCGAATCCCAAGGAGATTGGGAGTTCAACTGGATTAAAAACTGTTGGGTGTCCTCAACGACGGGGCAGCCTCAACACAAAAAAGGAGAGTAATGTGGCAAATTTTCTTTGTTATCGCTGTGGGAAACCCTTTGTTGAGGGAATTCTTGATAGAGACAGAAAAATCTTGGACGCAACGCGCGTTGCGTGTCCATTTTGTGGGTCAAAGCATATCAACCTCGCGTTCCTCTGGGAACATGAAGTCGTATTCCTCCAGGAAAAAGAGAGGAAGTCCCATAACCCTAATGACGAATTCGCCATGCTAAAGCAGGAGGAAAAGGTAGGGGAACACCTCAGAGAAGAATGTCAAAGGCGGATGGAATCCCGATTCTTAAGGGGGAAAATTCTCTTGACTTCTTATTCCAAAAAGATATAATTAAGATGAAGTTCCTTTTATCAATTAAGCATCATAAAATGTGAGATAGATTGGAACTAGGGGTTGCAACACAACATCCAATATAACAAGGTTTGAGACCATTCTAGCTCCTTTTCAATCTTTTTCTCTATGTGGTCAGTTGCAACCCAGCATCCAATATAACAAGGTTTGAGACATGAATTCCTCTGTGAACGTCAGTGTCCTTATGTATGTTGAAACCCAGCATCCAATATAACAAGGTTTGAGACGTATAGTATAGGTCAAACAATGTTCCTTGTGTCTCTTTGTTGCAACCCAGCATCCAATATAACAAGGGTTGAGACTTTTTCCTATCACTCTTGGGCTTTTGACTCCATATTCGGGTTGCAACACAACATCCAATATAACAAGGTTTGGGGATGAATTCTAACCACATACCCCTGTATCCCAATAACCCCAATGGTTCTAATCCACATGCACCTCGAATCACCATATCCTAGCACATCTCGAACTGTCAAGAAATCCTTGACAGTTCAAATCCTAATATATTATTGAATAATGATTCATAATGATTCGTAACGATATCTATATCTGTATAATGATTCATAATGATTCGCAATAATATCTATATCTGTATATTGATTCGTATAATTATACGGACATAACCACTAAATTCATCAACTCATCAAATTCATCAACTCATCAAATTCATCAACTCATCAAATTCATCAACTCATCAAATTCATCAACTCATCCCTGACATATCCATGGCAAAATCCCTCAGCAAATCTCCCTGAAACTCAATAAAAATACCGGTATGCTTGATGCTCCTAACCATTCCCCGATATCCCCCTATTGCCATGAAGATTTTTTTTGATGAAACTTCATCAAATCGCATGAACGCCTAGAAATATAATGCTTCTAGATGATTTGATGATCCTGGAGACCTAATGCATATGCCAAGGAAATCCCCTTCATCATTTTCATCAAATCGCGTCAACGCCTAGAAACACAACATATCTAGCCGATTTGATGATCTCTGTATCCAGGCAGTTTATCCGGGATATACCATGATGAAATTTTTTGATGAATGCGCTAAACCTACTCCAATAAGCCAGAGAGAGAAAATGATGAAAATGATGAAGACACATGCCTAAAATGATGAAAGATGAAAACGCTCTGTGATTCCCTATTTTCTTAGTGTTCCGAGCAAAATGATGAAAATGATGAAAATGATGATCATATGATGAAATGATGAGTTCTATGCATCCACCCAGGAGGAATAATAATAATAATAATAATAATAATAATAATAATATTCCTTATTACCTTAGAAATAATTCAAACTTTCTCTAAATACGAAAAACTTTTTTTTTATGCTTCATCATTTTCATCATTTTCATCATTTTACGGAACTCTATTTAAATCAATATCTTAATCGTGATGAATAGGTTTCATCAAATGATGAAGATGATCATCAAAAAAATTTTTGGGGGGAAAGCCACTTTGGATTCGAGAAAAAATCCCGACAGAGCTTCATTCTATTTCACGATTTTCTCTTCTTCGAGAAATTCTTTTAATTGTCATCGCGCGTGGTTCTCTTCTTGAGAATGGTCGTTCGGTTTTAAATTCAAAATTTCGTCCTGGTAAAAAAAGAAAGTTGGAAAGTGCTAGGAACAAATGCTGTTTTTTTAGAAAAATCTTCTGTATCTTCGTGTCCTCGATATATTTAAAATGTTCCTAGTAGATGTGATTTGCTAGGAACAAATTGCCATCCATTCCATAGTCCGATAGGACTCCACCCACCACGGCTTATCCTTCTTCTCATTATTCCCCCGGAGATATGTAGACTTTAGTCTGCATCCCTAGAGATATGTAGACTTTAGTCTGCATTTTACGTGGGACATTCCCCGGAATATCTCATTCTGGTATACTGATATACATGCCAGGTTTCTCAATATTGTCCTATCTCTTGTGTTACTAAGACTTTTAGTCTTCCATCCATGCAGATAAGGCAGGTAATCCTCTTGATTGGCATAGGTGCGGAGAAGGCCGTAGGATAAGCCTCACAGAGCTACCCATTTTTCGTTTTTTTCCTATTTTCACTTTCACGAAAGTCCTCTGTAAGCCTTATCTTTTTTATCTGTCGAGTCGTTTTTATTTTTTTCGTCCAAGCATATTTTTTAACACGGCTATAACCTATTCATCTTTCTCGTCTTATCGCGACGATTTTTTAAAATTTCCACATGTTGCTGTGCTGGAATCTTTTCCGTCTAGTAATTTTCTCATGAATCCTGTGAAAAATGTCTTTTTTGTCTGTTTTTTCTCGAAAATACCCTAAAAAACGGTCTTTTTCCCTTGTCATGCCTGGAAATCCTGGATGAAAAGTCGTTTCTGTCTGTCCTGTCCTGGCTTTTCTGTCCGGTCTATCGGTTTTTTCCTGTCTGTTCTGTCTGTCTTGTCGATTTTCTCCTGGATTTTCTGTCTATCTTGTCGGGTTTGTCCTATGGAATCACCCTGCACCCTTTACCTTCCCTATGTTCCAATCCTAAAAAATCTTTTCTGTCTGTTCTGTCCTGGGTTGTGGGCTAGTTGCGACAATGATTCCTATTAAGGCTCTAGGGTTGTTCTCTCCTGTTGTCTTTTTTATCCTGTGAAAGTGGTGTACAACTATTGCATTGTTGATAAGGATGGAATCGATGGAAGGGATGGAGGGGAAAAGGCGGTCGGGCTAAAAGGCTGGGTGGGATGGAATGGATGGATGGGAATATCTCTTTGGTCTTTTTCTCCACGTAGGAGGCGTTTTTAGCCCGGGGATAGACCTGGATGGATAAAAGGGATGGAAAAGGTCTTTGGTATGGATAAAAATGGCTGTAATCGAGTCTAGGGATGGATGAAAGGGATGGATGGGATGGATTGGATAGGACAAAATGGATGGAATGGAAAGGGCGGTCGGGCTAAAGGGGGTCAAAGGGATGGATGGGATGGGTTAGATAGGATAAAAGGGATGGGATGGATGGGTTGGGTGTTCATTGTCGAGGCGATTGGGATGTAATATAGCCACGTGGATGGATTAGATGGACTCAATAGACGGTTGGACTCATCAGAATGCAGCCACTGGCTTCTATTGAAGTGTACGAGTGTGGTGAAAGGTGTCCCCTTGTCTCCTTTTGGTCTTGTTGGGTCTTTTTTGTCCCCTCTTTGCGGCACTCAGGGGCTTAGGCAGGGGTTGGCTTAGAGGGGTGTCCGAAGGGTTTACGGCGGATGGAAAAGATGTGGAGGGGGTCGCTACACCCCAGAACTTTTTTCTGATTTTTGAAATTGAATTTTGGAATTCAATTATCCCAGACTGCAAACCCCTCGTCTTTTATCGATTATCCGCCATCACCAACCACACGTGGGGTTGGATTTCTGTTCAAAAGGAGATTAGAGATTTCCCTGACATTCCATTTCAAGTTGTAACCAGATTTTGCCCTAGTGGACCACTGGTGTACAAAGCAGAATTTTTTCCCAATTGCTGTAGGAGTCCAGGAATTTCCGGTTTTATCTTGAAGTCCGAGCGATTCCAGGTTTTTATTTAAGGAGATTGCAGATATCCCCAGAATTTTTCCGAGTTCTGTGGGTTCCAGGTATTCGTCTGATTCTTTCACGTTATCGAGGAGTGGGGACTTAGAAATAAACTCGACGAAGTTTGTGCCGTAGGTTCTGTCCACGAGTTTTGATGCTTCCGAAATAATCGTGGACGTAGGCAATTGTACAATCTCGCCTAATTCTTTGTACACTTTAAAGTCCCTCATGGCCTTTTCCTTGAGGGTCTGTTCCAATACGATATCCTTTACTTTTTTCTCGACATCGATAAAGTACTGGCGCACCTTCCTACCAATTTCGGTTCGCTCCAACATCGCGATGTGCTGGCACATATTTGCAGAGACATATATCATTTTACTAGTCTGCCCAGAGGCTTCCAAATTTGAAAGGCTTATAAAGTCTTGTCCTTCAATCGCTTGAGCCTCACACAATCTTCTTTGTATCCACGTAGTGAAATACGTAGACACCTGCAATTTCTCATGAAGTTCTCTTGCATTTGCGGTCCGAACCAACTCTCCACCAAGCAATTTTTCCTCTATCTTCATTAAGATATTATTATCCATTATTATCTCCTAACATAAAATTAAACAAAGCCATATAAGATTGCATAGAATATTATAACATAAAAATTTTAAATAATAAAGCATAAAATATTTTATTTTCTTCTTGACAAATAAATATCTTTATGTTTTATTATTTAAAATTGTTTATATTAAGAAAATAATAAAAGAAGGGGAATAAAAAAAGATGAAAAACACGGTTGTAAGGATTCCGGACAATATTTTCGAGAAAATCGAAGAGGAGATGTTTGCGACTGGGTCCCCTGTTGTTACGATAATTCGGAGGGCCTTAGAGGACAGGTATAAAATGCCTCATGAGGTAGTCAGGACTGGTAGGCCGATAAGGAAAAACATAAGTGAGGACAAGAATGGAACAGCAGCAGAAGAATAATGACAAGGGAAAAGCAAAGGAGCTTTTATCGAGATTCGCCCTGGTGCAGACTTTATTGAATTTTGCTTTAGTTTTCGTCTGTATCACGAAGTTTTTAGGATTGAACGCTGTAGTTATCAGGGTTACCCTGCTTGCTAGTTGAGTAGGGACGTGACACACGGATGCAGGTAGTACCCTGGGATGAACTTCCCAATCCCAGGCTCTATGCCAATCCTGCACCCAGTTCAGGGAGACCGACCACCTTCGTGTGGAATTATTCTTCGGAATTTTTTATAAATGAGCAAAATATGGAAAATAATTACGTTTATGTCGTATCGGAAAATGGCCAGCCACTCATGCCGACGAAAAGATTTGGCAAAGTGAAAAAGTTGCTAAAAGCCGGCCTTGCAAAAGTAATACGTCGTAAACCATTCACGATACAACTTTTATATGATACTACATCCTACACTCAACCTTTGATTATGGGAATTGACCCAGGCGGAAAAGATATCGCGCTAGTCGTGAGAAAAGAGAATGGAGAAGTAGTATTTGCGGCACATGTGGAAGCTAGAAGCAAGGAAGTGTCCGAAAATATGGCCGAACGCAGGATGCACAGGCAAAGCAGAAGGAGGCATCGTCGTTTGGTTAGAAAACGCAGGGCGAAAAAAGCGCAAACATACTTTGGTGAAAAGAGATACAAAATATCGAATACCGCCGAAAATTTGCTTTGCAAAGGGATAAAACCTAAGCCGATCCGCTTTCATAATCGCCGCCGAAACAGAGGTTGGCTCACGCCTACGGCCAGCCATTTGTTGGAAACGCACAAAAGATTCAGTGACAAAGCAGCTAAAATATTGCCTATAGCGCATGTGCATCTGGAATATGGCAAATTCGACATCCACAAACTTGACAATCCCTCCGTTCAAGGCGTGCAGTACCAAAACGGCAGAAAAAAAGGGTACGCCAACAGCCAGGAATACGTGCTTTGCCGAGACAAGCATACGTGCCAGTTGTGTGGTAACACAAAAGGGAATTTGCACGTACACCATGTAATATGGGCAAGCCAGAAAGGCGGGGACAATCCGGAAAATCTGATCACCCTTTGCGCAAAATGCCATGAGAAAGTGCATCGCCATGAGAAAGTAGATGCCCAGGTCAAGGCTGTATTTGCAGGCATGTGTAAGAAGTATGTTCATACGACGATTCTAAACACAATCATGCCTTTATTTTATGAATGGTTGATGCAAATTGTTTCAACTGTTTGTCTAACTTATGGATACGAGACCAAAGAAAAACGGCAAAATCTGGGACTTCCCAAAAGCCATTGCATAGACGCATATCTGGTCTCCTTTTCTGACGAAGATAAAATAGGCTCGATAAAATCTAGCGACCTTATCGTATATGAATACAAACAGTTCCGAAGGCACCATCGCCAGCTTATCCATGCCACAAGGGAGAGAAACTATAAAGATGGCACAAAAATCGTGGCTAAAAATCGCAACAAAAGAACGGGACAAAAGTCTGACAGCCTGACAGAGCTAGTCGCTAAAAAAGGCAAACAAATTCTGGCACGTTTGCGTGTGCTGCCTGGAAAGAAAGTCATACGAAGCGGATACGACGAACTGAGAAAAGGAGATGTGGTTCGATATAAGGGAACATATTGTGTAATCAAAGGATACGGAGAAATGGGCATGCGGGTCGGTTTTGCGATGCAAAAAGATTATGTCCCATCTAAAGAGTGCAGCCTCGTGTTGCAAAATGCAGGTATGGTTTGTTTGTAAGATGATTTTAGAAAACGATATAGAAAATCATAGCGAGCACGGCAGCGTAGGTTTTAATCATAAAGCCTTTTAGTGTCGTAGTTTTGATATGATTGAGTCCCATAGTGTCGGAGAGAATGCTAAACGATGTTTCTATTTGCCTTCTGTGTTGACCTATGATAAAATATTGCTCGAACAAAGACCACTGCATTTTCATATTTTTACGACGTTTGGGCATCAGTGTGGTGCCGAATTCTTTCAAAGCATCTTCGACATTTTTACAGTTGTATGCTTTATCTCCCATGACAGTCGATTGTTCCGGCAACGGCGACGTAACTTCATACACAGGAGTGATATCGTGGTATGCTCCAGGCATAATGGCGACAGATGCAGGAATTCCTTGGGTATCCACAATGAGATGCAGCCGGAATCCAAAGAATTTTTCATTTTTTGCAACACAGCAGCCATAGTATTCTCTGCCTCGGACTTTTTTATTTCGACAAGCCCGCACTCTTTTGCATACAGGCAAAGGCATAGAATCGGCGATGTATAATTTTTTCGTAAGAAACAACTCGCTGACGCTCTCGAAACAGAATTTGATAAACTCTTTTAGACGATGTATCCTTCGATTGAACCTGGATAAACTAAGCATCTCAGGGAAATAGCCAGCTATGCGCAGCCAGGAAAGAGCTTTGTCATGATTGCTGTTGAAGAAAATGGCAGAACATATTGCTATCGTTATTATTTCAGCATCCGTTAATTTCTGTTTTTGTGCTGGATGGCGTAATAAATTTTCACAAAGAGCGTCAATGATTATGTAAATTGTGATGATAGTTGTTTCTTGATCTTTTTTCATGTATAACTCCTAATTTTTATTGATATTAGATTTATTATTAGGAGTATAATAAGTTATTTTGCATAGTCAAGAATATTTTTGCCAACTAGCAAGTTGGGTATTTCTATATTTTCTCATGATATTGGTTCTGGGGTTGACTACAGTTTTGACTACATTTCCATTTTCGTTTTATATTTAATTTGTTCTTTGAGTTTATTCCAGAGTCAATTTGAGGTTTTGCATAAGGAGATATTCAAATGAGTAAGAGGACAAAAGAAGAGGTTAAGAGGATTGAGGTGGTGCAGCAGGGGATACACGCTGCATTATTGGATGCGTCGGAGAGGTACATTTCTGTATTGAATACTGGGGAGAGTTCTGGATCGGAACGCGTCTTGGGGAATCGAGTTCAGACTTTGTCCTTAGCGGTCTTGGCATTAAATGGAATTGACACCTACGAGTGTAACGGATAAGAACATTGTGGAGATTGTATATGACCAGACACTTTACTGAAAAGGAAGTATCTGTGCTCGTGATGCTTTTCGACCATGGCCTTCTACACAAAGAAATCGCGGAGAAGTTGAATAGAACTGAGAAGTCGATTTCTTCAAAGCTCCGGGCTTTAACGCGATTACGCCGTAGGCGGTGGTCGGATGAGGAGAAAAGGAGTCCAGAATTAGCCCGGAGTTTAGGGCGGACGGAAACCGCAATAAAAATCATGAAGCATCGGATGCTAAAATAAAAATTTTTTATTTTTTTTCTTGACAAGACAGATTATAATATGTAAAATCAGGCTTGTCAAGTGGAGGATAATGGGAGATGAGAAGTAAGAAGAAGTCGAGAAGGGAATTTCACAGGAAGCTAGCCATCCGAAAGGAACAGAAGGCTAGGCATCGGTATAGAGAAGCATTGGAGCGAGATCGTAGGGAGCACAAAGCAAAGTCAAGGTTAGTTGGATTTGAATTGAAGGAGATTAAGCCATGAGGATTTTATTATGTTCTGATTCCCTTTCAAAGGATTTCTTGGCGAATGAGAACTGCTATTCTATAGAGGCTGGGGAGTGTGACAGCAGGCGAAATTTTGACCACCACGGGATTCATTCTAAGAATCCGTGCCCAGGGAACGACCTATCCATTCAGCCAATTTCGGTATGGAAGATACCTTTTGTTAAGGTCAGGATTACACATTATGATGCAGACGGGCATTTGGGGTTGAGTAGGTTATTGGGGAAGCGGCACCATGAACTTTTGATCACTTCGATAATTGAGAAGATTGATGTTTCAGGGTCTTCCATCCTGGACAATTTCAATATCCCCGAATACCATTTCATGTTAGGTATAAAGGAATTGTCCAGGTCCTTGCCGAAGTCTTCAAAGGAAGAGGTAGATGTAACTGAGATGGTCTTGGGGATATTAGACATGCCTCTCATGGAAATCATCAATATTGGGAAGGGTGTATTCAAGACATTGAAGGACAATTTAGATAAATGTCTAGTCTGTAAGAAGTCTGGTATAGGGCTTTGGCGTGCAGGGAAGGAGTTGCTGGATCCATCGATGTCTTACCAGGATGGGACGAACATTGTTGTCCTGTATAACGATGAGAGGAAGTCTATATCGATGTACTCTTCTCCATTTACTGGACCAGAAATTTGCCGTATATGGTGTGGGATACAATTTTCAGGGCATCCCAGGGCGTGTGGAACTCCGAGGGACAAGGACTTTTCCTTTGAGGATGCGCAAAATGTGTATGCTGAGGTTCTGAAGTGTTTTGACCGGAGTTGGGAGTAGGCTATGCCAGACAATAACCCAACGGCTTGTTACACGTGTGGATTTCCGATTTCTGGAGAGAACGTGATGGTTACGCGGTCTCTGGATGTGTTTTGCAAGAAATGTTACCAGAAGAAAATCCAAGAAAAAATTAAGGATGGTATAGACATACATATTCGGCATGGTGATTCATCTGCTGGCACACTGGAGGGTATTTCTACTCCACTAAAAGTTGTTCCGCCAGGGTATTATGACAGATTTATCCAATTGGATATGGGAAAGGATGGATGTGATGTCAGAAAATCAAAAAAATGAAGTCAAGAAATATCCAATCCATTTGAGTTTGGTTGATTTTGTCTCTATCCCAGATGAGAATCTAGATGAGTGTTGTCAGGGGATAGGAGATTCCATAAAGATAACAGTCAGACTCCTTCGGGCAAAGGCTAAGGAGTCTGAATTAGGAGAAGAGAAGGCAATATTATTGCTAGCAAAGGCATTCGATTTCTTTGTTGAATTCATTCCGGATGGCAAAGACGAGATTGGCATGAAGATAATTAGAGTGGAGGGTGATGGGAAATGAAATACTTCACATTGTTTTTAGAAATCATGGTAAAGATTTTCGCGAAGGTTTTTTCAGGTGCTGGTGTATCTCTCGTGAAGGAAAAGGAGACCGAGTCGATTATCTCCTCTCACGAAGAAGAGGAGAATGCGAAAGCCTTCGTATCGAAGGCAAAGACATCTCCCACGAAGGTAGAGATTATAGATTCTGGAGGGGTGTCCTTCAAGAAATTCAATTCACGTGGTAAGAAGATAGTTCTTTTGATTTCTCTTTCCATTTTTTATTCTGGGTGTTCTTTGAATTTAGGAAGTGGGTCTAGTGAACCAGAGGTAAAGTATATTTCGGAACGGATTCCGGAATACTCCATTCCTGAGCGTCCAGAATTAAAGGACATTGAGGCATCGGAGTTGAAGTCGATTTCCTCTGAGACCTTAGAGAAGATTCGGAAAAATTATGACATGCTCATCCGTTGGGGTGAGGCTTTAGAAGGAATCTTGGAGGGCTACAACGAATACGCCCTGTCCAAGAACAAAAAAAATCCGATGTATCGGAAGATGGAATAGAGATTTAATGGGGGAAGGAAGATGGATTTGCGTGATATGAATGAGAGAGTAGAGCAATTAGAGATGAGATTTGATTCGTTAGATGAGGATGTAAAGACGCTTTGGCAGGAGTTAGGGTTAAAGCGTTCTGGATGTAGTAGTGAAGGAGTTGTTGTGGAGGACAGTCCAGGAGTTCGCCCAGACATTCTCCTGAAACTGCCGATGCGAAGGAATTTATTGATTGCTGTGTTACAGGGGTTGTGTAATTTCAAGAATTTAAGGATAGATACGTCCGCAACGGGTTTAGGAATTTACGTGGAGGATGTCCATGAGAATCATAGAGATTAAATGCACATGTAGTTGTGGTAAATCTTGGCATGGGAACGTGTTCGCATCCTGTGCGAAACAGCTTCGTAGGGAGTGGAAATCCAGGCATTCAGGACGCAATTGTATATCGAAGGTGTCGTTTTGTGGTGAAGAGAAAAAGAATCCAGATAAGGTTTATCTTGAGATTCCGCCACGTGAATTAGCGGTTCAGAAGTTGACGCAATTGGAGTTCGCATGGTAGGCGAGTATATTTTTTATTCGACATCGGATTTTACAGAAGAGATTCGGGACGAATTACTCAGGAGGATTTACCTGGAGAATGCTACAAATTCTCCTGAGTATGAAGACGCGAATAAACAAGCCTTTGCTGTGAAGTTGTCTTCACGGCAATATCTCTTAGTGACGTATGGTGTGTTTAAGGATGCATACGAGTTGCAAAAAAAGCATGGGCAGCATCAGATTTTTGTCATACTGAATATGTATCCAAAACAACAACGAGTGATTATCGATTGGGTTAGGATTTATGAAAAGGAGAGCAGGAAATGTTCCAGTTAATTTGTGATAATTGCGGGAAGAATTTAAAGTCGAGTGGGATTGATTGGGATTCTAAGCCGCTTAAAGATTGGGTAAAGGTAGACGCAATCCTTGGTGATTTTGGGAAGTTTCTGGCGTGTTCCCAGGAGTGTGCGGAATCGCTTCGGAGGAAAGAGTATCATGTAAAATGTGGAAATTTCGTAGCGGATGCCTGCACCTGTGAAGGCGATATTTCGCGTTGTGACAATTGTGAAAAGGTTTTTTGCGAAGCCCATTTAGATGTTGGGTATGCAGAGGATGGGCAGTCCATGTGTTGCGTGTGCGCGTGCGCGGAGCGTGATGCTGAGGAAAAGGAAGAAGTTGAGAACCGTAGGGATGCTCAAAAGAACACGTTAGAGTTTTTTGATCGGTATAAAGCTGGGCTAAAGAGGATTGCGTCTGGATTTTATGGCGATCTACCAGCACAGATTCTTGTTACAATGATTTCTGAGGGGATCCCCATTTACATAAACGATTGCGACGAACCCATTGTTGTAGAGAAGGCGGATGTTGTAGATTTTGAAGCAAAGGCATCAGAGGACGACTTGCCGAAGGACGAACATGGTGTCCCGTATAATTTTTTGGATTGGTTCACGTTTAGGAGTGAATAAAAAAAAAGTGGACCTCAACATCGTTGCGGTTCACTTTTCGAGAACAATGCAAAGGAATTTTTGGATTTTCGGATATGAAATCGTTGTGGTATAATGTATATAGTATCAAAATTATACGAAAAGTCAACAGGAAATGTTTGGAGATTATATCATGATGATGTTGAATGAAGGGAAGGTCGGCGATTTCATATCCGAAATTCTTCTGCCTGGGATTAAGATGCATGGAACGGAGATTAAGAATCTTGCGAAGATATACCAGGGGATGTCCCCGGGAGAATTAAAAAAGGTTCTCATAAAAGTTTCATCCGAGTACAAGATGAAAGAACGTGATTTTCAGGATGAAATTCCCCGGAACATGACGGAAGGTGTTGTCCGTGATTTTCTTGGTGGGGTCTGGGAGTGGACGAAAGGAAAATTGACTTCGATGTATTCCTGGGCGACACAAGGGTTCACCCCATACATTCTCTTAGCGGCCCTGGTATATCTCACTGGTGGTGGGTATATCCTCTTGGCGGAATGGGGAGAAGTCGCGAAGGTTTTTCTCCTATTTCTTTGGACCCTATTTGGGTTTCGGGTCTATGACAGGATAGACAACGCGATGGACGCAGAGCAGATGGAACGAGACGATGAAATCGAGAGGGAGCGTAAGAAGCTCGGAATGCGAAACCCTTATTTAGATGATAATGATGAGGAACAGGAGCATTGGGCATATGAAACATAATAAACTTTACGAGAGGACTCATGTCTCTGGGGATTTTGACACGTTATGGCGTATTATCGAGATATCCGCATCGAAGGTTCGTGGAGTTTTCTCCCTGCAAAAATCAGCATTGCCTTCTAACGGAATCGAGATTTCCATGCCATTGAAATCTTCCCTGCATGTCTTTAACGCCTGTAAAGAATTTTTTTCCAGGCAGAGGAATTCCGAGATTCTCTTGGTCTTGCTCCTTTCCGAGCATGACCAGGCAGATGCTGGATTATTATTTGTCGATTCTGGGCATCAGCATTACAATGCGAGGATGACGGAACTGTCTTATTATGTCAACCAGGCAATTGAATTGAGCTATAAAGCACAGGACGAACCTTTGATACGAAATTGCATCGCGGTACACAATCATCCGTATGCTAAATATGGAATTGCTCCGATCTTTACACAAGGGATTCTCAACTCGGATGGAACCATATCTGCCGTGCGTCGGGACATGAACACGGAGTACTCTGGGTACGTGCTTCCCAGCTTAATGGATATCGAGTCTGCAAATCGTTGGCACGAACAGCCCAGCATCCCGGTCGTTAGGGATTTTGTATGCAGTGCATATGGGTGTTCCAGGTATTTCTCCTATGGAGATTCTGACATATGGGATATTTATAACGACGTGACGAAGAAAGAGAAGGAAGTCGTCCGGAATGGTTCTAGCCGTGTTCTTCCTTTGGACAATGGGAAGAATTTGCAAATTAAAACTTCCGGGCAATATTTTTCCTACTCGATTCTTTCGGAGTCCTGGATAGGGGACATGTACACCTGGATAAAAGACAAGATTTTTGGTGAAGAGCGCAGCATTAAATCCTTAGCGCAAGATTTAAGCCAAAAATCTATAGAGGAATTGCGTAGCATCATTCTGGAATGTGCCAAGAAGTTGGGGATATCGGAAAACGAGTTGAATCATGAAGCGGCGGTTTCTCTGTCCAAGATGGACGAGGGTTTTTTGGATCCAAATTCGGTTTACCTTTCAGAATCGGATGGTCCAGAGGACGTGAATTTCTCGTATATTCTTGGGCATAGTGTTGGGTATGCTTTGTATTTCCTCGCGTCTGTTATTTTTTTATTGGGGGCAGGAACCGTGGTTGGTGCGGTCTTGCCACTCCCATTAAAGGGAGTTTTGGTGTTTGTTTGGTACAAATTGGTAATTTCTCCGTTGTCAAAGAAGTGATGGGAGTTTTATTCTTATGGGTGAGGCTATGTACTATTTAAAGGTGGGTTTTAATGGAGATGAGTCCTCAAATTCTCCAGTTTTAGACATAAAGAATTTTTTGCATGATGGGATTTTATCCTCCGAATTTTGGCATTCGGTTCGTGAGAAAGACTTCAAAATGGCTGCGTCAAGGAAGCAAAGAAAAGTCAAATCTAGCATGAGTTTCTTGGAGGACTTTTCCAAGAAATTTCCCGTGGTGTACAAGTATGTCATGTCCTGTGGTGGTGTAGAGTCTCCAATAGATATTTTATCCGAATTTCCCAGGTATTTGAATTTCGGTTCTCAGAACGAATTGGAATCGAATTTTAAAGTTCGGGACGGTGCCGTGATGTATGAGGTTTGTCACAATGCGAGGGTTTGGCATTGTGCAGACTGGTCAGGGATCTGCAAGTTTCTCCTGGGATTCCCTGGTGTGGTGTCGTCTGGATGGCTTAGTTCTGAACACCTATCGGACACGCAGATTTTCAGTCTCATCAAGTTGGAAGGCAGGGATACAAAATGTTCTTAATCCTGATTGGAATTTGTTTTATCGCGTGGGTATGTTTTGTCTTTTTATTTCTAAGTGGATTTAGTCGGGCTGCGAAATATGGGCATGACGACAGTGGCGAAAGCACGAAGGAATTTTTTAAATCATTTTTCTACGCTACGTGTGCAGCGATTTGTATTGTCTCAGGGATTCTTCTCATTGTCTTAAGATTTTTTGGATATCTGGTATAGGGAGGCAAGAATGTTTTTGTGTTGGGAATGTGCAGTTAAATTAGACTCCCCTTATCCACTGAATTTTTTGAAGATAGAGAAAGAGGGGTTCATTCTTTCACGAGCCCCTTCTCAAAATGATTTCCAGGGCAGGCATTGGCGGACATATCATGAGAAGTTCAGAAAGCCCTGGCAGGATAGAATTGCATATGTTTTGGGGCGGGCACCAGAAGAGACGAAGCATAAAAGGGTCATCCGCCTTACGGCGTTCCAGAAAGATTATCGGGGATTTTATGACATCCCAAACCTTCATGGCGGATGCAAACCGATTGTAGATTCTCTAAAATCCCTCTGGTGGATTTTTGACGACAGGCCAAAGTATTTAATTGACTTGTACAGCCAATTTTCTATAGGTGGATATGACCCATATCGTCATGACAGTCAAGAGGTCGAGTCTGTCGGATTGCGGATTCAGATATACCAAAAGGTAGACCATAGAAGTCTACCGACATATCCAACTTTGTGTCAGGGGTGTGGAGCTAAAACGACTCACGTCTCTTTAGAGATTGACTGCCCAGGAGGTTGGGATTGATATGCAAAAGAAGAAATTTTTGGATAATGAAAAAACAAAAATTGACGTTGTTCCAGTTTCCGCATCCCAGGGTGATTTACCAGAGGTTGTTCCGGTCTCTTCATGCGATGAGACTGTAATTTTGTCGAATGCCACGGCAATTCCAGAACAAAAGAAAGAGAAGAAGGAGTCGTCTCATAAAAACCCTCTCGTCCTTTCTGGAAAAGAGGAAATGAGGAAATTGAGAGCAGAAAAGGACGAGAAAAAGTTCCGTCCTTTGGAACGCCCAGCAGAACATGTCAAAAGAGAGACCAAAGAGGCGAATCCAGAGGTGAATAACTCATCTGCTTCTTTATCGACCTGGAAGTTCGCCTCACCAGATGGCAGAAGGCGGACGCAGACTAGGAAGCTGTACACCTTGCCTCCACAGAAGAAGGCTGCCACTCCAGTCCCTAGTATTCCTGTATCCTCTTCCTCTACATTCAAGAAGGTCTACCATACGATTATTGGAGGGCGGAAGGCGTATAAAGCGGTTGTCAAAAATGGAGAGCGAATATGGAAGACTGTTTTATCAGATTCCTGGCGTTGGCCTCAGTACATTTTATTTCTTATTATTCTTCTCAGCATGTTTTTTATGCTCTTTTTGTTGTTTCTGTATTGTGCAGATATTGAGTAGTTCTTTCGCAGATAATTTGGATCGGTTTTTTTTAGACACCAAGAAGTCCGGTGCTGGCTCCGATATTTTCCCCTGGCGGAGTTTGTGTATCGTGTCGTAGTAGAAATAGATTGCCTTTACGATGATGTCCGAGATTCGGAGTCGGACTTTTTCTTTTCGATGCATTGCGTGGTTAAGTGTATCCACGTTTTTTTTGATTTTTTTTATGAGTTTTGTTGGTGCCGTCAGGTAAAATATTGACATCCCTGTTTCGGTATGTTTTTTTGACATTTTTTTGCCTTTAAAGAAAAGAGGTTTATATGAAAATTAAAATTGGAAAAGGTCATTGGAACGAACAATCGCAGTCTGGATGGAATTATATTGTGCCAGTCCAGGGCGGTTCTCTCGAAGAATTTTTAGATGCGGCTGCTGAGGAATTAGCAAAGGAATGCGCATCCTCCGTAGTCGTGGTGCAGTCTGGTATATTGTACCAAAAAATGAACAATTTTAAACTCATGGGATAGAGATATGGACAAAAAATATTGGCATTCTATATTGGAAGTTAGGTCTAGCGTAGACGAGAGCATATGGCATACGATTTCTCGTTGGGGTGAGAGAATATCCTCGATATTTTACAGACCAAAAACCACGAAGAAACTCCAGGAGCTTTTGGATATAAAGAAGTGGTTACATGATAATTTGGAGGATTTAGAGTACGAAAGGTTTGTTAAGCAGATCGAGAAATCGGCTCATTCTGTTCAAATAAAAGACGAGTATGGTTCTCCAAGTGAATCAGAATACGATTCTATGGTACACGAGATGTTGTCTATGGCAAAGAAATTGAAGTCCAAGATTGATTCTTCAGGAGATGACAGGTAAAAAATTTTAGGAGTATCTTATGCCGCATTTAACTATCGTTAGGGGGGTTGCCTGGGTCAGGGAAGACTTATTTTGCTAAGAGGTTTCGATGTCTCGTTGTTGAGGCGGATATGTTTTGCATAGATCAGGGCGAATACAAATTCGATTCGGAAAAGCTTAAAGCTAGATTTGCTTTATGTGAGATGGTTGTCAGGTCGACACTGGCTTCTGGTGCAGATTGTGTCGTGGCGAATACTTTTGTCTTAAAGGAGTACATCGATAAATACATTGCGATCGCGCAGGATTGCAATGCGTCGTATGAGCTTTGTACAATCGTTTCAGAGCACAAGTCTATCCACTCAGTTCCAGAGATTGTCATAGAGAATATGAGGGCGAAGTGGGAAGCTGTGCCGGGCGAGGTGTTTAGTTTGTCCGATGGTCTAATATTGGGTAGGAATTTTAATCGAGATGAGTTTGAATTCACTTCGTCTTTACAAAAGCATCAAGAGAAGGTTAAGAGAATTTTAGGATATTTTATTGCTGATGAGTTAAAATATAGGGCTGCCAGGCATGACAGGTCTAAATTATCCGTTGAGGAGAAGAGCATTTTTGTGTCGTCCTGGAAGCTTTTAAAAGAGGGGAAAAAGGATTATTTAGGAGATGCATATAAGAAGGCACTAGAAGCTCTATCCCCAGCTTTGAAGCATCATTATGGAGTAAATGACCATCACCCTGAGCATTTTTTGAATGGCGTGCAGGACATGTCATGTTTTCAGATTTTTGAGATGTTGTCTGATTGGTTTGTGTCTTCTGGGATGGATGAGAAGGAAAATTCTCAAGAGGCTTTGCATTTTTTGATCTCGAAGAATTCTGAGAGATTTAAAATTCCGAAGGATTTATCTGCGGTTTTATTGAACACCTTAACGGATATTGAGAATTTAAATCGCGCATGGATTTCCGGCAATCCAGATCGTGAAAATTTTGATTGTTGTAGAGAAAAAGGATAGGGAGGGAAAACAAAAAAAGACCCCTAACCGGAAATTTCTTTCCGGTTAGGGGTCTTTTTTTGTTAGGTTGGTTCTTTCAATATCCAACCTAACCTTTCTCTATCCTCTTTAGGGACTTTGCTTTCTTTCACTGGGATTCTAGGGATCAGATTAAACAAACCGATCCCCCCATCCCACGCCTGGTCATCGTCGTATATTTGGAATCCCCATCTTGATGATGGGTCAGGTATTTGAAGAAAGTATTGGAATCCAATCTTCAAGTATCCCTTATATATTTTTTCAGACATACAAATTTCCGCATTTTTTCTATGCGTTGCACTTCCGTGACAGCTTATTTCAGAGGCATCCTCTTACACTCTAAGCAGCACGAAGTGCTAACGCAACATGCGGCTCCGTTAAATGGTGTGGCGTGTTGCACACGGGCAGGTTTTTCACTGCTCCGGTGCATGGGTTTTATTCGAGGATATGTCCTACATAGAAGACCGTCCATTTCTGGCGGTCTCCTTGTTCTCTGTCGTATGTTCCTTTTGTCTTTGTGTGTAACGGCCACTTGGCCTTCTCAAAACAATTTGGACATATGCCTTCTCTTCCCCAGGGTCCGCATTGGACCTTGACTTGGGGATTTTCCTCGTGCCATGTGCCACAGGAGATGCACTCTTTCTGAGTGATCTCCATGTAGTCGTGAATTTTTCCACAATTTTCGCAGGCTGGTGGGGTATCCCACACGGATTCTGCGTATATTGGGGAAATTTCGGATTCTCTAGCACATGGTGGGATGCAGGACAGGCAGTATACACTGCCTTCCCACAATATTGCTTCGTAAGAATGGGGATATATTGGTGGATGCATAAAATTTCCGCAGTTTTCTGTGCGTTGCACTCCTGTTACAGCTTATTTCGACGGCATCCGTCTACACTCTAAGCAGCACGAAGTGCTCTACACCTGCGGCTCCTTTAAACATTGTGGTATTTGCCTCAATGTGGTATTGGCACACTGAGGCAGTGTTTTTATTGGTTTTTACTATTGGCGATCTCGTACAGGAGATACGCCATACAGTATTCCCCAGATTTTTTCTTTAATTCACCTAAGAGGAATTCTTTTTCTTGCTTGGTTTCCTCTGGGAATTGCGGCTTTTTTGCGCCTAAGCATCCGCACATTCCATTTTCCCATTTCATCCATTCAATGAGCTGTTTTGCTCTTTCTGGTGTCATAGGACATTCTTTAAAAAAAGAAAGACAGGGCATACTACCCTGTCGGGATATGTTAGCGAGGGTAGAGGTATTCCACTCTGACCCTGCTCTTTTTTCATTTTATCACACCCAATTCCTTTAAGGACATTGAGTATGTTTCACCGATGACGATATGGTCTAGGACTTCGATCCCGACCATTTTTCCGACTTCGACCAGCCGTTCCGTCAAAGCCATGTCATCATAGCTTGGTGTCGGGTCACCTGACGGATGATTGTGGACCAAAATAACTGAACAAGCCCGGGCCTCGATGGCTGGGGCGAAAACTTCGCGTGGATGTACGAGGGACATATTAAGGGTTCCTATAGACACCAGGTTTTCTTGCGTTATTCTGTTTTTTGTATCCAACAGAATCACGTAGAAATACTCCTGCATCTTGTTTCGCAGGAGCACCTGGTATCTTTCGTTTACGGTTTTACTCCCATACATTTGTGGCTGGAGCCACTTTTTGGGAGATGGAGATAGACTTTTTAGATTTTCTAATTCCTCTCTGAGAGAGGAATTTTCTATCTCCAGGAGGCGGAGTCTGTCCGCCATTTCTGCTTTTTTCATAAAAATTTCCTTTTTGAAAAAAAATGAGAGGTTTCGACCTCTCTGTTTCGTGATAGCGAAGGGAAGCGTTTCGCTCCGACCTCCGCTTAGTTTTTTATGTGTTTTTTCTTTCCTCTGCGCATTTCGCGCAGAAACATTTACCATCGCTGGATTTTGGATTTCCGCTAGGGAGAATCCTGGGATAGATGGAGCGATAGGGATTGGACATGTTGCCATTCTATTTTTCAGGATGTCCTTTAGATGGAATCTATTGTCCATCCTGTTGTTTTGCGAAATTGGCAGTATAACCATTTTCTCTTGCCTTACATCACGTTTTGTTTCGTGGTGGAGCCATTCCCATCGGATTCCTTCGCTATACCAGAATAGCGTTTGGGGATTGTTGGAACGGATTTCTTTCGCGAGAATCCATGTTTCCCATCCCATTCCATGATTTGGTCCGAAATTAGATACCACTACTACTCCATCATACCAGGCTTTCCCAGTTTGTGTTTCGTTGATGACGACACATTCGCATTCCCACGATCTGATATTTGTGTGGATATGCTCAGTGATTTGTTCAATCCTGAATGATGAAATTGTTTCCAGCTTGGATGCTGGTCTTGTTATAAACTTTAACATACAAATTTCCACAGTTTTCTGTGCATTGTACGACCGCTACATGCTTATTTCGGCGGCATCCGCCTACACTCTAAGCAGCACGATGTGCTCTGCACCTGTGTCCTTAAAAAAAGACAGATAGGGCATAATACCCTGTCTGTGCCTAGTAGCAAGGGTAGAGGTATTTCGCTCTGACCCTGCTCTTTTTTCATTTAATCAAGCCATTTTTCGATGGCTATGATAGTTTTTCCGATCAGAAAAAATCCAACGCCTCCGGCAATGAATGCCAGGATGGCGATTCCCGCTTCCGTGAAAGAAGCCAGGAATCCGTCTTTTCCAAAAAGACCCAATAAGCATGGTACTATGGTATACGCCATGACCATGCAGAGATATTGCTTTTTTTCAGACATAAAATTTCCACAGTTTTCTGTGCATTGTACGACCGCTACATGCTTATTTCGGCGGCATCCGCCTACACTCTAAGCAGCACGATGTGCTAACGCAACATGTGGATCCATTAAATAGTGTGATTATGGTACGGGATATGTTAGCGAGGGTAGAGATATTCCACTCTGACCCTGCTCTTTTTTCACGTCCGTGTTGTCTTGCGGATTGCCTCCGCTAACTGCGACAACATGATTTTTTTTCGTTGTTCAGACATAATTATCCTTTCAGTTTTGCCTTCGGCGATATGCCTTCGGCGCGTGTTGGACTGTCCAGGATTTTATCCAGTCCAGTCCCTTTTTTCTTAGTCGTCGCTTTCGACCTTTATGATTAGTTCGCGGCGAGAATTTGAGGTCTTAGGTTTATGTCCGATCGTTATGCAGCCGGATGGCTGCTCGATTCGTACCGCGAGGGAATCGTTGTTGCGGACCGAGTCCGCCAACAACTCTGGAATGGTTTTGCACATGCCTAGGTTTTTTAAAAGATTGGCAGGGTCACTGTTTCTATCCATGTTTCTATCGTTCATTGAATTTCCTCCTTAGCCAATAATTGGCTAAATTTTTTGTTGAAAAACACCTTTGTGAAGGCACTCACAACGAGTGCCATTTCCAATGCTTTGACCTTACTCAGGTCAAAGTAAATGAGTTTTTTTTCGGTTCCGTTTGTTTCCTGGATGGAGACTCGGACTCCCTTCCCTCCGGTTGGGGAAATTTTTATACCCCGAGTTTTTCCAGAGAATTCTTTGAACTGGGTTAGCTCCATCGTCCAGGTTGTATCGGACATCATTGTGAACCAGGCTAGAGCGTCGCCCATGTCCAAGAAGAAGGACACGTTTTGGGTTGCCTGGTTTTCGCCATTTCTCTGCACGAGTTCAATCGCCACCTTCGTGAAGGTCCGCGCTTTGAACTCTCCACCCTCATTCACTATGGCATTTACGAAGAGGGAGTGGGATGCATTCGCATCCTCAAAGAGTTGTGTTCTCATGGTTTTTTCTCCTTTCATGAGAAGACTGATTCGTGCTGCAACATCCAGGATGTTTCACCTGGACGTTGCCTTTGGTTTATTCGAGGAAGGGCAGGAGGAGAGCGAAGCCCTCAATGTTCCTACTAAACTCCTCGATTTTTTCGGATAGCTCGGTCAGAATCGCGTCCGCCGAGTATTCATTTCCACAATCCTCACAGAAAAAACTCTGCGTCTCGAACGAAAAATGCATGTTCTCCCCGAACTGGGATCGTTCTGGAGATCCTTCGTAGTCAGAGGAAAAACACATTGGACAGGGAAGGGTGAACTTTGATAGTTTCTCTGCCAAAAAAAGTTTTTTTTGTGCTTCTTGTGGTGTGGTCGCCTCGTATACTTTTGTTAGGACTTTTAATATTTCGATTTTTTCCATATAGATTTCCGCAGTTTTCCGTGCGTTGCACTCCTATGACAGCTTATTTCGACGGCATTCGTCTACACTCTAAGCGGAACGAAGTGCTAACGCAACATGCGGCTCCGTTAAATGGTGTGGCGTGTTGCACACGGGCAGGTTTTTCACTGCTCCGGTGCATGGGTTTTATTCGAGGATGAGGGTTAAAATCTTCTCAACCTCTGAAAGCACTGAAAGGCAAGCCTTCCCTACGTCTTTACCGATTTTCTCGGAATATTCTTTGATGTATTCGTAGGAATTTCCTAGAGAGCTTTCTGTCTCGATTCCGACGAGTTGGGACAGGGTTTGCGCGGCCAGTTCCGCAACAATCTCTTGTTTGGGGTCTTGGCATTTTTTTAATTCTCCGAGCACTCGTTTATGCGCGGCGTGAGAAAGTTCATGAAAAAATGTTTTCTCATGTGGCGTGGCGAGCTTGATATTCTCAATTCCCAACTCGTTGTAGCTGTATGCGCCACGCCATTCGCCATGTGCAGACACTGGGATGACATCGATGTGCCATTCCAGTGCTTTCGCCAGTAATGGGAGATTTGGAAGAACCAGTTTTTCGTACTGGACTGGTTTTCCCTCCGTCTGTTCTACTTTGAACACAGGTATGGTCAGGAATCCGATACACATAAATTCGTCTTTCTGATCCTGATTTGCATCGGTTTTTGTCTTCTTCTTAATCATCTTGGGAGCCAAGATGTGAAATGCTTTCTCTCCTGCCTTGACGTTCCGTCCAGCTTGCTTCCATTGTTGGAAGCCTCTGGCATCTGATGTCCCGTTAATCGCCATGATGATTCTGTTTGACAGGGACCAATTGGCTGAGGGGACATCGTTTTGAGGGAACATCGCGATGGAAATCGCTTGGGGAACGTTCCCTGTTTGGAACAACTGGATGATTCCGTCCAGTGTTTTTCTGATTTTTTCCTGCTGTTGGTTTTCCATATCTTTTCCTTTCAAAAAAGAATTTATTGGATTTACAGTGGGGAAATGGAAGACACATCAGATTGTTTGCCTGACATGTCTCTGTTTTTTTAGATGAGTCCGATACGCCGCGCTGTCGTATCGGATTGGAGATGGCATCCCGTGTGCAATGGGTACGCCACAAGTTCAACCTTTCTATCCCAGCAGGCGCGACAGGTTTTGCATTGATTTCCGGTTGTATGCGCTGGGCATGTCCATTTTTCTTTATAGGACACCATGGAGTTGCACACCCCAGGTGTTTGCCACGGCTGTGGCATAGAGTCAACTTCTGGGGAAGAGACTCTGACTGTGAGGTTGCTTGGTACTTTCCGGTCTTTTAAGACCATCAATACCATTTCTTTTTCAATTGTGGGAATCCAGAATGACGTTCTGGGACACCGTTCGGCAACATCCATGATATGCCCCAGCATATCTGGACTTTGTATGTCTCCACAATGGAACCAGCGAAAATATAAGCAGTTGCACTCTGCCCATATTTTCGTAGATATTTCCCTTACCCACTTTTGTGGGTTGGAGGCGTATGCCTCCCAGTTTTTTTGCAATGGTTCGATTGATACAGGGAAAGAACTCGTCCCACAGTTTGCGTAACAAACGCGGCAAACGTAGGGCTTATTGAGAAGAGCACCTTCCCTAATGAACCGTTGCCCAGAGATGCACATGTTGGTCGGAAGCGACCAAGCTGGGCAAGGCATCTTACTGGGCATGCTTAGATGTATAAACATTTTTTTCCTCCTGCGTTTTCGGAATGCTTTCCTACTCACGCAAAAAAAAGTTAAAGGGAATAAAAAACCGCATCGGTGATAAGCCAATGCGGTTTATTTTTTTTATTCCACTCTTTGGCGATTGCGAACGCCTCCGCTTGGAATGTTTTTCTTTATGGTGGTGGGTTTTCCGGCCTGCGGATCTAGTCCGTCTGGTCAGCTTTCATTCTTTTTCCACCATGTTCTTGCAAATACTTTGTACATAAAATCTCCTTTAGGGTCTTATGTCCGTAGACTGCCCTGTAAAAATGTAGAAACAAAAAAAAAGCCCGTGAAGTTTCAGACATGTCACGTTGTGACTCATCTTTGCTTCACGGGCTAGGATACATAGAGCACGCGCTTTGAAGTCATCTCTGCGGTGCATTTTTTTATTCCTCGATCAGGGGAAGCCCGATCAGAAATATTTTTTCTCTACCCCATCGCAGAAGCACAGATGTTCTGTTCTCATACGATGCATCGGCGCACAACTCTTGTGGTGCTGGCATGTGCTTCGGAATAAGACACATGTTTATCGCGAACGCCTTTACGGTCGTTCGGCAGCGTTCCACCACATGGATTATGGGGATTTCATCTATTGGTACGTAATTTGGTTCACCATCCGATGGATGGTGATTTGGCTCTCGTGAGCACTGGGCGTATAGCCCTCCGTCCACTTGAGAAAACACCACGGGACAGAAATCTTTCTTTTTTCTGCCCATTTCGTGTTTCTTTTTCCATTTCATTATTTCTTTCCATCCTGCTGCCAAAACTGGCATATAGTATGGATTTTCGATAGTTGGGAAAACGGACATCATCTTTTTAAATCCCAACATTTTAGATGTGGTGTTTTGTGGCGTTTGGATTGCCCAGTCACACCCTAGTGCCTGGAGTATTGGTTGCTCCTTTTGATTTTTTTTGATTATCGGGGTGGACCAGTCTTGTTTCTGTTTCCCAAGGGGGAACAGAAATATTTCTTCCTCTCCTTGAGAAATTTCTTTCCAGGGATATTCGGTAGGGTGAGAGACATACAATTTCTTTCCGTCGCTGGCTGCGACGGAGTCTTGTGTCAGGATACAACTATTTAAGTTGTAATGACCTTGCAGTCCCGTGCACTGTGTGGCGTTATATAATGCCCGTAGAAACGTTACCATAAAAACTCCTTTAGGGTCTTATATCCTGTGTGGGAAGCCCTGTAAAAAATTTGTAGAGATAAAAAAATAGCCCGTGAAGACTAAGGTGTTTTTGTCTTAGCTTCACGGGCTAGATACATAGAGCACGCGCTTTGAAGTTATCTCTGCGGTGCATGTTTTTGCGTGATGGGTTATTCGTCTTTGCAATACTGGAGGTATTGCCACCACCAATATTGCTCATTGAATCTCGTATTATTTTTGGACCGCTTGAGTTGCATCCTGCGGTGTGAACATACTTCCAGCAAAACTTTTTCTAGAGGATGCAACTTTATGTTGGGTACGTCATACTTTTTTTCTAGACTGCATAGGTGCCCAACATCTTTGGACCTCAAAATTCCTTGTACCTCGGTAAGAAAACTTAATTTTTCCATTTATTTTTCCTTAAAATTTTGGGATAAGTACCTGCTACTTTAGCAGGGTTTGTATTGCACAATCCTGGTTATTCTCCAGGACACGTCTTTATAATGGCGTGTTTAACGAGGGTTAAATTGTGCCTTTAGCTTTAGTCTTCACGATGGCATTTATCGTGAAGTTTTATATGGAATGGTTAGATATAGCTAAAGCTAACCAAATCTATTTTTACGTCGTCGAGGATACTAATTCAGTTTAACAGCCCGTGAAGATGTCAAATTTGAATTTATGTCCTGCATACGTCCATGCCATATATCCAATGCAATAAATGCCTTTATTGCATTGGATTATTCGTCCTGCTTTCATTTCATGTCCACGGTGCAGCCTTCCGTTCCATGCGCCGGACATTGGCTTCCAGCATGGAATTCTTTTTCTTAGTATTGCCGTTACATTGAAGTCATCTCCGTGGGGCATCGGGTTTTACAACTTGAAGAATCAGCATCCTAATTTTTTAAGCACGCTGGTTGCGTTTTCTTTCCAGTTTTTTTTTCGTGGAATAATAAACTGTGCCACGAAATAGATTTCGATACTCCGTAGCTGCCTCCCTCTTGGAATTATTGGGGAAATCCCCACTATTTCGATGGATTTTTTTCCCACATTTTTAAAAATTACTTTTTCTTCCGTCCCAAAAAGTTTGGGAGATATTTCTATAAACGATTTTTTTATCTTTTTCATACAAAACTCCTTTGAGGACTTATGTCGATGACTGCCTCAAAAATGGAATAAAAAAAGACCCTGGCCGCCGTCCCACATTAGGATCGGTACCAGGGGTGTAGAACGTGATAGTCTAACTGGGGTATGCTCCCAGATAAGCACAGTGTGCCTATAGTCGACAATTATTTAGACTGTCCGAACGAGATCGAGCAGCAGATTTATTGTCCAGTTCACATAAGGAACCACTGGAATACAGATAATCTATTTTCCAATGTTTACTCCTCCAAGGGAGTAAGGAGCAACACATGCTTCGCTTCTTGGTGTGCGCACGGCTGGGTGTCTCTTTCGTTTTGCTTTCCATTTCTCACGCAAAAAAACCAACTTCTCTATGGAGACTTGGATTAACTTGCCAGTATTGTTTTACTTTTTGCGATGGGGTCCAGCACGCCTTGGCGGCAGCATGTTGAGGCTAATATCTCTTCGGTCTTATTCTGAGATAAGCATGAGATTGTTTCTCAACAGAGGCGACTATTATAATCACGTAGGGCGTGGCAACAACGGGTAATTCACGTTGGGAGCAAACCCTCCTTAGCTGGTTTGCTCTCGTTTTATTATATAAAGGTTTCCGGAACGTCTTGGCTTTCCGCATGGTTCCAAAATTCAAAATGATAGGGCTTATCGTCTAATCCATATTATTCGCGCCTACTAATGCTTTTTCTTTCCCAATTTTTACAACAGTTTTCTTTGCTTCTCAGCCTGTTTCTCTCGTGAGATTCAGGTCTTATAATCGACATCGAGAAATGCTGTCTTCTTTCCAATACGTTCAGGATTCGGATATTCTTACTCGTTTTTCTTCTGGTGTACTTAACTCCATTACGTTTCAGACCTTGTCTTACGCGTAATGATATCGCTTCCACCGGAAGAACTCATAATCACGTCCGTTCCACACTTAACGCCCAGTACCCTTTAGTGTGGTTTTTTAACTGAGCCGACCGCTAACGTGTGTTAGGGTCACAGGGGTTTGAGCTATGCCGCAAAGAGGGCATAGCCAATGGCGGCCCAAACCGCCATAGCAATTACGAAGCCCATAATGACCTCCTTGAGGACTTATACCATTTGTCTGGAAGCCTCAAAAATTGTTTGTTCTTTTTTTCCTGTGCCGTGTGCTTCATGGCGCATCACGGCGAAGCCTTAATTGATCCACTGCCTGGACTTGCACCAGGATAGAACGCTTGTCGTTCAGTGGATGGGAGCTATTCGGTAGGTATCTCTACCTTAGCTCCTTTAGGGAACATGTAAATTTTTTCTTTTTTCCTGTCCACTATGTGGTCACACAATCCGCTTGTGATAGCTCCATACGCCTGTCGTCCCTCGACGAGGGCAAGACCTGCGTCTATTGCTTCTTGTGGTGCCAGAATCCACTTACCATCAATGAAGAGGTAAATGGAATATTTGTTGGCTGCCAGTTGTTTCCGCAGGTCTTTTAGCTGCCACATAGCAGTTATCCAACCAAAAATTGTGAATAGAAAAGATAAACTAGAAAAAATAATTACAACAAGTTCCATAAAAATCTCCTTTGAGGACTTACTCCGCATTGGGATGCCTCAGAAAAATTTGTTAATTGGTTGCTGAAATATGACCTGGGGAATCCAACCCATCTGAGTAAACTCAGACGTGTCTCGGTACCGCGTGGGAACCAAGACATACACAGCACACTCCGTGAGGAGTAGGGCGCAGCCTATTCTTGTCATATTTGTTTTGTTGTTTCGCAACGGCAGAAAATTCATTACTTCTCTGCCTGTTATCTACCATTAGAAACAGGACTTATAATCGCATTTTTTTTTCTGCTTACTCGAAACATTAACCATTTAATACAAAAAGCGGAGTATAGCTTTTTCGTATGGTTATTGAAAAAGCACTCCACTTTTTGTAGTTTTAAATCAAAGGAGTTTCTTTTTTGCTCTTCCGATTCGGCTTAGGCAAGCCACCCTCGGAGATCACACCCTACGTTGTCTTCATGGCTACTTCGTGTCTTTCACACTTCGCCAGGTATCCTTCCCTCTTTCGAGTTCGGCCCTAAACTTTCGTTTAGGAGTGTTTCGCAATCTCCCCTTTCGCCAGGTACTCTGGAAGGTCGTTCGGGCTTAGTTCCCTGAGATGACCTTGGGTTACGCTTAGTGGTATTGGGAAGTCTTCCCATTTTTTCGCATTGCGCGTACCAAGAAGCGGCGCACTGAAAGATTGTACCTGAACCTCGTGGTTCGGCCAGTGCGGACTCATTCGAGAAGATTCGGTCTTAGCACCTCTGTCTTCGAGTCTTTTCACTTGACATCCTCGTACCCAACCAGAGGATTTTTCTAAGTTCCTTGATTGTCTACGGGACTCACATGTAGGGTTTTGCGCTTTAGGCTTTTCTTTTGGACACACATCTTACAAGCCACCGTTGTGTGTCTTTGCGCCTCGCCTTTTTAGAAGTCTTGTCATTCAGGTTTCTAAAAGACTTTCGTCTTTCTTTCACCATCTTCCATTTCTGGATAGTGGGGCAACCGACTTCTGCACTGGTTGGAGTCGCTAGAGTATTCTTAGCGTTCATCCCGTCCACCCGCCCTAATCCTTGCACTTATTTGTGCCATCTTGGATTCTTCTGGGCATTTTTAAGGGTTCTGGGCTGCCAAGCTAAGTTTTCTAGCTCTTCACCAGACGTGAAACTCATTTAATTTTTCACTATCTATATTATACCACATTTGCAAGCGGTTTGCAACAAAAAGTGTAAAAAAATTAAATATTTATAAGGTTTTTAGAGGATTTTTTATTGCAAACTGCTTGTAAATGTCTCTAGGTAAATTATACTACATTTTAGGCTAATCTGTTTGGATATTGTCAGATTTTTGTTTTTTAGGGCGTGGGAGTCTATCTGTGGAGTGGAGCCAATTGATCAGGTCAAGAATCGGCACATAAGAGCAGTTCTTCCCATCACTATATTCCATCGCGATATTCCCTTTTTTGCACCACCTTGTAATTGTGCTGATTGGAGCCTCGAAGATTTCGGCACAGGTAGATACTGTTAAGAATTTTTTCATATTTTGCCTTTCTGTTTTTCTTGCATAATGCTTGCATTCATATCGTGGCATACGCTATCTCTATTCGTGTAGTTTACCCTTTCTGCTATAAAAATGCAACTAAAATATCCATTCAAGATATGGCTAAAAATTTGTAGTTGACAAAGATGCAAAAAAATAAGATACTAAAAGGGTTAGGAATTATAAGGAAGAAAAAAATGTCAGAAGTAAATTTCGATTTTACAGTATTAGAAGATGGCCGTTTCCCACACGAGTTTGGATTTGCTGCTTTAAAGACTGCGAATGGCGGAGATAAAAGCATGGTAGGTGAGCCGTCTCCTGATATTTTTTATCGTGTTGCTTCTGGTTTGGCATTATTTCAATATACCGAAGACATCCAAGGTAGTGATACATATCAGCGTGGTATGTATTCATCTCCAGGATTTTTTCACAGTAAAGATGTCTTGGCTCGAGCCAGCTTTGGGAATCCTTTTCAGTATTGGGATAATTCCCTCGACAGTTTTGAATTCCATTTGGGAATTGGTTGTCGTGGGAAGAATCAGATACAGGATTGGATTGGAGGATTGCTATATTCTTCGTGGAGAAAGACAGATGGTTGGAATCCACGTAATGAAATGAGCATAGTTTCTTCACAAAATTGTGTTTTGACAAAAATAGAGTCTAGCCAGGATGATTTTTTGTATCATGATATCAACGAATTCGCTGTTAAGATATCAGGTAAACAAGGGTATGTCGGATTCAATAATGTTGGGAGTTTGGTGTCAGAAATTGATTTTCAGGGAGAAAGCTCTTTATGTTTATTTTTTCGTTTGACCACAGAGGTTTCTGGAGTTTTTACATCACATGGTTCTTTGCGAAAATTTTATGCAAGAGATTATTCTTCTGGGATAAAACCCATTTCATTCGAGTATCCGACACAATTTATTGCTCCAGAGATTTGCGAACCGCATTTCTTTGCAGTGCCGATTCAATATTTAGAAAGATTAGGGCTGATTCGGAAGATTGCGGCGGAAATGTGGGAGTTCCTGGATGATGTTACGATGTCTGGTGGATCGAATACTGGATTTTCTGCTAAATTTGGGGATGTCATTGTTGCACATCAGAATTTTTTACCTGCGTATCCATTGCAGTGGTGCAGATTTAAATATGATTTAAAGAAGTAAAAATATGAAAAATTTACCATTTTCACGTCAGGAAAACAGAAGGCAAGTTGACGCGATATCATATCGCAATGCGGCACAAAATATCCAGGGATTACAGCCATCTGACATTTTGCAAGTTGTTTCTAATGTCTATTTTTGTACCCATCCCATGACTGGTTCTGGACGAGAATTTATCGCAAAATTATCTGAGAATTTTGAGAATTTGCATGGGCGTGTTCGAGTACAAAGATGTGCAGATGGAGTGCGAGAACAGAGCATACAGTTAGGTCGGATTTGGAAAACACATTCCTTTCTTTTTGAAAAAGAGAAATGGGATATCTCTTCTGCGCAAAAATGGTTAGAGGATAGGAAGGTCTCCTCGGAAATTATTGAATCACCCAGCAAGGAAGATTATTTTCTTGATGAATCGATATACGATCTTGATGAATCAGAGTTAGGTGAAGATTTTTGGGAAGAGTTTAGAAGGCGGATTTGGGAAGCAAAACGGAATCCCATGAGTGTGGAGGATGCGAATCGAGAATTGCCTCAGATTGTAGATTTTGTTCAATCCACATTGCCACGTCCGTCTAATGAGGACTATAAGAAGGCTTTAAATATTTTCATGGAAGAAATGGGGATGAACGAGGCAGTTGATCCTCTTGCGATTATAGAAGCATTTAGGGTTGCTTTTACGGCAGCCTATAATTCTTTTCAGGGTTCTATGATAGATACATTGAAGTATGGTGCGGCTACAAATTTAGTCATTTTGACTATCGCGATTATGATTATTGGTGGGCTACTCCCTGAGTTATCGTGGAAGGGATTCCGCTGGATGGAGAAAAAGATTTTTTCCTGGGTAATTAAAAAATTGTCCATTAAGCCTTTAGTTGCGAGCCAGGTTAATTTAGAAATGCCGCAGCGTGAAAAAATTGCGAGTTTGACATTACATCCTGGTAGAATATATTTTATTGCGGAGCCTGTCTTTGTTATAGTTCTAGGTCTTTTTTATAATTCTTACAATTCTGCTTTGCTGGCGGGTGAGAGATTTTCTTTCATTACGTTTGCTGAGTTGAGATTTCCTGGTGGAGACAATAGAAAATTCATGTTGATAAATCCCAAAATTGGGGCATATAAAGATAAGAATTGTCTCATTCCTCTTATCAATTTAAAACTTCTCCATGCCGGGGATACCGGGCAATTAGTTCTTGATCAAGTTGTATTAAAGTCAAAAAAAAATGATAAGAATGTCTGAGGGGTTTGATTATGAAAATAAACATGGTCATCCACGGGTATCTGTTGGGTCTGTGCTGTGGCATTTTCATAATTATGAACACGGATATAGCCATTGCTCTTCTCGATCAAAGAAATACCATACAGTATAAAGCATTATCATAAGGGGAATGGCGTTGGACATTTAATCAATTCTGAACATGCTGTTGGACATGGGATACAAAAGAAAAGGACATTGTTCTGTTTTTCTGATCAGGTTATTCCAGGATGGTATGACATGGATTCTGGAAGGAAAATTGATTTTCCAGATAAAATATAAGGGGATTGTGAAGTATGAAAATACAAAGTCCGAGAGAGACCAAGAAAATTTGTGATTCTAAAAGTCGTCCGAATTTAGGCGGGGCAAGGGTTTTGTCTCGGCCAACAGAGAAACAATGCACATTGGAATGTCTCAAGAAGGATATTGAGGTTGGCGGTGTTGTATTTAAGGATGAGTAAATATGGAGTTTATCCCTACAAAGAATGCGCCAGTGTTAAAAATTTATGACAGGGCGTATGGATGTGCGTTTTTACATAGGGGGATTGTTGAAGATACCCCGTCCGTTTTAATCGAGTATGGCGGATTATCGGAAGACACACACAAAATCATTGATAAGATTTTTTCTGATGATTCTAGGATTTCCGAGGTCGCTTGGGATACTAGACCGCATAAAGACTTAGATTTTGAATGCTATGTATCGGGGCAGATTTTCGCTCTCACAAAAAAGAGGCTACGAGAATCTGGATTTTCCGAAGACGTATTAGGGCAGAATTCATTACGGGAAGAGGCACTCAGTGATAGAGATGTCTTTCCGATCAATGGGCAATTCCGTCTAACTGAATCGGTGAATCGCCACGTCATAAACCAACTCCAAAGCATTTGGAGTTGTACGAATATCGAAGGTGAGCAGTACGGATTTTCTATTTTAGAGAGTTCTAAGGACAGGACACCATTTTGCATTTCCAGATTCAGGCTGCATGAGGACAAGAACGCCATACCAGAATTTTCTTCTTGGTTTAGGAAAGTCTTCCCGAACGTTATCGTTTCCAAATGTTTTCAGGAGGCACGAGAATTGGAATGTGCTTTTTACATTCCGTCGTATTGCTTAACGGAGATGGAGTCCCAGTCTAAACCTACTTTCCCTGCGGATAGAATTGATGGTATGCATACCGTTCAATTTGATCTCCCAGAGTCCTTTGACCAGGGCAAATTCTCCCTTTTTACACATCAAGTCGTGACGAATGGTGCAGCGTCTAAGTGTTGGCTAGGTGAGGAAAATTCTACCCTGATGGTCGATGTCCCCTGTTCCTATATTAACCATGGAACGAACGGACCAGCATTTGAGTCCCGCATTGGGTATTTAACGTCTGAACTCTCGAAGGTTTTCAATGGATATGTTCCAAGAAAATTAGTTGAGAGAAAGCCTTTGTTGAATTATGAGGTTCCTGTTTCTGGAGATGTTGAGGTCTTATCCTTTATTCCAGAAAGATTGGCTTTTGTTCGGAAGATTGGTGAGTTGAAACAATCTGAGGTTCCTTTTTTGTTTAATGAGGGTTTTATTCATGGTGTCTCTAAGGTCGTAAGGAAAGTTGATAGATTCCTTTCAAAGAAAACATTTAGTAATGAAAAGCAGTTTTTATATGACCAATTTGAGGAAGATCGGGCAGAAATACGGGATGATTTCGAGGAGCAAATAGCAGGAATCAACGATGAGATCAAACAAATAGAACAGCTTAAAAATGATGCAAAAGATGACGAAAAGAAAAATGAACTTGGTAAGCGTATTGCTAAGAAAAAACAGGAATTGGGACTTATTAAGGGACGTGTCGAATCTTTAATAACAAACTTGAAGTTGAAATTAAAGAAAGACATATCTGCTGCTGCGGAAAAATTTGATAAGAAAGATGAGTCCTTCGATTACGACATGTCTTCTCTAACAGAGGCGGTTTATAAAGAAGAAAAAGCGGCGTTAAAGGCGAAGTATAAGGAAGAAGAGCAAGCTATACGGGATTCTTATGAAGAAAAAGAGGAGATATTGAGTGATAGAGTAGTTGATAATACAAGAAAGGGGGATAAAGAAAAGGTTCGTACATATCAAGATAGGATGGTAAAATTAGAGAATGAGATGGAGTCTAAAATATTAGAACTTCGTGGTAAATATGAAGAAAAGATGTCTGAATTATTGTCTAAGTATCAAGATGATGAGTCTTTTAATTATGACATGTCTTCCTTAACAGAGGCGACCGCAGTGATTGCATCCCTTGCTAAACGCAGTGGAAAGTCCGTAGAGGAAGTTGAGAAGTTATGGGCGGAGGCGATTAAACAGGCTGAAAAGGCAATTGAAAAGAAGAAAGTGGAGGCTAAGAGTAAGCATCGGTATGCCATGGGGATTCTCCGGAGGATGTTGAAGTTGTCTCCTGCTGTGAAGAAAAATGAGTCGCTAGGAGAGTCCATTTCTTTAGATGAAGGGATAATGAGAGATTTTTTTAATGGGATAAAAGGCGGAGCATTGAATATTTGGAATGGATTGATAGATACTATCGGGATAAATCCTATCATAGGACTTTCTTTGTCTTCTGATTCTGATAAAAAGAAATTTGCAGAATTAAAGGAAAGAAAGTCCAGAATTCTTAGGAGTGTCGAGGGAGATGAAGAACAGAAGTTTTGGGCTGATTTAGTTAAAGCATTAAGTGGTACTAGCGAAAATTCTGTTCTTGGCGATCTTGAGACAGTAATTGAGAATTGGGAGGCTAATTTAGAATGGCAGACAAGAATGGTGGCTAATGAATCCATTTCCCTAGATGAGGGCTGGCTATCCGATATTTCTGACAAGGTAAAGGAGAAGTGGAATTCTGCAAAGACTTTTATCAGTTCTCTAGTGAATTCGGATGACTCGAATAAAAAGAGTAAAGGAGAGGCAGCGAAGAAGGAACTAGAACGAATCAAACAGGAATATGAAGAGAAGTTGCAGCAAAAGGAAGACGAGTTAGATAGACTCGCGAAAGAGAAAGATATCACGCAGGCAGAGGCGGAAGATGAATATAATGACGGTATCCAAGGGAAACTCATAGGCTGGCTCGAGAGTTCAATTGAAGGATTCGTCGATGAGGTTTTGGGACAAAAAAAATATTTACAGCAGCCTTCTAGGCTTACGCAAAGTGATTATAAAACTGGACGGTTTGCGTCTTATACAACCGAGAGTTATCTAAATGAGGATGTTGCATCCAGATTTTTTGATAATTTTTTGTCATCAATTGAGAAAAGCAAAGACGCAATTTGGAATAAATTCTTGGAGTTGAAGGATTCTCCACAAAAGCAAGAAGAGGCAATTTCCTACGTACAACAGAAGTTTGGAATATCAGAGAATAAAATACATGAGAGCTTATCGGAATCTTCCATGATGGAAGATTTTTATAATAACGTCCTTGGGCTTTTTGCCAAGGTTTATCATGATAAGCCTACACTTTTTGGTACAACATCTGTTGTTGTAATATTGTTGTCTATACTTGTTCTGGGTTGTTTAGTATTAGCTGTTGAATTATATGTTTTTTCTTGGTTATTCGGTGGATTGGAAAAGGGGATAGTTGCTTATCTTTTGATTCAGATACGCACCCGTGTGTTGCTGAAAAAGAATACTGAGATATCAAAGGAATTGCAACAGGATATTTTAAATATCGTTAAACAAGACATGGAGGATCAGAAAAAATCGAGAGATTCTAGTGGAAAAGAGAAATTTTCCAACAATGAAAGTTTATTTACCATGTCTCGTTTGTATCTCACTGAAAGGACAGTAGACGAGGCTTTATCTGAGTTGTGGTCTCTAGTTAAGGACCACAAGAGTTATATTTTGAATGAGTATTCTCGTTTACGTCGGATGCAGCCAAAAGAGCTTCGGGATACGTTAGATGAAATTCGAGAGAGTTTAAATATTCCAGAGAATGTCATGCATGAGGCTACGATAAATGAAGGCTGGGGCTGGTTTGCAAAGACATGGGATTCTGTTTATAAATGGCTTTGGAAAACCTTTAATAATGCTTCGGCTTGTCTCATTATGGCTTGTTTTTTGGCGTTGGGTTTGGTTTTGAAAACGGCTGATGCTCTTGTTCCCATTGGAGCGTTGACTCCAGGATTATCCTTTTTGTTCCTTTGGCTTGTAGTAATTGTTTCTAAGTGTGTTGAGTTCACAAATTCTGATGATGATTTTGACGAGCTACCGGATTCAGATTTCGCCTTACCAAAATATCGCAAATATCCAATGCACACGGAACGTTGGGCTGCGAATTCTCTCGCGATGTTGGCGTTGTATTCCCAGACCCAAATCGAAACGGAAGAGGTCAAGAATGTGATTTTTGAGAGGTATCCCAATTTAAAAAATCAAGATACTTTAGAAAGTAGCTCCGCGATACGTCCAGAATGTTTAAACGAGGGTGTCGTAGACAACGTTATAGGATCGCTCCGGATAATGTGGGAGAAAATCGTCCAGGGGAACCATCAAAAACGTGTTAATGAAATAGCTCAAGACCTTAAAGATAAAAGTCCAGAGGAGATTAAATCGATAGTTCTTTCCCTTGCCGAGAAGTATGGGTATAGCCAGAGTGATATTGAGGATGCTGTACGGATACAATCCATATGGTATCTTCGTCCAATAGAGGCTACAATACTTTGGATTGGTGGATTTATAGATAAGATTTTACCTGCATGGTGTATTTTAGTCGCTATCATAATGCAGATTGCTATTTTTAGTGGCGTTACTTGGCTTATCGGTGCGCTTCCAATGTGGTTAGCGATTGTATTATTATTAAAAAAAATTGATATTTTTACGGATAAGTCTGAATCCATGAGAGATTCGTTAGGGAATATTCTTTTATCCAGTGAGCTTACTGCTTCATCATTGAGTGAATCTGATGGTGTCCAGGAAATTAGTAGGAAGAGACAGGAATTCATTGAGGAATACAAAGCTGAGTATCAAAAACTGATTGATGATGAGTACCGAGCACACCAGGATGAGACTCGCAAGTTGTGGCCGTTATTCAAAAATTTTATGCCAAAGGATCGCCCATCTCTATCTCTATTCCAAATTTTTAAGGATTTGTGGGGGAAACGACCTATTGCTGGGCAGCCTACAATAAATTTCCGTGATATTTATGCGGCCATTCAGCTTTGGAAATCGGACAGGGCGAAGCATATGGTAACGGTTAGGACTTCTGGTCCAAAAACTCTTGATTTAAAACATCCAGAAGGTCGTGGTGTCCAAATTAGTGCGGATGTCGCATACGAGGAGGCTCTGTACAAATATGGTGTAGATATTGAGAGGTTGATTGAGGAGTACGATGCCAAGGCGTATGTCTTAGCGAGGAAGTATCAAGAGAAATGGGAAGATTATTTGCAGTCCAATAAGGGGATGCATTCGCTTCCTTCACGTAATAAGTTGACAGATTTGCCATTCTTTCTGAATGCTTTGAGGGAAAATTTATCAGAAGTTGATACCTCCATTCTATATGAATCTAGTTTTGAAGTTTCTTCGCAACAGAGATGTATGCCATGTGTGGATGTCCCAGGGAATTATATTTTAGCAGAGTCTAATGCGGATATCGTCGTGTTTTATCATGGGGTGGCGTTCGGTGCGAAAGCACATCCCAATGCCATGTCGTTCTATCCACGCATGGTCAATTTAGGTAAGGTTGGTAAGCCATGTTAGATTTGTCTGCGTTTTGGAATAGCGTCTGCGAGGATGATTTAAAGCCTCGCAGGATTCCTTTTTCGCGTAGTGCGACATTGCGTTCTCTTTTTGAACGCGTGCATGTTCCATCTCTCGGAGTTTTTAAATCTTCGAAGACAGATTTAAAGGGAATCGCGTTATCTTTAATAAAAAACAAATATCCAAACGTTTTATTTTTTCTTCCACAGGAAACGTTTGCTCACAATGGAATAGACATATCGAGACCCTTAATAGATCCAGAGTCGGTATACAATGCGTTTTATCCATTTTTTTATAATAAAAAAATTGAATACCATTTAGATGTCTTCACAAATTTAAATGGATTAGTAGAATTCGGCTTTATAACGTCATCTAATAATAGAAACACCGTTTCGTTTGATATTCCAACAGAATTATTATTAAGGGAAATCAACAAATCAAATCCTGATATTTTCCGGCTTTCTTTTGAGGGTACCAGGTGGATTGCGATACACAATCATTATTCTTCTGGAGATATCAATTCTTTTTTTTGGGAAGGGGAATATAATCCGGACGATATTGTGCATGAGAGACTGAATGCATTTTTTACAGGGAAAGTAAAGTTGCATAATATATCTTCTTTTCCATCTAGTAGTGATTTTAAATCGTTTGAGAAATTATCTACTGTTTCAGTTTTAAAAATAGTAACTGGACGATGGGCGTTTGTTATGACTAGATTTGGATGTACACAATATGGTGGAGGGATATACAGGGTATTCGCACCTCATATAAAAAAATATTCTAAAGAAACCATAAATATTTTAGCAAGAAATTTTTTAAAATGGCTGGACCCATATTTAGTGGATATTTCAACAAAAAAACCATCGTCAGAAATTCCAGGAGATAGTCCATTACCTGATCCAAATGAGAAAAAATCGGAAGAGAAATTTATTTTTGCTGTTGAACGCGTTGAGGGTGGTTATTTATTTGGACCGACTAACAATTTTGTAATAGAAGAAAAATTTTAATAAGGATTTAAAATGGGTACATGTCGTATAAAAATTACGCCAGGCATGGCAAATAAGTTTTGCGCTTGTTCCAAGATAAAATTGCGATGCGAGTGTGGATTGAATGTACCCGTCTATCGAGGACGCTATCCCACCAAATGTCCATCATGTGGTGGTAAGTTATATACGGTAGACGAGTCTACCAGACTTGAATACTACCAGAATTTAGAAGAGTATTTTGCTCTGCACAAATTCATGTCTGAAATATCTGAGACCCCAAATAGGATAAAATCTGATATTGTGCACATGTGGTGTGCTCCAATCCTTTTGGAGTGCGGAATAAAAGATTTACTAGAAGTTTCTAATTCTGTCCTCCGTTTAAGTAATCGGAGTTGCACTGCGACAGCAATGGGAATCCTTTCTGAGGCTTTCCAAACCAAGGATTTAGAAACATGGATTAGAGGAATCCAGTTGTATCCAGATTATATTTTGTCTGAATCTCCAAAGCATTCTGATGTCTGGTTGCTATGCCGGAATTCACTCCCCTGGATGAATCAGGAAATAAATTTGCATGGTAGAGTTTTTTCCCCATCACGGGCATTGCAAATTTTATCAGAGGCATATCTTTTTGCAATGAAGAATGGACTTAGAGAGGATTCTAAAACGTATGCATCTCTTATGTTGTCATGTGAGAATTCTCTTCTTGAGGGCATCTGGAAAAATGATATTCCTGGTAATTTAAATTGGAATTCAAAGGAGAAGGAAGCCTCTTGGGTCAGTGGCGGTTTTAGATTTCGTCTTAAGGATAAGAACGCAACACTTGGCAGAATTCGAGATTTTCAGAAGAAAATTCTTTCACGTCGGAATCGGACGATGGGTATCGCCTCTAAGATTACGAGTGCCAGGCAGCTTTTACAGCGATCCAGTGCGTTAAGGAAGGCGCAGCAGTGGCATAAGGCATCCCCATTCTCTGGAATGATGCATAGAGGGCTTGGAAGGCTGATGCATCGTTCTAATGGTCTTTACCAGAATACTTCCGAAGGTCTTAAGAATCTGAAACATTTGAATGAATCCGAGAATTCTCTACGGATTTTTTCTTCTGGGAAGGAATATTTTCAGGGTAATTGCTTTTCCTTTGCGATGGATATCGAAAAGCTGTATGAATCTCAAATTCGGGATGGATCCAGTTATGTTTTAAAATCTGATTTACTCTTGGCTTTATATAGAAAGACCGAGCTAGGCGGTAGGATTTTAGTAGGGTCAGAAGTTAAGGTTTTGTCCAGTGTCGATGCCGCTAAGTGGCAGGGAGACTACCCCAATCCTCCAATGGGACAGAGAATATATTCTTTGGAGGTTATTTCTGGCGAAAGAAAAGGAGAGATTCACGAAGTGGATGGCGTGGATTTTTCTGAAAGTATTGGGCTTAATGAGGGGGTTTGTTTTTCTTCAAAAAGTGTTCTGTCTGATTCACTCTGTGGTGGGATTTTCGCCTCTCCAGATAGAGGTGAAGTGGTAATCTCTTCTTTTGATTCGCTTATCACGGAGCGAATTATCGGTGCATTGTTTAGGGGATTGAAGCAATCATGTGGATTTATTCCTAAGAAAGATTGCGTAATCAGGTGTTATAATGACATGACAGATTTTGTGCAGCTTCAAGAATCATTGAGTTTAGCCCAAAAATCAAATGGGAAATCACTTTTAGCAGAGTTCTCGTCTGGGCTGCTTTTTGAAGATAAAGAACGCGCAATCGTCATGGCAAGATATAAAAATGAGATATTGATGTTGAAATCTGAATGGAACAAGATGAAAACTGAGTT